AATTGAGATATAGGTTTTACTGAGAAAACAGCAATAACTGTTTTTACCCAACTATATCACACTCAATAAAGAGTTACACAAAAAAAACAGTTACATAAAAAAAACATAAGAGTAATGCTTGTACAGTGGACAGCTTTAAAAAAGATTGAGCAAAGTGCGGTTGCTCCACCGGTGAGTATCCCACTACCACTCATTTTAACATATTTGCACATAGTAAAAAAGAACAGGGCCTAAGCCCTTGTTCTTAATACTGTGATACATATGCTTTGTCAAGCTCTGCTTGTAATTCAGGTGTAATTTCAATACCTCTGAATACAATATGACCTGAACATACATCCATCTTCTTTACAGTTGGACCAAACAAGTCAGCTTCCTTTACTATATAAGGATAGAAGCCGATACCTGAAGTACACTTGTGACCATCCTTTTGTACAAGGAACACAGTCTTTGAGTAATACTTACAAGTCTCAGAGTATTTTAACTCTTCTTGTACACCTGTAACTGATTCACCAAATTTGTCCGAGCCTTGGTGAAAGGCTTCTGTTGCAATCTCTGCTAATGTTTTCATAATATATATTTTAAGTTATATAAAGAGTTAATATAAAACATAAGAGTATAGTATATGAGAAAAAAAGAAAGGGGCTATATGCCCCAATCTCCATAATGATAGTCTTCTTCATTTTCTATCTCTCTTATCTCTTCCTCTAAGAAGTTCTTCTCTATGTTGCCTATAACTTTAGTAGAGGCTTCATCTATCTTGTTTACCTCTGCCCAAAGTTTCTTAAGCACATCTCTGAGCTCTATCTTTACTGCAAATAATTCATTCTCAGAATATGCAATCTCAGGGTCTTTTTGTTCTTCATTGATATCACTAAGTCTTGTAGTAATCATATCAATGACTACAAATAATGTTGATCTGTTGATAGTTGTTTCTTCCATAATATATTGGTTTTAAATTAGTTAATACTAATAAAGAGTTAATACAAAACATATGAGTAATGCTTATGAGAAAAAAAGAACAGGCTATTCGCCTGCTCCATTAAGTTTATCAAAGTCCCAATCAATGATAGTCTCAATAGGAACAATTGTTCCACAAGGACTAAGCACTAAGCGTGGAGCTATAGGCACATTGATAATTTTCATTTTAACAGGAGCTGACTCAACTGTTTTTACGGGCATTGGCTTGAAGTGTAACATATAATATTTTAAGTTATATAAAGAGTTAGTATAAAACATATGAGTAAAGAAGAACAGAGCTATTGCTCTGTCCTTATTATACTGATTTGGTCAATCAGATCTTGCTTGGACATTAGATATTCCCTCAAGGCTGTGAACTTATTGATATTATAATATCTAGCTCTTTGTCCCGCGTCTACAATATCTCTAGTAACAGTGAAGTCACCAAACCAAGTTGCACCACGCTTCTTGCCTTCTTCACAAGTTAAGTGACCATATTTTTTGTATTGATCTACAGCATACTGAAGATATGAATATCTTTCTTGGTGGTATTTAGCTGTAGATATAGCTTGTTCAGCAAGCTTAGTTTTCTTAGCAAATGCATCTGTTACAGATACTAATTGATTGAGTTTAGTTGTGTCCATAATATATAGTTTAGTTCATATATAGAGTTACTATAAAACATAAGGGCATAGCTTATCAAAAAAAAAAAGTACAGGTTATTCCCCTGTACTATTCTCTATTGCACTGACTTGTCCTTCAATGAAGGATTGAAGGTGGTTTTTTAACTTTGTTAAAGAATCTTCCTGTCCTTGAGGAAATTCTTTAATAATGTTACCAAATCCATCTTGATTATTATTTCTTCTATAATAATCAATTTGATTATCAATCATCTTGATAATCTCTAGTACTGTTGTTGTATCCATAATATATAAGTTAGTGATATACAAAGAGTTATCATAAAACATATGAGAAGCCCTATATATAAAAAAGAATATCCCCCGAAGGGGATTGTTCTATGAAGCAAGGTTCTTCTTGATAAGCCTAAAGAGTATATCTTTAGCTTTACTATTAGAAGGGAATGCACCGCCAAAGATTATAAGATCTTTGTTTGAGCATTCATGGTACATCAACCCTGACTTTAGATTAGGATATTCTACAGAGAAGTCAGTCCAGACCTTGCGGGCAACTGCTTTCTTAGATATAAACTTAATACCGAAGGTGTTAGGTTGATTAGTTGGGTATTCAAACCCGAAGTCTTCTAAGCCTAATAGGAAAGAAGACATAGCTTTTGTATCTGTTTTCATAATATAGTTTAGACATAGACATAGACTTAAATAAGTAAAACATATGAGCACTGGTGAGCATGAGCTTGTAGCAGAGCTTCCTAGCTACCATACCCATCTAGCTTCTTCTTCTGTTAGAAAAAAACATTTTACTAGACTAGATTTAGGATTGCCTAGTATAAAACATGGGGGGTAGGGGGGAAGTTGTGAGAGGCCGGGGTTGTTTTATAGAAGACCCCACCCCCTGGTACATATAGTATATTTGCCATACCATTTCCTATATACCCTACAAGATCTTGTTTTTGTTCTTATATATATGTATATTTAATATATGGAAGAATGGGAAGTATTACTCCGCGAAAAGTTAGAGCTTGAGATTCCGGAAGGGATCTATTCTATAGAGATGGAAGGTAAGAAGTATCTCACCGGCAGAAATGGTATTATTGATTATCTGGTATATAAGGAAAGAGAAGTTAGGTTGAGTGGAAATAAGTGATATCTTTGCACCTATAAATAAACCAACAATATGAAAGTAAAACCATTAGCTAACAGGGTGATCATTTCACCAACAGATCAAGAGACAGAAGAGGTAAGAGCCTCCGGATTAATTACCATGAAAAAAGAACTGCCTCCTTCCACTCGTGGAAAAGTAATGGCCATAGGAGAGAAGGTTTCAGCTGATGTTAAAGTAGGAGATCTTGTTCAATATGGTCAGCACTCAGGAATCATTTTTGAATGGGAAGAAAAAGAATATTTAATTATGCGTGAACCAGATATTATTTGTGTATTGTAAAAAATAAAGCCTAACTTTAAAGGCTTGTTCTATTGATATGTTTTTAGGGAAAACAGTAAAAGATCCTCATTAAGAAATTTTTGAGGATTTTTTATTTTGTTATAATAATAATATGTATATTAGTACTTTATTTATAAAGTATAAAACATGGATCCAATAAGTTGGGATGCTCTAAAAGCAAGAGGTCAGATAATTAACTTAGCAGATATCAATAGAGACAAGGATTATTTTGTTCTTGGTCATTATGATAATAGACGCAGGGAGTATCAATGGACTGACTATCCTTTATATCTAGTAAAGGCTTCTGATATTCTTGGACAAATAAATTTTGTAGATAAACAAAAAGTAAATTCAAACACAACATTCCAAACATTATTAAGTACATATATAGATGTACCTTTTATGACTCTTACAACTCAAGAGTTAGGTGGACCAACACCGGGAGCACTTGGAAATTATCAAATACATTTTTCAGCTAGCTATCAACTTTCAGATCTAGGATCTTCAGCTGAATTCATTTTAAATATTGATGGAGTAGATATACTTCCTACCGAGGTGATAGAGTCTCCAAATAATACAGGTATCTATAGAACAAGTATAATCTGGCAAGTAGATAGTTTACCAGCCAATAAAGTAATTAAAGTAAAATTCAAAATCATACCAATAACTCCTACTGTATCTACATTAACTGTGTTTAATAGAGTATTGATGATTGATGGTGCTAACACATTAAATGTAATATAACATGGAAGACACAACAATTGAATCTCTAATAGCTAACAATCTAGTATTGACTAAAGCAGATCTTATTAATCCTGCTAATGATTATATAGTTGTTGGTATGTATCAACAAGGTACTAATAAGTATAGAGGAGCCGGAACAAGCTATAAGAATTATGCACTTGCTCTTAGTGAAATTGCTGGAAACAGTGTTAGTAATAGTAATAAGAATATAATAGTAGTAGATTCAGTTTTTGGTGATGATGCTTCAGCAGCAGCTGCTGGCAACTATGACTTTAACAAACCTTTTCAGACTATTAATAATGCTGTAGCTAATGCTAATAACGGAGATACTCTTTGGGTACTAGGAGGAACTTATACTATTCTAAACAATCTTCTAGATAAACAGCTGACTATTTATGCATGGAATTGTCAATTACTATTTAGAGGACCACAAACAGGATCAATTTTTACAGAACTTACTATTAAAGGTAATGCTGATATATATATTTTATCTGGTGCAGCCTTTAATACAACACCTTGTGTGAATGCTAATATAAACATAGAGTGTAATGTATTGTATGCATATGAAGATGTACCTTTTTATCTAGATCATCAAGACTATAGTCAAGCATGTTACTTTACATTAAAAGCAAATTACTTAGATATACAAGGTGTATTCTTTGCTTTTATAGCATTAAACTATAATGTAAATGTTGATGTAACAACCTTGGAAAGAAATGGACCAACTCCACCTTTTTCTATGGGAGATTTTTGGTTTACTAATCTTGGTGCTGGTGCTGTTACAGGATTTGATACAACATCTAGATTTAACTTTGGTAGTACTAACATTAGTTCAAAGAGTGGTCACTCTCTTATAAAGTTAGACTATGGTGCACCTGAAAATAAATACTTTGTAACAGGTAATTACTTTGCAGAAAACTATGCTGGAGTAAGTGGTCCAACAGCTATTGTTTCTCATGATACTTCACAAAGTTTTGTAGAGATAGATGCCACAATGAATCTTATAGGTGTAAGTGTTTATGTTTCAAGAGGTGCTGCATCACAAGCTATAATCAAAGGTAATATTATCCATGATTCTAATACTTATGTATCAGATTTTGCTTCTTGCTATTATATAAGAGATGGCAAATTAAAACTGTATGCTGATACTAGAAGTATAGGTAATCAAATTCTTGTTGTACCTGCAGTAACTGCATTAACTCCAGAAATAGATATTAATAACTGTAAGCTAGTTAATGCAGGAGGTCTTAATAATATAATCCTTACTCTACAAGCGGCTTGTACACTAAGAATATTTAATGCCAAGTTTATAGTAGATCTTGCTAATACATATTCAGCTACAGCATCAACAACATTACTAGCAGAAGTTTATTCATTATATGATAATGTAGCAATGGATGCTACTATAGGTAATAGTTTGGGTACAGGTTCACCAGATCAATCAATAGGTGAGCTTACCAATACAAACATGACAGACATAGGATTTTAACATTTAAAAATAACACAATGAAAATATCAATCAATACATTAGAAGTAAAAGCAGAAGGTACAAATGGCACATCTATTAGCCTTACTAATATAAACTTTAATACAGAGGCTACTAAACTAGGAATGTCTAATAAAGTTGTAGACACTGAATCTCTTTCTTCTGGAGAAAAAGCAATAGTGGCTGCATTTGTTAATCTTATAAACAGCAAGTAATCATGAGTGTAGGCAACTTAAAATAATAGAACAATAAAATGGACATATTTAATATACAAGCTCTCATAAAAGAAGGAAGACTTATTATAGCTAATGATGTTGACCCAACTGAATCATATCTACAAGTAGGTGTTTTTCAAAAAGGTAATAGACCGAGTAATGCTAGTAACGCTGACACCTATCGTTCTTATGCACTTGCTCTTAGTGAGTTATCAGGAAGTTCACTACCTATAGTGCGTTATGTTTATTTAGTACAAGATGCTAGTGATGCCCTTCGTATGGGTGGCACTGCAAGTAATGTATACACTACTTTTCAAACAGCTTATGATGCAGCTAATACTTTACAACTAACTTTAGGTGGATCAAATACCGTTGTTATACTAGTTGGAAATACTACCGCTGCAACAGTAGGTAATCTTACACTTACAGCAAACTATAACCGGTTTGTCTTAATAAAAGGGATAAACCTTTATAGCTCTATTCTTGGAAATATTATAGCTACAAATAACCTAGGTGATGGATATCATGTGGGTGTAAATACCAGTACAGCTGTTACTATAACAGATGTAAGAATTGGAACAATAAGTACTAATGCAACGGGTGCTACAGGAACTTCAGGAAATGTGTCTACTCGCCTCAATGCTGTCCAGTTAGGTAATATAGACACGTCTATAACAAACACATTAAACACAACAGGAAATGGGGGGTCAGTTACTGTAAGTGTTAATACCAATAATTTTGTTGTATTTGGAAACATAACAACTTCAAGCAAAGGCCCAACAAGTTCTGCAGGATCAGTTGCCATTGTTGCGGCTTCTTTTTCATTTAGTCAAATTATTACAGCAAATGGAAACTTAAATGGAAATGTAACACTTGGTGCAATACAAGGAAGCTTTTTTGGAAACCGTGTTAAATTATCAAGTGTTGGTGGCCTACAATCAGCATTTACAATGCAGAATGGACAAATAAGTCAATTAGACCTATCTACAGCAGGCAGCATAACCCTTACGGAAGCGGTAGTTGGAAGTCTTGCTGTAGTTAACACTAGCCCAACACTTACTCCTAATACTTTAACCATTATAGATTCAAGACTTATTAATAAGACAATTTCCGATTTGTTAACAGTAATAACAGCAAAACTAAGCTCTTTCAATTCTATAGAACAAGTAGGTGATAATTCTATTATCTCAAATTGTGTATTTGATGGTATAGATACATCAGGAATCAGTCCAACAATAAGTGAAATTGGCACAGGTTGTTCAATATACAATTGCACTGTACTGCAAGGATCCTTAGGTATTGATAATAGTTTACCAGTAACTGTAAATGGTTTTGGAACTATATTTGTAAATGGTGTAGGAGCAAACGTAACAATAATTTAAAACATATAATTATGAGCATAGGTAATACAAAAGACAAGAATAATAATTATGGTAATAATTACCCATACCAACTAGCTAGTCTAAAACTATTAGGTAATATAAGTGATGCTGTTAGTAATCAAGTTGTTGGACCTATGGCTAACGATGCCTTTGGTAGACTAAGAGTATCTAGTCCTTTAACACTATTTGATTCATCTCATAGATACAGAGACAATGGTTTGTGGAATACTTCTACAGCTAGTGGAGGTGCCGCTGTGTTTAGTGCTAATGAAGGTTTAGTTAATCTTAATGTAAATACTACTAGTGGTTCACAAGTACTGAGAGAAACTACAAAAGTATTTTCTTATCAGCCAGGTAAGTCTTTACTAGTGTTTAACACTTTTGTAATGGCTCCTGCTCAAACTAACCTTAGACAAAGAGTAGGTTATTTTGGTACACAAAATGGACTATACATTCAGTTAAACAATAGTACTTTAAGCTTTGTAAAAAGAAGCTTAGTTACAGGAGTTGTTACAGAAACTGTTGTAAATCAATCAGCCTGGAGTGTAGACAAAATGGATGGCACCGGCCCATCTGGTGTTACATTAGACATCACTAAAGCTCAGATTCTCTTTATGGATATTGAGTGGCTTGGTGAAGGTACTGTAAGATTAGGCTTTGTAATAGATGGTAATTTTATACTTTGCCACAGATTCAACCATGCAAATATTATTACCTCAACTTACATTACAACTGCTTCTCTTCCTCTGAGATATGAGATAACTAACACAGGAGCAACTGCAATTTCTAGTACACTAAAACAAGTATGCTCTACTGTAATCTCAGAAGGAGGATATGAATTAAAAGGTACACAACAAACTGTAGGAACACCTATTACAGCCCCTACAAATTTAGCTGTTGCTGGTACATATTATCCTGTTATAAGTATAAAACTTGGAGCAAGTTATTTGGATGCAGTAGTAATACCAAGTGCTTTATCTATAATGGGTGTTTCATCAGGTATTTACAACTGGAAAGTAGTAGCTACAGGAACAACAACAGGAGGAGCATGGGTTCCTGCTTCAGCAACATCTGCTGTAGAATATAACATTACAGGAACAAGTTTTGCTTTAGGTAGAACTTTAGCATCTGGTTTCCTTACATCAAGTGCACTAGCTTCAGTAGCACTAGATATTTTAAAAGAAGCCTTGTTTGCTTTTCAACTAGAAAGAGACAGTTTTACAAGTACCCCTTATGAATTAACCTTAGTAGTAGCAGCTAGTACAAACACAGAACTTGTATATGCTTCTATGGACTGGGAAGAAGTAAGTAGATAAACATATTAACTTTAAACTATGAAAAAATATACAGTAGAAGAGCTTAAAGCTCAATTCCAAAAACACAATTATGAGTGGCTTCCATTTCACTTTGTAGGCATTAGATCTACAGCTAACTTACCTAACCAGTTTGATGACTTGTTTGGTATGGTATATGGTGATAAAGTAGAATGGTTTACATGCACTACTAACCCAGGTACACACTGGTTAAAGAACTTGCTTAATCCAAAAGGTACTGCATTACTTAAAGCTAACCAGTATAAAGATACTTGGTCTATAGGTATGCACCAAGGAAAGTACAAAGCTTTTTGCCAAGTTAAACCGGTAGAAGTATTCCGTGACAAAAACTTAGATGACAAAGCAGAAGAAACAGCTACTATAGACAAAGGCTTGTTTGGTATAAACATCCACAGAGCTAATGAGAAGTTTACTTCTAAGCTTATAGACAAGTGGTCAGCCGGTTGTCAAGTACTTAACAATCCAGCAGACTTTGCTAAAATATTGTTTGCTGCTGAGTCTAGTAAGCAAAAGTTTTTTACATACACTTTATTAAAAGAATTCTAATATGAAACTACCTATATCTTTCAAAGACTTTTCTAAAGACCCAGTTAAAGGTCTTTTATTCATAGTATTATTAGCAGTAGGCTACCTTTACTATGACAACAAAGCTAGCTACCAAGCTCAAACAAAAGAGTACAAAGCTCAGTATACTGACTGTGGTGTTAAAGTAGAAGCTCTAGAAAAAAAGCTTGATCAGAAAACAGAAAGACTTAGAAGAGCTGATAGTGTTATGGCTATTTCAGTAGCTAGATTAGAAGTGTTAAATGAAATAAATCAGATAAAATGAAAAAGTTAATAATCATCAGTTTGGTCATACTCTCTTCTTGTCAAGATAATTCTGCTCCAAAAGTAGAAGAAGCTTTTGTAATGGATACAGTTGTTTTACTTGACACAACTAGAATAGACTCAATTTCAGAAAAAATCTCTACTCTTTTAATAAGCACAGAACATGTTGAGAAAAAAGTAACAGAGATTAAAGCAATGAAGAAAGAAAACACAAGTCTTAAAAAAGAACTTGTAGAAACTAAGGCTGAGCTTGAAGAAGTTAAAGCTGTATTAGCAGATACAACTAGTGAAGTAAAAAAGAAAAAAAGAACATTTTTACAAAAAGTAATATCAACAATTAAAAAAGACACAGCACAATGAAAAAGTTTTGGACAATGTTTGATGACAACAACAGCATCAATGAAAAAGCAGTAGTAGGCTTTATAGCCTTTATAGTAATGATCCTTTTTGCCTTTGTAGATATAGGCACAGGAATAGTTAATAGACCTTTACTGGTTAATGAGTTTATCTTCAACTCATTCCAAGTTATAACAATAGCTTGTTTTGGTATAGCCTCTGTAGATAAGTGGATTAATAAAAAGCACAATACAGAAGAAAGTGGGAACAATTAAGCAACACTTATTAGCATTACTAGGATCACTTGTAGTTTATTTTCAACCAGTTTATAGTATACTATTATTAGTAGGATTCTTTGTTACTATGGATACCATAGCTGCAATGACTGCTGCTTATAAACAAGGTGAGCCTATAACATCAAGAAAATTCAGAACTATATTTCCTAAGTTTATAATATATGGTGTAGCTGTACTAGTATCACATGTTATACAAAGACAGTTTTTTCCAGACGTTCCTGCCACCAAGATTATAGCTGGCTATATTGTTTATAGTGAGTTACTTAGTATAGATGAAAATATAGAAAAAATAACTGGACAAAGTATGTTCAGGCTCTTTATTAAAATGCTTAAGAAGTAATGACAGAAAAAAAATATTCTTTTGACTGGATTAAGGTAAGCCTTATAGCTGCTGTTGTTATAATGTTTGGATTACTAACCAGGCAGTGTGATGATACTAAAGCTGTAGAAACTGATCATCTTAAAGACAGTCTAAAAACAACTATAAGAAATCAAAATAGAATAGCCGATAGCTTAAAGCTTGTAGCTAATAGTAATGACTCTGTAAGACTAGAGTACATAACTAAGTGGAGAACTAAGATTAAAACTATAATCCAACATGACTCTATTCCTTGTGATAGCATTCTACCTATGGTTGTAAGCACATGTGATTCAATCATTTCAAAAGATAGTATTTATATTAAAGATCTTAGAGACATTATTTATACAGATAGCATAATCATGGATAGTCAAGCTCAGGTAATGGTCTTAGATTCTATAAAGATTGCTAAGCTAGAGAAAGATGTAACAAAATTAAAGAAACATAGAAAATGGCTGTTTGGTTCAACAGCTGCACTCACAGGCATTCTGATATTATCTAGAAGATAGGAGTTAAACTTTTAAAGTATAAATTTGGTAAGTTTAAACTTTAATAGTATATTTGTTTAAATTTAAAACATATACTATGGCAAAAGAAACCAACACTGAGCCTCAAGCTGAAAAACTAACATCAGAACAGCTAGAAGCTAACCGCATCAAAGCATTAAACTTTTACAAATTACAAACTGAATTACTCACTGCACAAGCTGAGTATGAAAAACTAATGGCTGACATTGAGCAATCTCGCGCCAAGAGGATGGAGATGATTATACGTCAAGCACAGATGGCAAACCCGCCAGAACAACCTGAAGAACCTGAAGAAACTAAAGAAAGAAAACTAAAGAAATCATAATAGTCAAAACAAACCAACATGGCTAAGTTTAATGTAGTAGAAAAAAAAATAAGCATGTCTTTGGATGATATTATTAAATTCCAAATTATGCTATACTGCTATACTCATAAGATTGTAATCAGTGAAGCTGACTTAACTTGTCTAACATTGCTCGGCCTTAATAAAAAGGCTGAGCTTTCAGACTTTTGTAATGCTTCTTGTGCAGCGGATCAGAGAGATAGAGACACAGAATTACCTTACCAAAAGGCTATATTCAAAACTCCACAAACTGTAAGAAACTGTATTGCTAAGATGCGTAACTTTAATCTTATAAATAAGGATACATTAAGTCATAGTAAAATGATTGAATTAAATCCTGAACTGAGTATTCAAGGAGAAGGTAATATATTGTTAAACTTTAAAATGTATCATATTGGTACCCAAGAAAGCTAAGGATTTTAAAAAACCTACAGCTGAAGACTTAGGTTTACCGGAGAATCTAGTAAATGATGTAATTGATTTTTACTGGGCTAAGGTTAGAAAACATATATCAGCTTTAGATTATGATAACATAAGCATTCCTAATCTAGGAGTTTTTAAAGTTAAGCATTGGAAAATAGATGAAACAGTAGAGAAGTACAAACTTCATATAAGCAGAATGGAAGGCAAGTTTACAGAGCATATAGTAAAAAGAGATTTAGAAGAAAGAATAGCTAAACTTCATCTGGTTAAAAAATCAGTAGAAGAAACTGAATTAAAATTTAAAGAAATAAGAGATGCTAGAAATAATAAAAACAATATGGAAGAACAAAGCCCTGATATGGGAGGGCTTTCTAAACAGTCTGATCAAGAAGGAACCTGTAGAGAAGATTCATAATAAAAGAATGAAGATCTGCAGTACTTGCCCAGAACTAGATCCACAAGGATCAAAATGTGTAATCACTGGTACTCAACCTTGTTGTGGTATTTGTGGTTGTAGCTTAGCTATGAAATTAAGATCTATGGATTCTGAATGTCCACATCCTGATGGTCCTAAATGGAAAGCTGTAGAACTATGAGTAATAAACAGAAAGAAGCAAAAGAATATCACAAATGAACACACAGTATACTCTAAAAGATCCTGTAATAAAGGATGTAAGACAGTTTGCAGAAAACTTCAGACATCATCTTATTTTAGATAATAAAATAGAGCTAGACGAATTTGAAGGATTAAATAAACTTATAGCATCTGAAGATGCTGAGAGTATTAACTTAGCAATAATTATGATGGAGCAAAAGAGTAACAAATGAATATGAACACCTGGATAGCTGAAAGAGAAAAACAACATCTAGCTCAAATAGCTATTGAGACGGAGCGTCAGCTTATGTGGGGTGATAACTCTTACAAAAGAAATGCGCTTAGGCTAGATCTTGCTGATTTATATAAACAAGGCAAAGTAGATTTAGCAGAGCAAAAAAGAATTATGGATATGATAGATTCTCCAGCAGGAGAAGATCTAACCTTTGCAGAGATCCTTATAGAAACAATATCAACTCAAAAATCAATTCAACATGTCAGTAACATTTACAGCGGGAAATCACAAATATCAGAGCTTAGATCCTAATGAAAGGATAGACTGGGTAAGCGTAACTAGTTTTGTAGGACAGTTCAAGCAAAAGTTTGATCCTGTTGCCCAATCTATTAAGTCATCTAAAAATAAAAATTCTAAGTGGTTTGGTATAGATCCTAAAAAGATTCAAGAGATCTGGTCAGGTGAAGGTGATCGTGCAGTAACAGCCGGTTCATGGTATCATGATGAGAGAGAAGCAGACATTACAAGCATTGATACTATTCAGAGATCGGGTGTAGCTGTTGCTATTATTAAACCAATTTGGGAAGGTGGAATTAAATATGCACCTAACCAAAGATTGACAGAAGGGATTTATCCTGAACATTTTGTATATTTGAAGTCAGCAGGTGTGTGTGGACAATCAGATAGAGTTGAGGTAGTAAAAGGTGTAGTAGATGTTATTGATTACAAAACTAATAAAGAAATCAAAAAAAATAGTTTTGTAAACTGGGAGGGTAAGTCTCAGAAGATGACTGGGCCTTTATCTCATTTAGATGATTGTAACTTTAACCATTATGCTTTACAATTAAGTACCTATATGTATATTATTCTTAAACATAATCCTCAGTATAAAGTTGGAAAGCAAATGCTTCATCATGTTATATTTGAGAAGGATGGTGAGGATGAGTTTGGTTACCCTATTGTAAAAAAAGATACTTCCGGAAATCCTATTGTGAAGACTGTAGTTCCTTATGAGGTGCCTTATTTGAAATCAGAAGTAATAGCTATGATTGATCATCTTAAAAATAACCCAAAATGAGAATACCTAAGATAACTTTTACAACCTTTCCTGGCCTATGTGTAGGAGTAGGTTTTCCATGGACTGATTATAGTGATATGTATATTACTATACTGTTTGTAGGTATTCATATTAAATTTAGAAAAAGATGACTATGAGTGAAGATGAATATCAACATAAGGCTTTCTTTGAAAAGAAAAAAGCTGTAACAATAAAGGGTGAAAATATAACAGTTACTTTTATACCTGATCCTTTATTTGATGAATCACAAGAAAAGAAACTCTTCTGTGAAGAGATTAAAACCAACAAAGATGATAAAGCTATTTGATTTACAAAATGGGAAGATTATTCCTACAGAACATTGTTACACTTTAGGATTTCTTAAAGACATTATGGATGCGCATCCTGCACAACATCTAAGCATATACGCGTATCTCTTTTACATGACCTGTCCTAATCCTGAAATTAATCCATACTTTAATATGCCTATTGATGAGAAGGAGTATATTATCTTGCAAGATATTCGCGCAGAATTTAGTCCTGAGGAAGATATGATAATTACAGCATTAGGTAAGTGCACATTGATGTATGAAACCCCTACTGTTAGAGCCTTCAGAGGTATCAGTGCTATGCTAGATAGATTAGCAAGTTACATGGAGAAGACTCCTGTATCTCATGGACGGGATGGAAACATCAACTCCCTGGTGAGTGCTGCTAAGAACTTTGATGGAATCCGTAACTCATTTAAAGGAGCTTATAAAGATCTTCAAGAAGAACAACAAACAAGAACTCGCGGTGGTGGAGAACTAGCTTATGATCAGAAATAATGGATAAATTTTTCTATACAGATATACCCACTTGGGATAATGGTGTTTGGACTACTACCAGTTTTGATACTAGAGAAGAATTTAGAGATCTAGTTTTATCTGTATTTAAAGAACCAGGTAAATATGATTTTGATGAAACATCTTTCATATTTAATGAAGAAGCTGCTAAGTATAACGCGCAAGGATTTTATACACCAGCTCCTGTAAGAAGTAAAGATTATATTACTTATTGGGATGAGATGAATGCGCGATGTAGAAAAGGTGTGATCTTTAAGAATAAGAAGAAGACCTGGTACCTCACGCGTGAGTACTATATGTGGATAAACTTCCTACCTATCAACAACAAAGAAATAAGAAAGTTTGCTTTCCCTGATATACGCGATGCTCAATATCACTTAGCTCTTTATGAGATCTTAGCTGAATTGTTTTATAAGCATGCTGCTATTCTTAAGAAACGGCAGATAGCCTCTTCGTATTTTCATGCAGCTAAACTGATTAACCAGATCTGGTTTGAACAAACTCCTATTCTAAAAATGGGAGCAAGTCTTAAAGCTTATGTACAAGATACTTGGAGATTTTTAGCAGAGTATAGAAACTTCTTAGATGAGAATACAGCTTGGTACCGGCCTATGAATCCAGGTAAGGTTCTTGACTGGCAACAACAAATTGAAACAACTATTCCAGGAACTACAAGAAAAACCTTAAGAGGTTTAAAAGGTGTTATTAAAGGAACATCCTTTGAGCAAGATCCAACAGCCGGTGTAGGTGGACCCTGTACTTATTTCTTTCATGAAGAAGCCGGGATTGCTCCGGACATGATGTTTACTTATGGATACATGAAGCCTGCTTTGAAATCAGGTATGATTACAACTGGTACTTTTATAGCAGCTGGATCCGTGGGTGACTTAGAACAGTGTGAGCCTTTAAGAAAAATGATTCAGACTCCTGAGGCTAATGAGATATTTTATGTTAACTCTAATCTTCTAGATGAGAGAGGGACGGTAGGAAGAACTGGTTTATTTATTCCAGAGCAGTGGTCAATGCCACCTTGTGTAGATAAGTTTGGTAACTCTGAAGTAGAAAAGGCTCTTGTAATGCTTGATGAATATTTTGCTAAAATTAAAAAAGATTTAGCACCTGAGGATTATCAATTAGAAGTATCTCAGCATCCGCGCAATATTGAAGAGGCCTTTGCAACAAGAAGTGTATCCTTATTTCCTAGTCATTTAGTTGCTGCTCAGAAGAGAAGAATTGAAGATAAAGAATACCATACAGAATTTATAGATTTATCTAGGAATGCGCAAGGTGTATGGGTTATAGAAAAAAGTAAAAAGCTTCCTGTATCAAAGTTTCCAGTAGAGAAGAATGCTGAAGATAAAAGTGGTGTAATTGTAATGTATGAAAAACCAGATTTAAAGGCTGAGTGGGGTACATACTATGCATCTATAGATCCCGTGTCACAAGGTAAAACTACAACATCAGAATCCTTATGCTCTATCTTTATTTATAAGATTCCTATTGAAGTAACTAGACAAGATGGTGTAGATGTATCTACATACATAGAACAAGATAAAATTGTAGCCAGCTGGTGTGGAAGATTTGATGATATCAATGAGACTCATAAAAGATTAGAGAACATGATTGAATGGTATAATGCCTGGACCCTTGTTGAGAGCAACGTCCCCGGCTTTATAACTCACATGATCAAGCAAAAAAAACAAAAGTATTTAGTTCCCAAGAGTCAGATTACTTTCAGAAAAGACATTGATAATGTTCAAACTTATCACCAGGAGTATGGATGGAGAAATACTGGAACAATATTCCGGGCCCACATCTTACCTTACCTAATAGACTTTTGTAAAGAAGTTTTAGAAGAAGTAACCACAGATGAAGGTAAGGTAGTTAAAGTAGTTTATGGTATTGAGAGAATTCCTGATAAGATGGTTATGGTTGAGATGCAACAATACAGGGAAGGACTCAATGTAGATAGATTAATTGCACTAGGAGCTCTCATAGCTTTTGCAAAAGTTCAAGAAGCAAATAGAGGTATCAAAAAGAGATTAGATACTACTGATAAAAAAGACTTGTCCAAATCAGAAAATTTATATAAATTTACTAACAATCCCTTCAGGCATATTGGAGGGGGTAGTAAAGTTATGAATGATGCTAAACCAGTCAGAAATCCTTTTAAAAATATAAGATAATATACCATGCAAGTACTCAACGCATTACAAATGAAATCCGGCAAAAAAGCCGAGTATAATAGGATGGGTTCTATTACTCAGCCTTTACAGTTTTTGCCAAGAAAAGACAAAGATCCGGAGTGGGCTGCTTGGAATCTAGACTGGCTTGAGTGGAACGGCCTTAAGCAACTTCGCAGAAATGCAAGAAGGCTTATGAAAAATTATAAGTTAGCTAAAGGAGTAATTGATAGAAATGATTATGTCATAGAGGAAGATAATGAAATGAGAGATCTTGTAGATACTCTTACTAAAGAAGATCCTAGTGTACTTGAGTTAAAGTTCTATCCTATCATTCCTAATATTATAAATGTTCTTACCTCAGAGTTTTCTAAAAGAAATAGTAAAATCACTTTTCAAGCAAAAGATGAGTATTCTTACAATGAACAACTAGAACAAAAAAGATCTCAAGTTGAGAATGTTCTTCTACAACAAGCTGAACAAAAGCTTTTAGCTAAAATGCTTGAGCAAGGTCTTGATGAGAATGATCCTGAAGTTCAGCAACAAATGCAACAACAACTGTCTCCAGAAAACCTTAAAACACTTCCTGAAATACAAAACTTCTTTGATAAAGATTATAGAAGTATGTGTGAACAATGGGCTATGCATCAAACTAAAATTGATGAAGAGCGCTTTAAGATGGATGAATTAGAAGAGCGTGGTTTCCGTGATTCTCTTATTACAGATAGAGAGTTCTGGCATTTTAAGATGATGGAAGATGATTATGATATTGAGTTATGGAATCCTGTGACTACTTTTTATCATAAATCTCCTGAAGCAAGATATATCTCTCAAGGTAATTGGGTTGGTAGAATTGAGATGTTAACTGTTGCTGATGTTATTGATAAGTATGGTTATGCCATGACTCAAGAACAATTGGAATCTATTGAAGCTATTTATCCGGTTAGATCTGCTGGTTATCCTCTACAGGGTTACCAGAATGATGGATCATATTATGATGCTACCAAGTCTCATGAATGGAATACTAATATGCCGTCCTTAGCCTACAGACAGTTTACATCTATGTATGACAACTTTGTGTATAATGGTGGTGATATTATTAATTGGATCATGGCTGAAGGAGAAGACTACGCGCCTATGGGTGCAGCTTTCTTACTCCGTGTAACAACTGCTTATTGGAAATCACAAAGAAAAGTAGGTCACTTAACTAAGATTAGTGATAATGGTGAAGTAGCTACAGATATCATTGGTGAAGATTATATCATCACAGACAAACCTATCTATGATACAACTTTAATAAAAAATAAAAGTAAAGATAATTTAATTTTTGGTGAGCATATAGATTGGATTTGGATTAATCAAACATGGGGTGGTGTAAAGATTGGCCCTAATCATCCAAGCTTTTGGGGTATGAATAATCCAGGAGGAATAAATCCTATGTATTTAGGTATTGATCAAAATAGAATGGGTCCTCTTAAGTTTCAGTTCAAAGGTGAGAATACTCTTTATGGATGTAAACTACCTGTAGAGGGAGCTGTATTCAATGACAGAAATACAAGATCAACTTCTATGGTTGACTTAATGAAGCCTTTCCAGATCGGGTACAATATTGTAAACAATCAGATTGCTGATATCCTTATTGACGAGCTAGGCACAGTAATCATGTTAGATCAGAATGCATTACCTAAGCGCTCATTAGGAGAAGACTGGGGTAAGAACAACTTTGCCAAGGCTTATGTAGCAATGAAGAATTTTCAGATCTTACCTTTAGATACATCTATTGCTAATACAGAAAACTCAATCTCTCAGAATCCTTTCCAGGTAATGAACTTAGAGCAGACTAACCGTATGATGTCTAGGATCCAAATGGCTAATTATTTCAAGCAACAATGTTTTGAAGTAATAGGAATTACACCACAAAGATTAGGTCAACAGATTGGACAAACAGATACAGCCAAAGGCATAGAACAAGCTGTTGCAGGATCTTTTGCTCAAACAGAACCATACTTTATTCAACACTCTGATTACTTGATGCCTCGCGTGCACCAGATGCGCACAGACCTAGCCCAGTATTATCAATCAACTAAACCTTCTATTAGATTACAATACATAACATCTAGTGATGAGAAAGTTAATTTTGAAATGAATGGTACAGATCTTTTATTAAGAGATCTTAATATTTTTGCTACAACTAAGGCTAATCAAAGAGCTATTCTAGAACAAATGAAAAACTTAGCAGTTAGTAATAATACTGCCGGTGCTACTATTTATGATCTAGGAACTATCATGCAAACAGAATCTATGGGTGAGCTTACAAATTCACTTAAAGCTATTGATAGAAAAACTACAGCTCAACGTCAAGAAGAGCAACAGCATGCTCAGCAAATGCAAGAACAAGAAATGCAAACTAGACTTCAAGAGAAGCAAATGCAGCTTGATCATGATATGCAAGAGAAAGAAAAAGATAGAAGAAAAGATATTCTTATTGCAGAGATTAAATCTGCAGGATACGGTGCTATGGAGGATATTAATGCTAATCAACAAAGTGATTATTTAGATGCATTAGGTCAGATTCAAAAGTCAGAACAATTTCAGGAAACAATGGGTCTTCAGAATAGCAAAGAAACTAATAGAATGACCAATGATAGAGAGAAAGCACAAATTGAAAGAGAAAAAATGCAGACTCAAATAAAGTTAAAGCAAACAGATTTGGAGATAGCCAGGGAAAATAAGAATAAATTTGATAATAAAAAGCCTGATACAAAGAAGAAGAAATAGTCTATAGCTATATATTGCAAAATTTTAATATAGGGCTTATAGAATATTTCAAATGTATAAAGTTTAATTAGTTAAATTTGTTACAGTAAATTAAATAAACCAACAACTATGAGTAATAATGAAACAACTACAGTAAATCAACAAGACATAAATCTTGATGACTTACTAGGTACACCGGGTGCAGAGAACATCATGGTGCCTGAAAAGAAAGAAGAGAAACCAGGGATGTTTTCTAGAGCTTCTAAAGTAGATCTTACGTTCCTTGATAAAGCTGATGATTCTTCTTCAGAAGAAGCTGGTGAAAATGCTGATAAAGCTGCACCTAACATCAGTGTAGAAGAGGCTAATAAGACTTTAGATAATCTTATTACTAATCCAGAAGATACTTCTAATAATGAAGAGTCTTCTAAAAAAACAGGAAGACCTACAGGCCTAGTAGAATTAGGTACAAGACTTATTGAAAAAGGTATCTTAACTCCTTTTGAAGGAGAAGAAGATGTAAGTAAATATACTCTTAAAGATTGGGAAGAGTTATTTGAATCTAATGAAAATGCCAAAAAACAAAAGTTTGGTAAAGAAGCTTCTGAAGAATTCTATGAACAACTTCCTGAAGAATTACAAGTAGCAGCACACTATGTTGCTAATGGTGGTAATGACCTAAAGAGCTTATTTAGATCCTTAGCAGCGGTAGAAGAAATTCGCCAGTTAGATACTTCTGATGAATCCAGTCAAGAACAAATTGTTAGAAGCTATTTACATGCTACACAATTTGGTACAGCTGAAGATATTGAAGAGGAAATAGAAGCTTGGAAAGATAGAGATGAATTAGAGGCTAAGGCTAACAAATTCAAACCAAAATTAGATGCTATGCAAGAGCAAATTGTTGCAAGACAATTACAACAACAAGAAGTTAAGCGTAAGCAACAACAACAACAAGCTGCAATATACACAGATTCAATATATAAAACTCTTGAACCTGGTGAGATTAATGGAATTAAGATAGACAAGAAAGTACAGAATATGTTATTTGGCGGTTTAACTCAAGCAAATTATCCTTCAGTATCTGGTAGAAATACAAACTTACTTGGTCACTTATTAGAAAAGTATCAATATGTAGAACCTAATCCTGCTCTGATTAGTGAAGCACTTTGGTTATTAGCTGATCCAGATGGATACAAAGCTAAGCTTAAAGCTGTAGGTGGTAAAGATCAAGTAGAGAAAACAGTGCGTACACTGAAGACAGAACAAAACAATAAAATTACATCTAACTTTCAAGAAGAAGATGACAATGCTAGCAGAAAAAAATCAGGTGGTTCACCAGGTTTAGCAAGACCTTCTGGTAGCTTTTTTGCAAGAAATAAATAACAACAATTAAATATAAATATAAACTAAAAACAAAAACAAAAAATGGCAACTCCAGTATTAAACAATGGTATATTCTTGCGTGACACAAACTACAATGCTAGTTCTCACGTAGATTCATACCACTTAGTAAACATGTTAAAAGATGCAGAACCAATGGACTTAGGTCCGGTAGACATTTGGGCTATGGCTCAAAAAGTTGAAATGCCTCTTTACCAATTATCTTCATTTGGTGGTAAGAATATTATCATGGTTGAAAATGCTCGTGGTGAGTACAAATGGCAAACTCCTGTTAGTCAAGACTTACCATACATCATTGAAGACATTGAACCAGCTAACCTTACTAAAGGTGTTGATGGTACTCCTTTCAAAATTAAAGTTAACAAGCGTGAGTTTGGTCATGGTGATATTATCACTTATGACAAATACAATGGTTGTGAGATGTACATTACTGCAGATGATATCCTACCTATGGGTGATGGTTTTATCTACACTGTACAATTAGTAAACAATGACAACTACAAGTTCCTTGAGAACAAGTATTTAGTATCTCAAACTAAATTATTCCGTAAAGGTTCTGCCCGCGGAGAGTATGGTGAGAGATTCTCTGATATTCAGACTCGCTCTGGATTCCGTGAGTTCTATAACTTCGTAGGAGGTGCAGAAGCTCATGTACATTATTCTATCTCATCTCGTGCTGACTTGATGTTAAAAGGTGGAATGGCTGCAGATGGTACAGTTCCTGTAACTGAGATCTGGAGAAACTTTGATACACAATTAGATCCTGCTATTAGCAAGATTGAAGATGTAGCAAGCAAAATGGGTAAAGATTACTTAAAGCGTGCTATTGGTAATGGTACTTTAACCCGTACTTTCTTAACTACTATGGAAGCAGCTCACTTAACTAAGATTGCTACTGACATCGAGACTTACTTAATGTGGGGTCATGGTGGACGTATTAAGCAAGATGGTCCAGATGACATGCGTTTATCAGTAGGTTTATGGAAGCAATTAGACAACTCTTACAAGCGTGTGTATAACAAAGCTAGCTTTAGCTTAGAATTATTCCGTGCTGAGTTATATAACTTCTATGCAGGACGTGTTGAATTCCAAGGTCCAGATCCTAAGAGACAATTAATTGTTCAAACAGGTATGGGTGGTATGAGATTAGTAAATGAGGCTATCAAGCGTGAGGCAGTAAACACAGGTTTAATGATCAACATGGGTGATGGTAAAAATGGTGGAGGCGGTATTGGAGCTATCACTGGTCAAGGTATGGATCTAAACTTTGGATTCTCTTTCACTAGTTATGTAATTCCTTTCTTAGCTAATGTTAAGTTTGTTCTTAACCCAGCATTTGATAACTTACACACTAATGATATTGAGAACCCAATCATTGATGGAAATCCATTAAGCTCTTATAGCTTTGTGATCTTTGATATCACTGATACAGGAAATGACAACATCTTCATGTTGAAATTATCTTGGGATAATCAATTAAAGTGGTGGTACCAAAATGGTACTATGGATTACATGGGAAGAACTCAAGGGTTCCAATCTAGTGGACAATTCAATGGATACCGTGTTATGATGACTCAAACAATGCCAGCTATCTGGGTAAAAGATCCTACCAAGGTTCTTAAGATTGTAATGAGAAATCCTATCACTGGAGGATCATTCTAATACTTGTGCTTGAGGGAAGATTTTTCATACTTTTCTTCCCTCATATAAGCACCTGCCTGGGGATGCGTCATTAACAGAGCTCGTAACTCTGCCCAGGAACTAATTATTAATATTTAAAAACATATACAATGAAATTATTCAATAACAATCCAGCAAGTACTTTTAAAAATATTAAACAATTTGTAACTTATTTTCAAGGAGATAATAGACTTGGGGCAAGCATACAACAAGTAAATGATGTAATTACAAATTTTAATAGTATACTTTCATATAGAGTATATGATTTGTTAATCTCAATTCCTGGTCCAGTTTTTCAACCAGAAAATTTTCGATTACTTGCTACTGGTGGTAATAATGAAACAGGTTGTACTGTAAGTTGTAATCCAAATTATCAAACATGTTGTGCTGGACAAAGTAAAGAGGATGTAGGCTTTGTTATGGACTCTGTAGTTTATATTGGGGTTGGTGTATACGACTTTACTTTTAAGGCTAATGCAAAGGTTTATCCAACAGGAATAGACCATATAGGATTTTCTTTTACTCCTTTTTCTGATATAGCTCATCAGGTGGCTGTTGAAAGAATAATATCTGGAGGTACTGTTGATCCATTAATTGCCACATACAGAGTTAAAACTTTTAATGCAGCAGTACCTGCAGATAATATTTTAAATAAAACTATAATGGCTACAAAAACCTATTTTATAGGAGTAAATTAAGATCAAATAAATAATATAAACCAACAAAAAAAACCAACATGAGTATCACAATTGTATCCCTAGCTGAGACAGCTAAATCTGGCAGTATATCTGTTAAACCGTTCTTTGACCCCAATAAAGCTAATCTAGGCCTAGAGAAATATGGCTTAGCATTATTTGATGGAGTATTTCATGAAGAGCAACTTGCTTGTATTGAGCGTAATGGTATCAAGAGATACATTACAGGTCTTAATGAGTTTGCCCCAGAGGTTAAACTTATTGCAGACAAAGAAGTACGCGAAGCTAAGATCAGAGAGATCCGTACAATAGTAACACAACTTGAAAGAGAACTTGCTACTAATGTGCTAGATCCTGAGGATCCTGATTTTTGGAATAAAGTTCAATTACTTCAACCAAACAATCATGAGTTCTGGGAAAGAATCTCAATCCGTTGTGGTAATGAGCCGGTGCATTTAGATCCTGCAAAAGATCCTTATGACTTAATTAAGTTATATGCAATTGATGCTGGTGGATTCTCTATTGTATGTAAAAGTTATGATGAGGCCCGCAGTAAAGCTGTTCCACCTAAGTTTTACTTAGACAGATTTATAGATACTGTATCTACTAAAACTGAGATCAGCAAAATCCGTAATAAAGCATTATCTGAGCTTATTAAAATGTTTGATAAAAACCAGAATAAGTTGTTTTATGTATGTAAAGTTGTTGATGGAAATAGTGTTCAATACAAGAAGACTACTCCTAATGATGTTCTATATGACAACATGGATAAATTCATTACAGGAGAAGGTATTGAGACTAACTTAAGAAGAGCTGCTCAGACATTCTTGGATGCATGCGCGCTAGATATGGAGACACTTAAAATTAAGTCAATTGTAAAAGATGCAACTTTTTATAAGTTTATCTCTCCTAAAGCTGACGGGTTTATCTACCACACAGACAGTGCTTCAATGTTAGGTAGAAATGTATCTGATTGTATAGAGTATTTGAAGAATCCATTAAATGATTCTATCTTACTTGATTTAACTAAGAAAGTAGAAAAGTATTGGAGTGTATAATAAAAACTAAAAAATAATATATCATGACTGGACAAATGAAAAACCCAAATGTATGTCCTGTAGTTGTAACAACTCCAGGCGGGCGCGTAGGAGGCACAAATGCTTCTGTAACAGTATTAACTAACCCAACCAAGTATACTGGTGGCTTTAATAAAGCTGCTTGTGATGTACCAACTGGTAAATTAAAAAAATAAGACATGGCAAAAAAACTAGAAAAAGCCCAAGCGGGTAAGATAGTAAAAGCAGTAGCCAAGGGTGCTAAAGGCGCATATAAAAATTATATGAGGAATGTAGACCAGCCTAGAACTAAAGCTTACGTAGCTGCATTAGGTGTTGGAGCAGGTGCTGGTTATGCTGCACTAACACCAACCATCCGGAAAGTTGAAGCTAGAGAAAAAGCTTTAGTACCAATTAAAGAAAAATATGGAAACAATGTAGCAGATTCTACAAGAGCTAAGATGCGAAGGATGGACGATAAAAAAACAGGTGGAGCAACTAAATCTAAAAAGAAATAATTATGAAAGATATCAAAGCTAAAGTGGTTACTAAACCTACAGGTAAAACAGGTGGTACTAATGGTACTGCTAAAGTACAAAAAAGTATTAAAGCTAAACCTTCTGGTAAAGTTAACACTCCACCAAAAGGTGCAGTTCCTGCTGCTAAGTATGGTACTATGATGAAAAAAGGCGGTATGGTTAAATCTAAAAAATCTTGTTAATATGAAAAAGTTAGCTAAAAAACAAACAGGTGGATCTAAAGCTACAATCACTAGCACAACAGGTACTGCAACTAAGAAGATTCGTCCAGTAATTGGAAAAGGTCCTACTAGAGAAAAAAGTATAGCTGATTTACCTCCAGCAAAAAATCCAATGTCTGGTCCATCATCACCAAAACCTTCTAATCTTATACCACGTAAGATGAAGAGTGGTGGATCAACCGGTGCATTTGATAGATATTCTAAAAAGAAATAGTAATGGCAAAAAAATTAGCAAAAGCTCAATTTGGTAAAATAATCAAAGCAGCTGTTAAAACAGTAGCTAAAGAAGCAAAGCCTGTAGTTAAGGCTGTAAAACCTATGCTTGATATTTCAAAAAAAGAAGTAGGTAATGCAGTAGCTTTATCTGAAAGAGCTAGATTAAAAGCACATCTTGAATCTTTATCTAAGAAAAAAATGGGTGGTGCCACTAAAACTAAAAAAAAGAAATAATCATGGCAAAAAAATGTGCAGCTTGTGAAAAAGCTAAAATGAAAAAAATGCAGTCTGGTGGTTCTATAGAGAGTTTTTTAAAATCAAAACCTTCTAAATCAGATAGTGCTAGAGCTGCTGAAAGTAAAAAAGCTATTAATGAATATATGAGTAAAAGCTTTAACAAAGATGTTAAAAATAGTCCTATAAGTAATGCAGCTAAAACTAAGACTATGGCTAAAGGTGGTTCTTTCCCTGATCTTAATAAAGATGGAAAAGTAACTAAAGCTGATATCTTAAAAGGCAGAGGTGTTATTAAAAAAATGGGTGGTCCTACTAAAAAGAAGTAATATGAAAAAACTAGCAAAAGCTCAAATGGGCAAGATTGTTAAATCTGTAGGTAATACACTTCTTAAGAAAAGACCTACAAAACAAGTCTTTGGTGCAGCTGGTGCTATAACTGGTGGTTTAGGAACTGCAGCTGCTATCTCAACATATCAAGCTAAAAAACAATTTGCAGAAAAAGAAAAAAGTCCAGAAGGTATTGCTCAAAAGAAAAAGTATGAAGATTTAAAAAAACAATATCCAAAGTCTTTTAAAAAAAAGATGGGTGGCTCAATTAAAAAGAAATAGTATGAAAAAAACAAGTAAAGCTTTACCTAAAGCACAGTATGGAAAAGTTATAAAAGCTGCTGGTAAAAGAGCTGCAGATGCTATAGTAAGAAAGAAAGAAATGGCTAATGATCTTAAAGCAGCAGCTGCACTAGGAGTAGGAGCAGGAGGATGGATGGCTGTAAATGAAGATGTTAAAAAGAAAAAATTAGGACCATACTCTTCAAATAGCAGTGTTAACAAAACTCAAACAGACTCTCTTAGTAAAGCAAAGAAAAAAGTAGGTGGTGCTATTAAAAGTAAAAAGAAATAGTAATGGCTGAAAAAAAGGATAAGAATTGGATACAAAAAGCAGTTAATCCTGCACATAAAGGATACTGCACTCCAATGACTAAAGCTACTTGTACTCCTAAAAGGAAAGCATTAGCTATGACTTTTAAGAAAATGGCAGCTGCTAGAAAAAAGAAATAATATGGCAAAGCAGATGATCAAAAGAAAAGATGGTAGTGTATCTCAAAGAGGTCTTTGGGATAACATCAGAGCTAACAAAGGTTCTGGTAAAGCACCTACCAAAGAAATGCTTAAACAAGAAAAAAAGATTAAAGCTAAAACTAAGAAATAATGGCAAAGACTGCAGCTTGGACCAGAAAAGAAGGTAAGAATCCTTCTGGAGGATTAAATAAAAAAGGTGTTGCTTCTTATAGAGCAGCTAATCCTGGTAGTAAACTTCAAACAGCTGTTACTACTAAACCATCTAAACTTGATCCGGATAGCAAAGATGCTAAAAGGAGAAAGTCATTTTGTGCAAGAATGTCTGGTGTTAAAGGACCTATGAAAGATGAAAAAGGAAGACCTACTAGAAAAGCTCTTTCTTTAAAAAAGTGGAACTGTTAAAATAATATACTATGAAAAAAACAACTAACTCAAATCCATTAAAGTACTTTAATGATGAGAAGGCTAAAAAAGTAGCTAAGCTTACTAAGGCTCAAGATGGGATGAACTATACTCGTAAATATGTATCTAATGTATTTGACAATGACCAATCTTTTTTAAATAGTACTAAAGAGGCACCTAAGAAATTTAATATTGTAAAAAACATTAAAGAAAAAATTAATGAGTATAAAGAAGATAAAGCCAATAGAGATGCTTATAAAAATAGACCAAGATTTACAGCTACATCTGTATTGGTTCCAATACCTGAATCCTATACAAATACAAAAGCTGTGTCTGATACTTCTTCTACTAAAAAAGTTAATACTACCCCTACTAAAAAAGTAGAAACAAAAGGTCCTAAAGGAGTAATTCCAGGAACTAGTACAAGTAAAAGTACTTATACAGATAAAGATAGTAAACCTGTTTATACAGATACTTCTAGACCTAATGAATACTTTACTATGACAAAAACAAAAGCTGGTCAGGATAGTTTAGCTCCATACAATTCTCAAATGGGATTATATGGTGAAGTAAGAAAAAAATCAGGTGGTCAAACTAAATCTAAAAAGAAGAAATAATGGGAAAATATAAATTACCAAGCTATCCTAACAGTGAAAACCAGGATGCAAAGAATAACAAGATTATGGAGCAATTCCGTAAGTTTAAAGAACAAGGTAACCGCGTAGAGGCTGTTAGTGTATTCAACTTAGACAACATGCCTCCAACTGTAGTTCCTGATTTTAAAAAACCTAAGAAAAAATAATGTTAGCTAGCACTATACTTTTAAAGGTTCAAGAAAGACTTAATAAGCTTGCAAGTAATGACTATGATAATATTCAGAACTGGCAAATTGTTGAAGCTTTTAATAAGGGTCAAGTAGATTGGTGCCGTAGAAACCTTCATGGTTTAAATATTGTTAAAGAAGGTGATGAGCAATCTACTCGTAGAATAGATGACTTGCAAGTACTGCTTGTTAATACTATTTTAAATATGAATAACAAACAAACCTATTATGAAAGTGTGACCTTTCCTACTGATTATTTACAGTGGAAAAGAGTATCTGCAGGCGCTACTAGTGAATGTTGTCCAGATCCTAAACCTATTGTTATATACTTAGCTGAGGTTGCCAATGTGGATGAGCTTCTTAGAGATTTTAATAAGCGCCCAGACTTTGAGTTTGGTGAAACTTTTGCTACCTTATCTAACAATAATTTAAAGATCTATACTAATGGTTTATTTAAACCGGTTAATGTAACTTTATATTATTATAGACAACCTGTAAGAATGCAGATTGCTGGAGTAGAAGATCCTTACACAGGACTTATCCCTACAGTAACAGTTAATCCTGAATTTAAGGATGACTTAGTAGAGGTGTTTGTAGATGAAGCGGTTAAGATCCTTGCCGGTGATATTGAGTCTATGACTCAGTACCAAAGAATGAGTCAATCAACAGAAGAAAATAACTAATCATGGAAGAAACACAATCTAGATTTTTAAAAAGAACTCCTGAAAAAATACAAGGAATCAGTAGACCAAAACCTGAACCGGTAAAAGCAAATCCTGCACCAAATACTGGAGCAGGTGGAAGTTCTGTGGATAATATGGTATCAGCATGTGCCTCAGAACTCATGAATGCTAGAACTAGTTTTCATAAACTTCATTTAAAGATTAAAGGTGATGGTTCTTATGCAGCTCATACTGCTCTAAATGCTTTCTACGATGAACTACCTGATCAAACAGACACTCTTATTGAAGGCTACCAAGGAGCTGCTGAAAAACTATTAAGTTATACAGAAACTACTCCTAGAATACTAGATACAGTTTCAGATGCTGTAGCTTATTTAAGAGATTTGTCAGCTATTATCACAAAACTACAAGGAATGCTGCCTTACTCAGAAATTGTTAACAACTTAGATCTAGTTAAAGACTCTATTAATTCAACTAAATATAAATTACTTTTCTTAAAATAATTTGCATATAATAAAACTAATTAATACATTTACTACTTATTTATTTATAAACTAAAAAACAAAAAAAAACATGGCTTATTTTAATCATGCCTTCACCAAGATGTTTCTTGGAACAGGCGCAACTCGCGATCTTGTGAGCACAGGTGCAGCTGCTTCAGCAATAGTACCTTACAATCCTTATTCAACAGGTGGTATGATAACTACAATTGGAACACCAACTGTTGCATTAGCAAACTTACCTGTCTATCCTAACAATCCTCACACAGGTTATTTTGGATTTTTTGATCCTAAAACTTACTTGTCAATTAACACAGGTCTTACTAATTATGATTGCTGTCCAATTATATTAGCTAGTTCTTCTGTATTACAGAATGACAAAATTGGTCCTTTCCATGGTGGTTATCAAGAGACTAACAAGTCTAAAATGATCAATCCTAAGTATGTTCAAAAAACATACCGTGTAGATTCATGTGTACCTAAACAAGCAATAGTATCTATTGGTAACACTCCAACAACAGGTACAGGTATTATTACTTTTGCTGGATTAGTTGGTGGTACTGGTTACGCTAATGGTACTTATGTAGTGAATGTTACAGGTGGTACAGGAGTTGGTGCTAAATTTACTATAACTGTAGCTGCTGGTATTGTTACTGGTGCTGTATTATATAATGCAGGTACAGGATACACTGTTGCTGATGTTCTTACTTTAGTTGGTGGAAACAATGATGCTACAGTAACTGTTGCTTCAGTTTCTACAGGACCTGCTTTAAATCCAAATGGATTCCAAGGCGGAACTACAGATGCACAATGCTGCTTCCAGTTCTTATGTGGTGAGACTTATTACTTACGTATTGATGTTAAAGGTTCTCCTGCATTACGTGCTTTAAATCACAATGCTTACCAAACTCTTGATGCTTATACAGGATGTTGTGCTGGTCCTACACCTACTGTTGTAGATTCGACTTTAGTGATGATCTCTTGGGCTGAAAAAGTACTTATTAATAACTACTTAAAACCGTTTATATTACCTGTTGTATTTGATGAATTAGGTGTTGCTTGGTATGCTCCAGGAACAACTGTTGATCCTATTACAAATGCTGCTGTATTACCAGCTCAGTGGTGGACTGCTTATGTATCTCCGGGTCATACTGCTGGTCAATGTGCAGGTCTTCGTTTATTTGGTGCCTTTGTTGGTACTGTATTTGGAGATTGTACTTTTCAAATCACTGACTTTTTTGAGAAAGAGCCTGTTAAAATTATTGCTTCAATGGTTGATTATACTGGAGATCCTTGTGTATTTGAAGGCATCTGTGTGTACAATGACTGTTTAGGTTTACAAGGTATGGGCTTTGGTGACCAAGTTGTAAAAGACTTAATCTTAGCTGAATCATACTTACAAAACTTCTTTGCTAACAATGATCTACGTATCCGTGAGATTACTCAAGGTTATGACATGACAAGTGCTATTAACCGTAATGCATTATACACAAGATATTTCTTGTTGCATAGTGTTCCACGTTGGAATAACCCAACTGGTGTGTTTGATGCAGACCGTTACATGTTAGAGATTATTACTACTGCGCCTAATGCAGCTTTAAATCAATTCTTAACAAACTGGTTAACATCATGTGCTGATTGTGTTGAATTTGAAGCAAATACTTGCACACCTTGTGTACCAGTAAATAACTAAGAATTTATTAACCTATAAAGATTAAAGGGAGGTTGCTTTGCTTCCTCCCTTTTTTTCTTTTATATTTGTAAGATTATGGCTAGACACGTATTAAGTTTGGAAATTCCAGACACTCTCAATAAATGTATTTTTAGAATAGTAGATACTAGTGTATATGCACCTGATGTAGAAGTTACTTGTCCTTTATTGCAGATAACGCTTCCGGGATTTATACATCCTGTAAATATTGCACCTCCTCAAATTAATCCAGGATTTAATGCTAATCTAACAGCATGTGATTTAGGTATTCAAAGTGCAGATTGTGGTACAACTTTTTATGACATTCCTGATGGAATATATATTGTAAAATATAGTGTTGAACCAAAAGATCTTGTGTATGTAGAATACAATCATTTAAGAATGACTTGTGCTTTAAACAAGGTTAGACAGATCTATTGTGAATTAGATATGGGGGCTTGTTTGCCTTCAGAAACTATAATGCTTAAGTTACAAAAAATAAGATTAATACAACAACAATTACAAGCTGCTAAAGCATATGTAGAAGATTGCCATAACCCAAAAGGAGGAATGGAACTATATAAATATGCAGTAAGTCAGCTAGATAAATTATCATGCGGAGCAGTCTGCAAAACTTGTTAAACCAATAAAACCAACATAAAATGAGTGCATGTTTAAATTGTGGAGTATCCATGGGATGTAGTTGTCAAAGAAGAGTTGCTAGTGATGGCAAATCTGTATGTGGAACTTGTATAGCAGAATATGAAAAAAAAATAAAGGGCACCGCTGTCCAAAAACCAACTAATAGCACAGCACCAACTAATGTAAATGTATTTTATAAAGCACCTTAAATAATTAAAACAAATGGCATGCTATAAACTCTCCTCATGTACAGCAGGTAATACAACAATACTTTGGTCTAATGATCCTGGTTTTGCAGGATTAGTTGGACAAACAATTCAACTTACACCTTATTCTGGTATATGTCTTACTGTAGAGTTAATAGAAACACCATGTATTTGTCAACCAAATAGTCCTGATGTCAATGCAACTCAGGCCTCATCTTGTGAATGCACCAGTCCTAATGATTGTTATAAATTAACAGAGTGTAATGATTCAATACCTCCTATCTATGTAAGTAACAATCTTAATCCTTATATAGGATTATCTATTGCAGTAGAAGAATATCCAGGTTATTGTTTTAATGTAACTGGTGTTGAGGATCCAGCAGAGTGTGAGGCTAACTTACCTAATATTCAAGTTACATGTGTTAATCTATGTACTTGTGATCTTTTTTGTTACGAGCTTACTAACTGTTTAGTTGCTGATACAATTATAGTTCATACATCTTTAACTCTTACTTTAAATACAGTTATTGCAATAACTCCTGCTGTAATTGCGCCTGGTGGAAATAACTGCTGGACAGTAACAGATCTTTATGTTCAGCCTTGTGATATTAGTACAGGAGTACTTGTAACCAGTATCATCCCTTACGGAGTAAGTGGTTGCGCTGCTTGTGGAATACCTCTGCCTTGTTATACATTAGCTGATTGTTCTGGTAATATATTACCTTTTAATACAAATTCTAACTTGGCTGCCTATATAGGACAAGCTGTTCATTTAACTGAATATGGAGGTTGTGCAGGTCCTTGCTTTTTAGTAAGTCTTAATGCCGGACCTTGTCCAGTTGTTGAACCAGCAACGGTTACTCTAGGTTGTGTACTTTGTCCACCTTGTAATCAAACATGTTATAAATTAATTGATTGTGAAACTAGAATTCAATATGCTATACTATCAAGTCCTACAGCAAACGGAGTTGACTTAAGCTTACTTGTTGGTCAAAGTATTGGCAAAGTATGTCTTAGTCCAGAACCTGTAGAATGTACTACTGGTTGTTGGGAAGTACAAATTTCAAATACTTGTGGAGGTGCTATATCAGCTTATGTATATAATATTTATGATGATTGCAATGCTTGTACAAATAGTTGTTATGTTTTTCAAAATTGTCAGACGGGTGCGCTAGGTCCTATAATTAAGTATACAGTTCCTAATCCTAATGGTTTACCTAATCCTAGTACTTTAACAGGAGCAGTAGGTTCTTTATGTTTTACGGCTCCTACTGGATGTCTTACAGGTTGTTATCAATTATTACCACAACCAGGTGCTTCTTGTGTAGGTAGTATTGATTGGTCAACGGCTGTAAGTTATACACCATATAATGATTGCTTTAGCTGTTTACCAAAGTGTTATCTACTTACAGAATGTGCTCCCGCAATTTCAGTACCTATAGTAGTAAATAATGATCTTAGTCTGTATGTAGGACAAGTAGCTAAAATATGTGATTCATTAGGAGAATGTCATTGTTATAATGTAGAAATTTCACAGAGTTGTAATGGAGCTATCACTATTGATAATGCTAGTGCTAGTTTTACAACTTGTGAAGAATGTAATTCATGCGAGTGTCCTCCAGGCTATACTAAAGTAGGAGAGTTTTGTCAGAAGATAACAAGTATTCCAGCTGTAGCAAATCCTGTAATATATTCAACAGGTCCTGGTAGTTTAAATACTGCCTTCTATGGAATACTAGGAACAAACTTTTATGGTAATATTTCAGCTTTACCTTTTCCATTAACTGCAGTTACCGGCCCAGATCGTTTTCAAGATGCTTCTGCTACAAATGTAGTAGCTGTAAATAATATTATTGGTGTATGGGGTCCTGGTGCAGCATCAAGATTAAACTCTGTTGGTGTATGGACTACAGTTAATCCTAATCCTTTATCACAATGGATTGGTTTTACAGAATGCATTACTATCCCAACTACTGGTATTTATTGTATAGGTATTGGTGGCGATGATGCTGTAAGAATAAAAATTGATGGTGTATTGGTTGCTATAGCTAACATAGGCTTATTTGATTTTCGATACTGGCATGTATTTGAAATCAGTCTTACTGCAGGAACTCACATAATCACCTTAGAAGGTTATAATACCGCAGGTAATACAGCTTTTGCTGCAGAAATATATAATGTAACTTCAGCAACTCTTCAAACTTATACTACATCTGTTCAGGTACAGTTAGCTACAATATTTAGTACTTTTCCTAAAAGAATAAGTGGTACTTTTCAAACAGGTGAAACCTCTGGTTATTCATGTCCTCCCGGTTATGCTCTTAATTCATGCGGTGATAAACTTGTTTGTAGTTTAATTGAAACCATTCCTTATGTAGAATGCGCGGCTACTTATTTAGTAACAAGTTGTGAACCAGGTGTAGAACCTTTTTTAACTAATACTGACTTATCCGCGTATATAGGATCAACCTATAAAGCTTGTATAACCAATCCTACATATTCTACAACTTGTTTTATTTTAAAAGATTGTAATAGATTAGTTTCTGATATTGTTACTAATACTAATCTAACAAGCAGCTTATGGCAAATAATTAAGGTTGATGGTTATCCAGGATCTTGTTTTATTGTAACAGGTGTTCCTGTAGGAAATCCTTGCATTGCTCCTATCCCTGTAGTAGCTTCATCACCTGTTGAAGGTTCTTGTAATTGTCCAGGAGCTCAAGTTCCTTGGCCAAATGGTTGTTATTGTGTAACTGTAGAAGAAGTTGCTTCAGAAGTTGCTATAAATTTTTTAGGAGTTTTTACAACAGAATATGTAGCATGCGAAGATTGTTTACAAGTTTGTTATGTTCTTACTGATTGTAATGATGCTTTAGATCCTGTTACTGTTTGTAATGATTTAGAAAATTATATAGGACAAGTTATTAAAATAGAAGGTTGTGGTGATATTTGCTGGCAAGTATCTCTTGCATTAAATTGTGATTCTAATTTAGCTATACCAGGCAAGATAACGCTTTATGAAGATTGTGAAGCTTGTCTTCCTCCTCTTCCGCCAGTTCCACCACCTTATGATTTACATTTAAGAAAAATTAAACCAGGTTGGAAGAGTCCTAATAGTTGTTATACTTTAGATTATATAGAAAGAATTAACTGTACTTTTGGACAGCAAATTTATAATGAAATGCTTGTTGCAAGATATGGTATAACCGTATGTTGTGATGAGGATGTCAATAAGTGGGATATTAAGAAACAAATGTTAGATCTTGATATGCTTAAAGATCCTAATCTTTGTAAGTCAACTTTATGCTGTTGTCCTGCTCCTTGTTTTATAGAAGCTTTTGTAACAGTGCTTCCTTTCTGTGGAGTTCCTAATATAGTATCTGTAGTTTTTAATCTACCTTGTCCTGCGCCTGTATTAATTGATGTGGAAATTGAGGTACTTAGTGAACCTGCTGCATGTCGTTGCTTTTCTGTAGAAGTATTAGATGAACCGGTTAGTATTAGTTATATTGATTGTTGCTGTGTAGTTCAAACACAAGTAATAGATGCAGTAGGTATTTATCCTATATGTTCTTCTACAGCGCCTGTATCAATAAATAATCCATCAAGTATTGTTGTTACTGACAGTGGTTTATGCGGTGTATCTCCTTTATGTACACCTCCACCTTTTCAAGTATGTTCATGTTGGTCAATCTATAATCCAACAGTTGCAACTTTAGGATTTAGTATTGCTGCTATTTGCCCAGCTGGTCCAGATCCTGTAGAACAAGCAGGAACAATTGCTCCTCTAGTAACTATATATAATTGTTCTGTTGCACCTCCTGTAGTTGCTAATGGTTTAATAGTTACAAATACAGGACCTTGTAGTGATTACTGTGGTCCTATTCCTGCTGTATGTGTATGTTATTTACTACATGCTACTGAATCTTGTGCTTATACTTATCCTGATTGTAATGGTCGGCCAGCAAGTGGAACTTTAGTAATTGGTGATAATTATATATGTGCTTATAGTATGCCTCTATTAGATCCAGCTTGTGCAGATTTTGTTACAATAGCTGCTACAGCAAATGTTTGTGTTGATGGTCAATGTGGACCACCTTGTATATGTTATGTAGTAACAGTACCGTCTGATGGTAATCAGCATTTTATTACCATAACAGATTGTTTAGGTAATCTTATTATTAATACACCATATTTTGGAGGTACATATTATATTTGTTCTCAAAATAGTATTTTAAGTGATCCAAACGTGTCTTATTCACCTACATCATTTGGATGTGGGCCAGGTCAATGTGTAGAACCATAGATGATTAATTAAAATAATAAAATAATAAGTATATTTAACAATAAATAAAATATGAAACCTTTAAACATAGATAAGACCGGATGTAGTAATATATCATCTAACTGCGTAACATGGCAGGGGCCAGATATTGAATGTATAAATTTATGTAAGGGAGATTCCGTTACAGAAGTTGTATACAAAATGGCTTTAGAGCTGTGTAAATTGATGGATACCTTTGATTTAACAAATTATGATTTAAAATGCTTTTCAAGTGGAGTATGTCAACCACAAGATTTTAAAGATTTTATCAACATACTTATTAACAAAGTATGTCTTATACAAACCTGTTCTGGTTGTGCAGATCCTTGTTCACCAACACCTGTAGTAGTTACTGCTCAGTCTGTTCTTGGAAGTTCTGATTCTCAGTATGTGCCTATTGCTAAAGAGTTTCAGTATACTAATAGTTTAGGTGATCTAGTTACTACTATGTTAGTTAGTGATTATGTTCAAGCTATTGGAAATAAAGTATCTATTTTAGTTAATTCTACAACTGCAATACAAGAACAGTTGTTAGATCATACTTTAAGAATACAAGCTTTGGAAGATGCGCCAGCTCCAGTATTTACATTACCTCTTATTACAAATAGTGATGGAGATCAAATGTCTTTATCAGAAGCTACTCAAAATCTTCAAACTGCTTTTTATCAGTTAGAAACTGCTACAGGAACACCAAATGAAATTTATACTAACATTGCTAAGCAATCAGGCAGTCTTAATACAGCTGCTAGTTTATCTGTACCAAATGCTACTATGGCATCTTTACCAGGATGGAATACTACTGTTGTAAATCAAGCTGATAGTGTTGGTAATATTTGGCAAACTGTTCTTGATATGCGTCTTGCTTTACAGAACTTAATAACTAATTATATTCCTAGCGAGTGTAGATCAATTTCTATAAGTCTTATTGCAACATATGCTACTGATACAATAACTTTGTTTATGACAGGAGTTATTCCTTCAAGCTTTACAAATACTATACCTGGCGGTACACCTTTTACAATAACTGATATGTACGGTAATGTATTAGTTGTTAATATTAATATACCTACTGTTATAAATAATCCAGAAGGTTTTGCTATTTCTATTACAGGAACAAGAATTAATCCAGCAGGTAATTTAGCTATTACAGCTGAACCTAGTTTTACAAATAATACATCAGGATCTGAATGCAAATCAATTCTTCAATATCTTATAAGTAATCAAGCATCTTGTCCTGCAGTTACCTATGTACCTACAAGCACAAGTATTGAGTTTTCATTTCTTACAGATACCGGTAACAAGATTTACACTGCTGAATTATGGGCTCCAGGAGCTGTAGCACCTACTAGTAGTCAATCATTTACTTCGACAGCTGTTGGTACAATAACTAGTGTATTTGCAACATTAACTGCAAATACAGCTTACAGACTTAGAATATTAATAAATATAAATGGTATAATCACAACTTGTCCATTTACTGCAGTAAATACATTAATTTAAAATAAAAAGAAATGACTACTAATTGTTCAAAATGTGGAACTTGTGATTGTGATTGTATACCTCAGGGTCTTACAACACCTAACTATTGTCCATCAGATCTACCACCTTGCCCAGATCCTAGTCCATGTAATGAGACTTTTGATAGCAAGTGTGTTATATATACAGGAGAAGATATTCCTTGTTTTAGTATTGAAACAGGAAATACTGTAGAAGAGGTTATAACAAATATGACTTCTCTATTACAACCTTTATTGTGTTTAAATTGTACTATAATAAATATCCCGGCTAATGATGCTTTACAAGTACCGGTCAATCAAATCATGAGTTGGAATATTGTTCCTGGTGCTACATATTATGATGTGTATTTTGGAACAAATCCTACTACTCCTCCTTTGGTGGCTGCCGGCCAAATTAGCACTGCCTATACACATCCTTATCCTTTAGTTCCCAATACAGATTATTATTGGAAAGTGATACCAGGAAATAATGCAGGCAGTGTAAATGCTTGCCCTATTTACCATTTTAAGACTAAGGAATTACTTTGTGTAAATCCTTTATCTTATATGCTTGATTATGTTATGAGTGAACAACCATCAGGTAATGTACTAAATGTAGAAACTCTTGTTGAATCAATAAATGAGTTTCTTGACAATGGTGAGTTAATAACTAATTGTAATTTCTGTTGCCCTGATTGTACAGATACTCATAGATATGTATTAGCATCTGCTCCGGTATTTGCTACATATTATAATGATTTTTATGATATTAATACTTGTCCTCCTGTATGTTGTATTGAAGTAGATGCATCATTAACAGCTCTTACTACTGTACTTGCTCCAGGATCACCTACATTAGCTGCTGCTTTTAAAGCTGTACCTCCTCCAACTAATTGTTGTGGAACTAATTTTAGTGAATGTAGTGAAAGCTTAAAAATAGCATTAGGCACATCACGCGATGCAATCTTTAAAATACTAGGTGTAGTAGAAGAATCTACAATCAACCTTAGTACAGAACTTTGTATTCTTGCAACTTTCTTAAATGGATTACCTACAGCTGTTACACCTTTACAAAAAGCATTAATCATTGCTGCAATTCTTAATAAAGGTTTTGTTGTAGATTGCCGTCCAGAAGGTACAATCATATCAGGATTATTAAAATATAAAGAATATGTAGTTGCCGCAGAAGATGGCTGTCTATGTTATATACCATGTGTAATATCTTAAACTAATAAATATGTTAACACCAGCAACAATAACAGTAAATTTCACAGCCAATTATGCAGGCGCGCATAGAATATGTTGGAGACAATGTAATGTAGGTTCTTATGTATGTACTAATGTAGTATCATGTGTAGGAGGCGGCAATGTGTGTAGTGCTACTATTTCTATAATGGTAGATCCAGAAAGTTGTACACCAATATGCTTTGAGGGATATATTCAAGCAACTTGTAATCCTGAGAATTCTTCTGTAGGCCAAGTACCTTGGTCAACTACTTTTACACCAACTCCAACTTGTAGTATGTATTCTATTACTTGTACAAGTCCTCCACTTAATCAACCTTGTGGAGTAATTCCTGCAGCTACAATGGGTTTAGATTGTAATGGTACACCAAGACCAGAGGTAGGACCTATTACTGCTGCTACTTCTGTATATGTATGTGCTACTGGATTAATTCCAAATCTTCCTTTAGGTTATGAGATGACACTTTTTGATGGATGTTGTACTGATTGTGAACAATACACTATTACAATTATGCCTGGTATTATGCCTAGTGAATTAGATGGATCTTCTATTTATTACATAGATTGTGCAACAAAAGAACTTATCAGAATAGACTTAACAGGTAGTGTGTCTTATACTTTAACAGCTTGTATGGTTACCGGATCTATTAATCTGTATTTAACTCCGACTGTTAGTGGTATAATTACACAAGGTATACCTTGTCCATAATATTAAAATGTCATGATTTGTTGGTTCAACATGACTAATAGGTGAGAACCCCGGTTAAATTATACTGGGGTTTTTGCTACTTGAAAAAAAAGATGTAAATTTAGCTATGATAAAAGAGTTTAAAAAGCCAGACTTAACCGCTCCAAGATGTAGACCCGGAGCACATAAAATAGTGAATGCTAGCTTTTTAAAAGAGTTTAAAGAAAAGCATCCTCAATATAAAGACTTAACTAATCATGAGATTAATCTTATTCTATCTACTTTTCATGGAAAGTTGTGGGATCATACTCTTCTTAATAGAGATGGTATAGAGCTATTAGAAGGATTGGGTTATATATTTATTGGAACTTGTTTTTCAGCTAAAAAATTTAATATTGATGTAGCTAATTCTATAAAGAATAAGTTTAAAACTAGACATAACAATTTTGAATCTGATAATTATTTAGCAAAAATATTTTATACAAATTTTTCTACTAAGTATAGATTTAAAAATAGAGAGATGTGGACTTTTAAAGCAACAAGAGATTTTAAAAGAAGTGTAGCTAAAGTATATCCTGTAAACTGGAAACTTTATGTACAAGTTGAGAGCGGAAAAAATATTGCTAACTACATGAAAAGAGCTAGAAAGAATGATTACTTTAGAAAGATTGGAGAAACTTTTATAGCTGATTCTTCATATAATGAATTTGATTTAAACTAGTATACAATGACAACAATAGGTGAAGCTATCTCAAGAGTTCGTAATACAATCAAAGGTGTAAAAGAAGATGCCTTTCTTACAGATAGATTTATATACAGTCTTCTTATTAAACATGCTAATTATATTGTCCGCAAGTTGGACAATGAGAATAAGATCATGCGTATCCAAAGCTTATTTGAGAAAATACCTTGTGTAGATCTTATTGAAGTAAGTACTATTGACGCGTGTTGTGCAGGTGTGAAAACCAACTGTACTATAATGAGAACTAAAGAACATATACCAGAACCTATGGAAGGATCTGAAGGACCATTAATTAGAACAGTTACTTCTTTAGATGGTTCTATTATCATGAATAATACAAATCCAAGTACTTATGTATACATGACTGGCCAACCTACTTTCAAATATAATAAAACTAAGTACTACTGGTATCTAGAAGGACATTTATATTTTCCAAATATTGAGTGGGAAGGTGTAAGAGTAGATGGTATATTTACATCATCTACAAAGAAGTTTCACTGTGATCAAGATCCGTGTGCACCAAGACAGGATGATAGATTAGCAGTTCCAGAATTTATATTTGCTGAAGTAGAACAATTAGTTTTGAAAGATCTTGCATTTATGTTGCAAACACCAACAGAGACACAAGACGATAAAATGAATCCTTTAAGATCTTAAATCCATGAGTTATAACTATACCCTTAGATACAGAACATTTGACCAGCTTCTTGATGCTGCCAGAATAGATCTTACTCAATATGATTTAACTAATTATATTGAACCTCAGCAATTGATTAAAGTTGCTAAAAGAGTTAACTATGATCTTGGATTAAGAATCATGGGTACAAAAGAAACTTTATTAGAAGTAAAAAAAGGAAAAGTAAGATTACCCACAGACTTTTATGTATTGAATTATGCATTAGTTTGTGATAATGTAACTGTGCACGAGCCCGTAAGCCAAGGCACTTTTATAGAAGAGAGACCTGTAGGAATTCCTACTTATAAATCAATTGGTCCAGCTGTTATCAACTCTTGTACAGATGGTACTGTTAACTGTCAGACCTGTGGTATTCCTTGTAATACTTGTACTTGTCAACAACTTCCTGCAGCATGTCCTGCTTTACCGGATGATCAGAGTTATTGTAAAACTCCTAGACTTGAGTTAAACTGTAAAGGTGAGAGCTTTGAATTAGTGCAGATTGTTCATGGTACAACGCGTACTTATAGAAGGATGTGGCCATTAAGACTTATTACAAATAATGAAACTATTGCTTGTGATTGTCCTAATCTTTATGTAAAGTCTGCAGATCATGCTTGGATTCAAGGTGATTTCTTATTTACTAATTTAGAAACAGCTAATATTTATATTAGTTACCAAGGTCAATTAGAAGATGATAATGGAAACTTATTAGTTCCGGATCATGATTTACTTAATGAGTATTATGAATATGCTATTAAGCAACGGATTCTAGAGAACTTAATTATGAATGATGAGCCTGTAGGTCAGAAGTTACAATTAGTTGAAGCAAGATTACGTGTAGCAAAAAGTGCAGCTAATGCTCTTGTGCACACTCCCAATTTTGCAGAGATGCGTGAGATGTGGTGGACTAACAGAAAAGCTCAGTATGGTAAATACTATGAGGCTTTTAAGTCTTATCCGTGGAACCAACAAAGTAATCCTAATGTTAATGGTCAAATGAATAGATTCTAATGGCAGAGCAAAATAACAGTACTAGCAGCAATGACTCAAAGAGTTTTGATAAATCACTTAACAAAGATGTTAATGATTTTCACTTGCCCACCAATGAATGGAGCGGAGCTAGAAATGCTATAAACAATTCTATCACCGGTGATTTAGGTAAATTAGGTAATGAACCCGCAAACTTATTATGTCTGACAACAGATTTAAAGTATCCTATAATTGGGTTCATTCATATTATAGAAGATAAATGGGCTGTGTTTTCTACAGACAGTGTTAATTCTGAAATTGGTCTGTTTGTAGAAAGTAATTGTGGTGTTCCAGATCCTATAAAGAACCCTGCATACAGTGTTGTTGTTAATGCAGCCTGTCTTAATTTTAAACCGGAGAACCTGATCATAGGTGTTAGCCGTGCTACAAGTACTTGTACATACAAATTATATTGGGATGATGGTCTTAATCCATCTAGAGTACTTGAGATTGATGTAGATAATCCTCTTAACAATCTTCCTTTTCTTCCTCCTCCAGCGCCTCCAGGAACTAACAATCCTAACAGTCCTATTCCTTGGGTACAGAACTGTGTTGATTCAAATGGTCCAGCTCCTGGTGGATGTATCATCTGTACCAACACTCCGGTTCTAGATTGTGATAAGTTAAGACTTGCTCAATTTATGAGTCCTATTTGTCCTAGAGTAGCTAATGGTGTATCTGGTGGGAATCTTTTAAATGGTTCTTACCTGGTTGCTATGGCGTATGCTATCAAAGGCCAAAAAATAAGTGACTGGTATGTATCAAATGTGCAATCTCTATGGACCCAAGGAAATTCATCAGGATCACTTGATGTCTTTATAGATAGCATTGATCTAGATTTTGATGAGATTCTAGTTACTCTTATCTCAGTAGTTAATCAACAAGCTGTTGGTAGAGATGCTGGTATATACAGCACACGTCAAACAAGATTAAGCTTTGATATTATTAATGATGCTTGGCCGGCTGTTCCTGTGGAGCAACTTCCAATCATGACTCCTATTGTAGATAAGTCAGATGCTATGTATGCAGTAGGTGATTACTTAATACGCGTAGGACCAACAAACAAACAAGACTTTAATTATCAACCCTTAGCTAATCAGATAGTAGCTAAGTGGCAATCTGTAGAATATTCCGGAGACTATTATGCAAAAGGTGGTAATAAAACTAACTACATGCGCGATGAAGTATATGCATTTTTCATCCAGTGGATTTATGATACAGGTGATAAGTCTGCTTCATATCATATCCCAGGTAGACCGGCTTTTCCTAATGATATTACACCAGCTAATGTTTTAAATGCTTTTACCGGAGATACTCTTAATTGGCAAGTAGAAAATACAGCAACAGCTATTCCTATAGCTCCTGTACCTCAATCCGATGGTGGAGTTCTTATAGGAGAAGGTTATATGGGATACTGGGAATCAACTGAATTCTATCCAGATAAAACACCTCAAATATGGAATGCTGATTCACAATGTTGGTCATCATTAACTCCTAATCTTATACCAAATTGTACAGAACCTATTCCTCCAATTCCTTATCCGGGAACTGTTGCAGGAAATGCTTCATACAATTTATGTGGGACTCCTATTAGACATCATAAGTTTCCTGAAGACAATCTTACTGCTGAGACTAACCGATACAATGCAGGCTTGGGCACCACAATAAGAATCATGGGAGTTAAGTTTGAGAATATCAGAGCTCCTAGAGATAACTCAGGTAATCTTATTCCTGGAATTATTGGATATAGAATATTGAGAGGCACGCGTAATGGTAACAAGACTATTATTGCTAAGGGTATGATTAATAACATGCATGAGTATACTGTACCAGGAAGTACTAAGAGTCACTACATGCCTAACTATCCTTATAATGATCTTGAGGCTGATCCATTCTTAAGTACTACTAAAACATTTACATCATCTTCCTTTAATCCACTAGGTAATGGTGGTGGTGTTCAAGGAGATACACCCTTTCCAGGAGGTTTTGGTAGTTTGCAGTTTAGTCCAAACTATGTAACTTTTCATTCACCAGATACTAATTTTAAAGATCCTTTTTTATCAGCTAAAGAACTTAGAATATATCAAAATATTCATGGTGATGTTACTGGTAAATTTGAATTATCTGAGAAGCATCCTAGAGAAAAGCTTATGACAGATTATGTATTTTTAGTATCTGCTATAGGTGGTTTAGGAATTGCTGCTTTAAACTTAAATGGTGAAAGAACAACTAATACTAATGTACCAAATTATCAAGGATTTTCTTATAGAGAGTTGTATTCTAAGACAGCTGATTATGATTTAGACCATGGGGGAACTAATACTTTACAACCAGGTGGCATACAAACCTATGGCCCAGCAATGCCGAATGCTGGAACATTAACTCAAACTACGGGTGCAACCACAAATGTAAATGAGAATACTACTGGTGATGTTACAAATTCTGCACCTATTAAAGCCGGTTTTGCTTCTGGACCAGATCCTGACTTTTGGGATACACTTCTAATACAAGGTCCTTTAATAACGCAACTTGGATTCTTTAATGCATATGCGGGCACAGTGGGTTTGAGCAATCTTATAGGTGCTACTACTGGTTCAGGAGGTCCGGCTGATAGTTTAAAAACTCAAGCTGGTTTAATGAATAATGATGCGGCTATCTTTAATGCGGGTGGCTCTTGGGCATACGGTACTACTAATATATCTTACAAGGATGGTCAACAAAATAGAATTCCAAGTTTTTTAAATACAGTTGTAGCACTTCCTACATTCTTAAATTACTTTAGTGATGGTACTGATAGTTTTATAAGATTGATTTTAGCTATTTTAAGATATAGAGATTATGCTGTAAGATATCATTCACATGGTTTTTATAATAAGACAGATTTAAAACCTACTGTTTTTAGAACTACTTTAGCTTCTCAACAATATATTGATCCTGAAATACTAGATTATCAACCAGGAGTAGTTGTTAATAATTTATATAGACAAAGAACTGTTGTCTTAGAGATGGGAAAATCCTTTGGTGTAGATATAGCTCCGCCACCAGTTATTGATAAAACTAGATATGATGCGGCAGGCTTAACTGCTCCTGGTTTTTGGGATGTTAATATATTTAATAATCCTATATATACTATAGAAGATTTATGTTCAAAAGAAATTACAGGATCTCAAACTAAAAATAATGGTCAAATATGTTCATCTTATTATGCTGCTTTAAAAGTAAGAATAGATAATCAATATGGACAACTTAATAGAATAGTACAAGTTCCTATTGATAATTGTTATGTACCGGTTACAATTAATAAAGTAACTAAACAAATTGTTCCTGGAAAAGGTAACTTTACAAAGTCTTTATTTGGTGGAGATACTTATGTAAATAGATATACAGAAAAGAATAACTTTCAATTCTTTTATGATTGGTTATATGGAGAACCAGAAGGTGCACAATTTAATTACCAGCAGCACAATATGATTCCATATCCTAAGTATTGGGCTAATTTTAATAAGTTTCAGACTAGTGATTTTACAACATCTTTTACAGCATTTTTAATTAATCCTGTTAACTGGCCTAATATAGGTAATCCGGGAACAATAATTACTCCTAGAGATTATTATGCATTAGATGGTCCTGGTAATTCTGGACCATGGGTTACTAATATTAAAGATAATTTTAGATTTGATAAGAGAGGTTGGTTCTATTTATTTAATTCTGGTATCAGAGACTTCTTTGTAGAGAGTGAGATAAATCTAGCACAGCGTGAGCGCGGAGAGCTACAAGCTGAAAGATTTTACAATCCTTACTTTGGAGGAAACTCAAAAGATCTAACAACAACTGATATTATTAAAGTAGGTAATTATTATAAGTATGATGAGTCATTAAGTATAGCTAAGTTATTTATTAACTATGCATCTTGGGCATCAACTCAATCACCAAGTTATAATCCTTATATAGCAGAGACTTGTTTTCTGTATCAACCTAAAAGAGTTATCTATTCTTTACCAGCTCAGTTTGAAGGATTAAGAGATGGATGGAAAATCTTCTTACCTAATAACTATCAAGATTTTCTTAATATTGTTACTTGTATAAAGCCTGTAAATAAAAGTGGTGCTATGATATTCTTTGATGCAGCTAGTCCTGTTCAATTTCAAGGCACTGATCAATTACAAACAGACTTAGGTACCAAGCTTACTATTGGTGATGGTGGATTATTTACTCAACCTCTACAAGCTCTTATTAATGTTGATGCATCTCATGAGTATGCTAGTTGTCAAAATAGATTAAGTGTTATTAATACACCAGCTGGTTTATTCTGGATGAGTCAAAACCAAGGTAAAGTATTTAGTCTTGCTGATGGTATCAAGGAAGTTTCTAATATTAATCTTAAGTGGTGGTTTGCAAAATATTTACCTTATAAGATCATAGAAGATTTTCCTGATTTTGCACTAATAGATAATCCTGTAATAGGTGTAGGATGTCAATCTATTTATGATAATCAAAATGGCTTAATTTATTTCTGTAAAAAAGATTATATTTTAAGAAAAGATATAACTGAGACTCTTACTTATGTTGGATCAAATAAATTTAAAGTAGTTGAAACAGGCGCTCCTGTTATACTTGGTAATCCTTTATTCTTTGAAGATGCTAGTTGGACAATAAGTTATGATCCTAAAACTGGAGGTTGGTTAAGTCAACATGATTGGCACCCAACATTAAACATGCCGGGTAAGAATACTTTCATGACAGTTAATCCTACAGATAAGAAAGGTATATGGATACACAATACAAGATGTGATCTTTATGCTAATTACTATGGTAAGAATTATCCTTTTGAAGTAGAGTTCATAGTTAACAGTGGACAGCAAATTAATACTCTAAGAAGTATTGAGTACATCATGGAGGTTTATAAGTACGCGGAGAATTGTTATGATAGATTCCATGTATTAGATTTCAACTTTGATGAAGCTGTTATTTACAACACGGAGCAGGTCTCAGGTTTACTTAAGTTAAATCTTAGCCCACTGAATAATCCATTTGGTTTATTAAACTATCCTGTTGTAGGCCCAACTGATATTCAGATCCTATTTACTAAGAAAGAGAACAAATACAGATTTAATCAGTTCTGGGATATTACAGATGATAGAGGAGAATTCTTCAATCCAGCTATTCCAGGATTTGCTCAAAGACCTATTTGGGATACCAAACCAAATGGTTATATTAGAACTCTGAATCCTAGTAACTTAAATTATAGTAAAGATCCTTTTCAAAGAAAAAAATTCAGACACTACACTGTCTCTGTTTTATTAAGAAGAAAAGTATCCGGAGATAAGAAGATGCTAGTGATGATAGCAAATGTTAAGAACCTTTATTCACCAAGATAATGAAGCAGAACAAAGTACCTAAGAATGAATACACAAACGGGGAACCTTCTCCTTATAGAAAGAACCCTTTCAATAAAGATGTATTCTATGGAGATGATGGTCAATATGCACACCCTGGTCAAGTAACTAGAATACCTGGTGATGCTTTTGGTACTCATATAACAATGAAAGGTATCAATCAACCTTTGTATGCAAGAGATGATCAAGGTAATGAACAGATGATGCAACCTGGTGAAGACTATACTTTTCCAGGACAGTATGTTACTGAGTATCCTCAAATACAAACAGCTCAATATGGTGAACAATTTAATACTTATGAAGCAGATCTTATATCTAAAGTATTAATGAATAGAAACAGAGATAAAGACTTTGTTAAAAGAGCTTATGATGTAGGAGCTTATCCTGATTCTAATATGTTTACAGGATTAGATACAGAAGATTTTGGAAATAGAATGAGTCATAAAATGTCTTGGGGTGAAGATGATTCTGGACAAGCTTATATGTATCCTGATATTTATAATCCTAACAATGAAGCTATAAAAGTTCCTAATCAATATGCAGATTATATATCTTCTGAAGGATATAAAAAAGCTACAGGAATGCCTGTTAAAAAATATGGTGGTGGACTTTTAAACAAGACTCTCACTTGTCCTAGTTGTGGTTGGTCTTGGAAAGCTGCAGATGGTGGTAAAGATATTGCAACATGTCATAAATGTGGAGGTACAGCTAAACTAGCTTATGGTGGAATACCTATGGCTCAAGAAGGATTTGAAAATCAAGAAGATCCTATAGCTCATCTTAAGTGGGGTAAGTATATTGATGATCCTAACAGAAGAAAACAACACATAGTTGATGTTTATCAATATCTTATGGATTCAAGATGGGATCCTAAGAATATTGTATCTTTTATGAAAAATGTAGGTGGCTATGGTTCTAAAAGCAGAGGGTCTCTTGCTAAGAGTGGAGCTGATTGGGGTTGGGATAATGAAGATATTACCAATGAAGTTTTAGGAGAAGCTTGGGATGACTATTACAACAAAGTAAGAAAGATTAAAAGCAAGCAAGCTTATGGCGGAAATCCTTCTCTACCTAACATAGAAAGTCATTATCAAAAAGGGGGCACTAAAATTTATACAGATAAAGCATTATTTGATAAAGCATACAAAGCTGAAACAGATAGTTTAAATCTTTATAATTTATCTAATCAATTAGTAAGAGGTAACTATGGATTTTCAGATAATTATGAATTTCCAGCAAATCCTAAATATTGGGAAGATTATAAAATTAAGTATAATCCTTCTGGTTTTACAAAAGACATTAATAATAATAAAATACCAATAGGTAGTAATAATACTAGAAAAGAAGTAGAAGCAAGTCTTAAAAGAAAAATTAAACCTCTTGGTTATACTTATTCTGATTTTGCGGTACCGGTATATAAAAAACCAGTAATACATAATGTATATCAAGAACCTGTACCAGAAGCTGTCAAAGAACAACCTAAGAAAACAGAAGCTTCTAAGAAAGATTATCATCACAGACAAGTTGATTTCAGTAGTCCTTATGGTGCAGTGATGAAGTACTATGATGAGGCAGGAAAAGTAATAAGAGAAGAACCTTACAAAAAACCTTTTGGTGGTATACATAGTAAGACTCATACTCACATGCAAGAAGGTGGATGGTTAGATGACCTAGACAAATATCAAGGAGGCGGCTGGGATGAAAACTTTCAAAGACCTGGACCAGTTGCTGAAAACTCTATACCTGTTGCTAGCCCATCTTTTAATCCTAAAATATCACAAGAGTTTATACAGCAAAATGTTACTCCTTATTCTTATCAACTACCTCCTTTAAGAACTTTTAAAGATTTTAAAGGAAAAAGATCTAGTCCTGCTGTAGATTATAAGGATTACCTGGATTATAAATGGCATAGTGATAGAAATGATTTAGAATCAGCCGAAGATCTATATCAAAGGAGAGGAGAATGGGAGAATGAGATATTAGGATCAGAATTCTTAAAAGACCCTGAAATAAAAGCTTTTACAAAACTAGATAGGCTAGATGATGTTTATTATGATAAAAGTAAAGAAAACCAATATTATATTCCAAGTGGCAAAAAAATAAAACTTACACAAGGCAGATATAATCTTGGTAAGATTGATACAGGTCTTATAGATGAGGTTGTAAAAAAAGCTAAACAATACGGTGTTGATCCTTTAGATATATTATCAATTGCTGGTAGAGAATCTACTTTTGGACAACCTTATGGTGACCCAAGTAGTGTGAGACGAGAGAATGATTTAACAGAAGTATTTAGTGCCTGGGCAAATTCTGAGGCAAATGATGGTAATTTTTATAACTACTTTGGAAAAAAGAAACATCCAGGACTAAAGTTGGTAAAAAATAAAAGTGGATGGAACTACCGTCCTGAAGATGAAAGCAAAAAAACTCAAATATTTACTCAAGAGGATGTAGATGAGTATTTAAAGTACAGACAAGAACAAGAAAAAATAAAATCTAAAGATAATGCTTTAGATTTTGTAGCAAAGAAGATAAAGAACAAGGAGCTTCATAAGTATAATCCTGGAGATCCTGATTATCAAAATAAACTTGCTAATGAGAAAAAACTTTTAGCTCAAGAAAAAGAGTTGATGAAATATCTTAAAAGTAACAAAGAAGATCAATTAACAACTAAACAATATGGTGGCTGGCTAGATGAACTAGATGAAGAATACAGAAGAGGTGGTATGGTTAATCCTCTAATGAAATCTAGAAGTAAGAGATCAGGAACATCTAAGAATATCCAGTCTTCTATTAATAAGCTCTTCTTAAGAAACCGTGATATATTTGGACCAGGTGGTAAGAATATTTATGATCCAAAATCTAAGTATCAAGATGGTGGAGATCTTCCTAAAGCTCAGCTAGGAGCTCTTCTAAAGAAAGGTGCAAAGGCTGCATTAAAAGTTGCTAAGTCTGCATCACCTCACGGAAGTTGGACTCATGTAGAAGCTATAAAACCAAGAACAAAACTTGAAAAAGTTATTGATGTAACAAAAAGCTTAGCTAAAGATGTAGCTCATAATGTTGACAAAAAAATAGTAACACCTATTCAGTTTAGAAAAGACATAAAGCAAATAAAAAACAAAGCTGCTAAACAGCATGAGTATTTTCAAAAACCTGAAGTTGTAAAAAAACTAGAAGATATTGGAGCAAGTCCTTCTGCTATAAAATTTTTGCAAAGACCTAACCAGGTTGATCTATCTTTTGTACCTAACATTGGAAGTCATTATGATACAGTATTTGATCATATAAACATAGACATGAGACAAGCAAAAAAGTTGTCTAAAAAGCTTGGTATGACACCAATGCAAGCTTATGAACATGAGTTAGGTCATAAAATACAACAAAATATAGATCTAGGTTCTGCTGAGTTTCAACAAAAATATGCTAAGTATAAAAAAGATCTTGAAGACTATACTATTAGAAAAGGTTTACAAAGTAATACATCTAGTTTAGATCCTATGGCTGTAAGAAACATGTCAGACTTTGTAAAGAACATGGATATTCCACTGCCTCCTAGAGCTACATCTAAACCTACTCTTTTAGATAAACAAGCTGCTGGTATGCTTAGACTTAGAGCTAAGGATAAAAAATTACTTACACCAGAAGAAAAGAAAATACTTCATTACTACCACTCTGAATATCCAGATCAAGGTATATCAAAAATAGGTTATGATATAGAACATGGTGCAGAAAGAGTTCCTCATTTAAGAGAGATGAGACAAGCTATGATTGATAAAGGTCATATAGAAAATGAACTATCACCTATTACTGAAGATATTGTAAGAAACTTTATTAAAGAAAATCCTAGTAACAGAATAGCTCAGTTCATGGATCCTAACTTTAACATTAACTATAAAAAGCTTGTTAAGACATTTAAACATTTGCCAGCTCTTGCTCCTATTGGAATAGGTGCTGCTGCTTTACAAGAAGAAAAAGATGGAGGTTGGTTAGACAAAGCTCAACTTGGTAAAATTATAACTAGACCTTTAACACTACTTACCAAAACAGAAATGTTAAGTAAAAAAGGTAAAAATATGGGTTATAGAAAAATAGGTAATGTTGCTGGCTTACAAGATCTTATTAGAAAAAAAGGTGCACAAGCTCCTGCTCCCATGAAAATGAGATCTGGTTTATATGCAGATACACCATTTTTTGGAATGGGTAAAAAACCTAATGAAAATTATAAAGGTATTTATGCAGTAGAGGTAGATCCTCATAATCCAAAATATAACTGGACATCAAGAGTTGCTGGAACAGATAATTTAGGAGTAGCACCTATAAATCCTAAAACAGGAGAGCTTATTAAAAACATTCCACTAGAAGACTTAAATGTTTATAGAAAAAAATGGTTTAGTGATAATTATAAAAGGCTAGATCCAGAAAATCTAGAAGAAGGTTTAAAAAATGCAAAGTTACAATCAGGATTAGAAAATGCTTGGAAGTGGGGTGTAAGAGGTACTGCTGCTGTTGCTGCTCATGATTATATGTCAAAGGATAGTGATGATTGGGCACCTCAAATACAAAACTATCTAAACATAAAACAAAAAGGTGGAAACAATATTAGTGAAAGCACTTTTGTAAGAAAGCCTATAGTAAATATTAAAAAACCAAATAGACAACCAACAGCTGATGACTTAGCTTGGTATAGTATGATGGCTGCTCAAGAAAGACAACCAGATGTCTTACAACAAAAACAAGCACAAGGAAAAGGTAGCAAAGCTTGGGATATTATGATGAATCCTTTTACTGCTGCCGGTCACATGTATCAACATGGATCAATTCCTGATAATTTTACACAAGGTCCAACAAGTGCATTAGATATAGCACCTCAGTTTGTTAACCCTGTCACTTATGCTGAGATGATTTACAACACAGGAAAAGCAGCAGTTAACCCACAGACTTACAAAGACATGGCAAAAACTGCACAAGGTTTAGGTATGAAAGCTATGGGTAAAGAAGGTCCTGAAGGTTGGCAAGAAGCCGGACTTAATACTTTAGGTATGGGTATAGATGCAGTATTTGCTTTACCAGGTGTAAAAATGGCAAAAGGTCTTAAGAAAAATATTAGTAAGTCTATAAACAAGTCTATCAATAAGACAGCTAAGGGTATAAAAAAAGGAGTAAGTGAGAATATGAGAAATTATCCAGGGCCAGCAATTACTCCAACTAACTTTAAAACAGGTGGCTGGCTTGATAATTTACATTAATTTTAATATATTTGTACTATGACCAAAGATGAGATTTTAAATGGCATGTCAGAGCAAGAGTTCTACAGCATGTATCCTACTAGAGAGGCTTGGGAACAGTCTCAACAAGAAATGGCCTATGGTGGTTCTCCTTTTATTCAAGGCTTTCCTTTTGGTGCTGGTATAACAATGGCACATGGTGGAACTCCTTATTATGGTGGTCCAATTTATCCAGCTCAAGATGGAATACAAACTCCAGGATTTGATAGTACTAACATGGTTCTTACAGGACAAGATAATCTTAGTGATCAACAAATAGCAAATGCTAACTTAAAGTCGTTAGGTAATAATGAATATATAAACAGTGAAGGTGATAGCCGCTTTGTAAAGAATGTTAATCCAGTTGTAGTTCCTTTTAATCCTTATGGTGTACAATCAAAAGGAAAATTTGCCAATAATCCTAATTCTTTTCTTAATACAGGAATTCCTGGAGTTAGCACTTCAACAAATAATAGTTCTGTAACAGATCAACAAGTTAATACTAAAGTAAGAGGTTCAGTACTTCCTATTCTAGGAAAAAAACAAAAATATGGTGGATTGCCTGGTGGGCCTCATCAATATGATATGCCTTGTATGAATTGTGGTGGTTATATGGAAGATGGCGGTAATGCTAGTCCATTTAACTACGGAGCATTTCCTGCTATGCAAGGTGGTGGTGATCCTAATGATTTATGGTTAGCTCAACAACAATTAGCTTTAGAAAAAAGAACTAAACAAGGTGTTCCTTCCGATGTTAAACCTACAGGAACTAATCCTCTTAACTTTAATCCTTACATTAAAGGAAGTGATATTGCTCAGACTGATTCTATGCATACTAGTCCTTACAATCCTAACATTGCTGCTTACTTTAAAGGTAATAAGATGATAGCAGGACCTGCGCAAAATACAGGACAAGCTATTAAAGCAGCAAGGAAAGTCAATACCGGAAAGTTTTATAAAAAAGATAATGAAATCTACCCTAACTATCAACAAGATGGTGGAGGATTTATTAATGATGGAAGCTATCCTCAAATGAATTTTGGTGGAATAGATTATTCTAGTACTATTAATGATGTGTTTTCTAAATACCAAAAGAAGTCTGGTGGAGTTACTAGTCAAGGAGGTAATCAAAATTTGATTAAGAAACAACAAGCTGATTTTTACAATGCTATTCAAAGCAATGTGATTAATAAGTTCAATCAAGATGAACGCGATATAGCAAACCAGGTTACACAACAAGCTACTCAAGAAGTTGATCAAGCTTATCAAGGATATCAAATGGGTGGTGGTCCAGGAATGAGTTATGGTTATAATGCATATGGTGCACCTAACTTAGATAATCAATATAATCAAGAGATGCTTCAAGCTAAACTTGATAGTTATAATGATCAACATGCTTTAGATAGAGAGAATATGCGCGGAGCTAATCAAATGCTTGCAGGTTATATTGATCAAACATTAAGTAATAGAAGAGCCGGTGCACAAGAAGCAATGGGTATGTATAAAGCTCAATCTGGTGGTGATTGGGATGCTGCTTGGGCTCAACAAGAAGCTGAAGAAGCTCGGAGAACAGCAGCCTACTCTATAGAAAAGAAAAAAGCTAAAGAAGCTTATATAAATAGTCTTAGACAAAAAGGTAAAACTGCTGAAAATACTCAAAATCTATCATGGTCTCAACAAGCAATGCAAAGCTTTGGACCAGATAATAGACTTAATGGATTTAATTACTTTCCTGGTAATGTTGGTAGAGGGTATGAATTTGGTAAAGCTGATATGGCTAAGTTATCAAAGCTTACAGCTAACGATCCTCTCACAGGTGTACAACTTAATTATGGAAGATTAGGTAGAATGGCTCCAAGATTTTTTGGTCCTAAGTCTATTACTTTTGGTACAGTGAATCCTAATAAAGGTTACTTTGAAGATCTTAAAGAACCTGTTTCATATGATCAATCTCAACAACAAAATACTGATGTAAATTATTTTAAAGAAGATCGTGAAGCAACAAAAAGAAGAGCTGAGATAGCTAAGATTGGACCAGATGCTTATAAAAGAAACCAAGCATTTGATGATATGAGTTGGAGTGAAAAAAGAGCTTCTAAAAAAGCTATGAATCAAAATCTTAATCAAAATATTGACCAAGAAAAAAGATTTGAAAAATCAAAAAAAGCAGTAGGAGCTGTGGATACAGAAAATGCTTATGGTGGATTATATAAAGCTCAAGAGGGTTATGAAAATCCTTTGGCTTTCAAACCTACTCTAACAGAAGATGACGGTATGGATATCATGCCGCCACCAATGTCTGTTGCTAATAAACCAGTAGATCCAAACTATAATCCTTTTACTGATCAAGCTGCTATTCAGAAAAGAAGACAAGAACAAAGAGATATGTTTGGTCCTCCTATAGATGATCAACCAGATATCATGGCTCCCGATTCTGTTACAGCTAAATCAAAATTAAAAGGTGTAAAAAATTTAATAGGTCAATATGCAGTACCGGGTATTAACAAGTTAGCTAATATGTTTGAACAAGATGATCGTGAGAATAGCGAAAGAGCATTAGAGCAAGGTATGTTAGCTGATAATGCTAAAGTAACAAGACCCGCTAATGCTTTTAATATGGGAACTTACAATGTTAATTCAGGAGACTTTAGAGAGAATCAAAAAAACTCTAGTCAATATCCTGGATTTAATGCACAATTTGGTGGATTCAATACTATGCAAATGGGTGGAGGAATGGATGATTCATGGGAAGATGATTTAACTGAAGATGAAATTGAGAACTTAAGAGCACAAGGATATAACATTGAATATTTAGATTAATAACATGGCAAGAGTTAGAATAACCAAAACACCTAAAGCTCTATCAGGGCTTGAAGTAAAGATGAAGGATATGAAATCAGGATTGTATGGTACTAATGGTAACCGTCAATTTAGTTTACCTAATCAAATACAAAGCAGTAGATTCTCAGAACCTCTTACTGAGGTGAGAAATACTTTACAACCTGTAGCTAGAGAAAGTGCTAACCTTGAAGCTGAGAGAGGTGAAACTGCAATAGTTAATATGGGAGGTATGCCAGCACATTTTAAGATTGGTGGCAAGAGACATTCAGAAGGTGGTACTCCATTGAATCTTCCTGATAACTCTTTTATCTATAGTGATACTGCTAAGATGAAGATTAAAGATCTTATTATCCAAGCTCAGTTTGGTATGGTACCAAAAAAGTCTGGATACACTCCGGCTGAGATCTCTAAGAAATATGATATCAATAAATTCAGAAAAGTTCTAGCTGATAAAAACTCAGAACCAGTTGAGAGAAAGACTGCAGAGATGATGATCTCTAACTACAACTTAAAATTAGCTAAGCTAGCTTTAATACAAGAATCAATGAAAGGATTCCCTCAAGGAATTCCTCTTGTAGCTATGCCTTATATTATAGAGAATGAAATGGATGCCTCTCAATTCTTACCAGATCAAGCTCAAGAACAATTAGAAGGAGCTGAACAACCAGATGCTGATACCGGTGAAGCTAGATATGGTGCTAATGTTATCTCTACATGGGACACACATAGATATGGTGGTATACCTAAAGCTCAGTTTGGTGTTAATACAACTATGGACTCTGTTCCAAGATTTGATCCAGCATTGATAGCTCAACAAGTTGCTGCAGAAGAACTTGCAGCTAAACAAAAAGGAACAATGACAACAGGGTCAGCTCCTAGAACAGTAACAGGTACTCCTTCATACAATGTACCTTTACAAATAAATGATGGAGAGTATCAACAAACAGAACCTGATATGTTTACAAAAGCTTTACAAGGTGTTGGTGCTATTATGGAAGCTCCTCAAAGAGCTATGATGTATGCTGGTACAAGTATGTTTGGAGATGAAAACTATGAAATGACTAATCCAAAAACTGGTAAAAAAGAATGGATAGATAAAGATATTGTTGATATAAGAATGAAACAAGGATATACACCTACAGGTAAAAAGAAAACAGGATTTTATGAAATGCCATCTGAAACATTAGAAAGAGGATATCCTGATGCTTCTCCTGCTCTTAAGTTTGCATCTGATGTTTTTGGTGATCCTTTGCTTCCTGTAACAGCATGGAAAACTGCAGGAAGATTAGCTACTAAACAAATATCTAAACCTTTAACACAAGCTATTTATCAATCTAAAGGAACACTAAGCAAAACAGAAGCTATTAAAAATTTAGGTCCTAAACTATCACCAAGAAAAAAAGAAATAGCATCTAAGGTTTATGATAAGATAATGGATGCTTATAAAAAGAATCCATCAGTTGATGAAGCTAAACTATTAAAGATAGCGGCCCCTGCAGCTCATAATGCTGCAATAGCTCATGATGCTGAAAAAGCTTCAAAAGAAGCTGTTAGAATAGCTAGAGAAGCTGCAGAAGAAGTTGCTAGAAAAGCAGAGTATGCATATGTTTATGGTATTGAAAAAGCTAAAGAAATATATGATAAAGCACATCCAGTAATCAAAAAAATTGCTAAAGGAACAAAAAAAGTTGCTGAAAAAGTTTATAATGCTGTTGATGATCCTTACTTAGGACCAACTTTTAAGATGGCTGGAAAAAATATAATCACTTCAGGAGGTAAAACTATATTTGCAGATGAAGCCAAGAAAGAAACTAAATACTATAAAAATTTAGCACAAGAAGAAAAAGAAAGAGCAAACAAAGCAGAACAAAAATCAGACAGTTTAAGTGTGCTTTTAGCTAAGAAACCTAAAGAATCTGAACAGAAATATGGTCCTATTATTAGTAATAGTATTGGCCAACTTGGGCCAGGTTCTATAGCAAGAAAAAATTTAGCTACAGGAGAAGAAGAATGGTTTGATCAAAAAACTGGTAAACCATGGGCTGGTAATGTAGCTCCAGCAGATACCACAAGTAAAGTAACACCTGTTCAAGGAGATTGGTAATTATATTTAAAATTTTAACACATGGGAAAAGAATCCGGCCTTAAAGCAACTACCATTTCAAAAGATGGTACTAAATTAAGAGATGAGTATAATGATGGAACATTTGGAAATGTAAGACCAAATCCTAATTATAAAAAAGAAGAAAAGCCTAAAGAAGGCAAATCTTCTACTACAAAAGAACAAGGTGAACCACCTTTGTTAATTGAACCTTATGCTTATAATACAGATAAGTTACATCATTCTAAATATGATAAAGCTCAGTGGAGAAAATGGGCTCAAGAAACAGGATTTAAACCTAAAAGTAGAACAGTAGCTGGGCAAAATAAAGAATTCCAATTATATTTATTGCAAGATGATAAATTTAAAGACAAAGTAAAAGCTATTCATAAAGAATTAGGTATGCCTTATGCAGGTAAACCTGATGATGAATTTCTTGGAGAAAGATGGGATAAGATAATGGAAAAGCTTACAACTGAACCAGAAAAACAACCAGAACCAGAAAAAGATTTACCTGAGCTTACTGTTAAGAAAGATGAAGAAAAGCCAGCAGAAGAACAAGATGTAAAGAGAAACACACCACAAGGTGTAACTGGAAACAGAAGAGCTCCTTGGTGGTTACAAGATATTATTAAAACTTCTGGTGCTGCAGCTGACTTAGCTAGAATAAAGAAGTATGATCCTTGGCAAGATACTCCACAAGTATTTTTACCTAATGCTACTTATTATGATCCTACACGCGAACTAGCTGCTAATACTGAACAAGCTAATTTAGCTAGTCAGTTTCATCAAGCATTCACTGGTCCTAAGTCAGGAGCTATATCTGGAGTTCAAGGTAAAGCTTTGGATAATGCTGCTAATATAATGGCTAAGTACAATAACTTAAATGTTGGTTTAGCCAATCAACTATCTCAAGAAAGAGCAAGTATCTTGAATCAAGCTTCTCAAAATCAAGCTGGTTTAAATACTCAACTTTTTGATAAGTATACTATAGCTAATCAAACATTTAATACCTCTAAGAATATGGCCCGCCAGAACTTGAGACAATCTTATATGGATGCTATCACTAATAGAGCTAAGACACAAGCATTAAATACTTTATATCCTAACTATTACACAGATCCTTCTGATGGAGGATATCTTACTTTTAATCCTAACTATACACCAACTCCTACTTATAAAGGTGATACTAATGAATTTGATGAAGCTGTAAAAAAATATGGTAGTGTAGAAAATGCTAGTAAGTACATGGATTGGAAATATCGCAAGGCATCTAAAAAAGCTTCATCAGATTATCCATATGAAGGATATGAAGGATATCAAGGAAATGAAGTATAATAAACTTTATAAGTGTATTACTATACCATATAAATTTAATAGATTTACAATATAAAATTAACTCATGGCAACATATCTTCAAGGCGTAACCGACTATATACCTCAAATTCAACCTTTTCAACCGGATCTTAATTTTTACAGCAATGTAATGCAGGCCAAGCAAGGTAAGTATGATGATGCTAAAAATAAGATAAATGACTTATATGGTAGTTTGCTATATGCAGACATGAGTAATCCTGAAAACATCAAAAGAAGAGATAACTATTTTAAAGTTATAGATCAAGATATTAAAAAAATATCTGGATTAGATTTATCCTTACAACAAAATGTAGATCAAGCATTTAATGTATTTAAAGGTTTCCATGATGACAAGTACATGCCTACTGATATGGCTTGGACTAGAAAATATAAAGCAGCTGTTAATAAACATGAGATGTTAAAAAACTGCACTGATCCAAAGAAGTGTGGTGATATGGTAGCTTGGAATGAAGGATTACAAGAATTAGAATATAAAAGAGAAGCTTTTGCTAAAGCTGGTTTAGAGGAAACTTTAAACATGGAAGCACCTAGTTATACCGGATACTTTAACTGGAAGCCTGGAGCAATGAAGTTTGCTAAGGACCAAGGTATGAGTATTACCAAAGATAGCAGTACAGGTAAGTTTATAGTAAGAAACAAAAATGGTGAACTTATAAAAAATGGTATGGAAACTCTTCTTACTACTGTGTATGGTGATGATCCTAGAATATCAGCTAATAACTATACTAAAGCTTTTGTAAATAGAAAAAATACTATTAAGTCTACTGCTGCTATGTATGGCAGTGAAGAAGAAGCTGAAAAAATGTATATCCAGAACACCATGCATACTGGTATTAAAACATTATCTAGTAAAATAACAGATCTAAATAATGGCTTTGAGCAGTTGGATGCTATACAGAAAAAGCTAGAGAAGCAAAAAAAGATTTCTAGTTTAACTAATGCTGAAGAAAGATACTATCAAGAAATAGTACAGCAAAAAGCAAATGTAGAAAAAACTAAGAACTATTATGACTCACAAATAAGTGAGATTCAGAATAACATGACGGATGCAGATTTAGCAACTCTTAATAGAAAAGCTGATATTGCACAAGCTTCTGTATACTTAGATAATGATATCAAAAATATGGCTGAAGTTTTATCACATACAGATGAAGAGATTAATACTATCCAAAAAGTAGATCCTGACTATGAACATAAATTAGCTAAAAATCTAGCTAAGTATGAGAATGACTTGGGTATGATCAGAGATGCTGTACAAAGTGAGCTTAAAAAAGATGAGCTTTATTATGGTTCTTTTTTCAAAGACAGAAAAAAGGGTAAAGATAAAACAACAGACTTTGGAAATGAAGATATTATACCAGTAGAAGCTGTACCAGGTGGTAATAAAAACTTTAATGCAATAGACCAACCAGAAGAGTTTTTTACAAAATCAGCAGCTGATTTATATTCAAAAGCTAAATCAGCAGGATCAGAAGAAAGTATACAAGTATTGTGGGATGTATTTAATAACGCAAAAGAAGCTGCTGCTACAAAAGAGGGTGTAGGAGCAAAAAAATATCTTCAAAAGTTTTATGGTAATAAGTGGCAGAATACAATGTTTATGAACATTACCGGTTTTAAAGCATTACTAGAAGAAAATAAAAGAAGTTCTTTTAATATGATGCATGATACTGATGATTATATTAAGGATAAGACTAATGATGTTAGAGGTTGGGGCGATGTAGCTAAAACAAAATATAATGCTGATATGGCTAAAGCTGATTTAAAAAAGTTTTCAGCTAACAGTGAAATAGACTATTTTCAAAGTGGTGTAAAGAGTGTACTTAACAATATGAGTGCTACAAAAGAGTACAAGTATGCTAAGTATCTTCCTAACAAATACGGTCAGATTAATCTTACAGATGACATACCTCAAGAGTTTACTAAAGCTTATCTTAATGATAACAACGATGCTGATGTTGATGATGTTTTAGATGCGTATGGAGCAACAAAGAAAGAGTTCTATAGACAATATGTATTAGCTGATAAAACTAGTATTGAACAAGGTAAAGGTTTAACTGGTTTAGGTATGAAAGGTGGTAAAGGTATAACAAAGACAGTTAATAGTAATGATCCTGAAGATGAGTTTAACAATGCTTTAATAAGTACTACTAATCAAGGTTTTGGAAATCCTGGTGCTGTTAAAATTATTATTGGTAATGCTGGTAAAGATAACTATGATATTAATAAAGAAAGTGATCCTAATGCTTCTGGTTTTATAGCAGACTTTGCATTAAAGATTAGAAGCAGAAGTACCCCTGATAAAAAGAAACCTTTATATAGAATGCTTGCTCAGGGTATAGCTGCTGATGATGATGTTAAAAGTTCTTTTACAATATACCCTACCAAAGAAGATGTAGATGAATATTTTGGTGATTCTAAAGAAGTTAAAGAAAGTGGTGTAAAAGAAAGGATCATGAGTGAAGGTATTAGTTATGTTTATGACAATACAAAGATTGCTTCACCTATAAGTGAGTTTTTAAATGTATCTCCTATAGAGAAACAACTTTTAAGCAAAGGCTCTTATAGAATAAGTGAGTTTGTAGAAACAGCTGGTACAGTTAAATTATCTTATGATGGTAAAATAACAACTGTAACCTCTTTATATAAACTATTTGATAATTCAGAGCAAGGTTATTCACTAAAGGAGAAGATATATGTTGTTCCTAATATTAAAAAAGTTCAAGAAGTTGTTGATCAACAAATAATTGTATTAGAAGATTTACAACAATATAACCTTAATAGACAACAAGAGATCCGATTAGCTAACAAATCTAAAACACAAAACTAATGGCTGAAGAACTTTCTAACCAAGAACAAGATGCAGCTAGTTCAGAAGAATATAAAGTATCGGTTAAACCTCCTGATTATCAAGCTCTTACAGAAAATGCTAAAAACATAGTAGCTGATATAAAAGCCGGTATGAATTTACCAGCAAGACCTACAGCTATTGATACTTATAGTAATGTAGCAGGTAATCCTATAACAGGAAGTAATCCTGGTAGTAAAAAGGCAACATCAGGTTTAGATTATATAAATGCTTTACATAGTACTGTTCAAGCTAAAGCTGCTGAATCTATAAGTCCTTTTGCAGAACTTAGACCATATACCTATAGTGGTGATATGGATGCTAGTAAGTTTGAAAGATATTATGCAACCGGTGACTTGTATAACAAGTTAGGTTTTTCTCCGTATAGAGATAATGAATCTTTATACAACAACAACATGACCTTTGGTGATCAGTTTACAAGAGCTGCTAAACAATGGGATAATCTAGTTGGTGTTGGTTTTATGTCAGGATTAAGATCTTGGAAGACAATGTTTACTGATCCATTAGCTCCAGATATTGAAGGAGCTAGAGATATGGAAAGATATACTTCTATAGGATCTTCTTCTGCAGGTGGACTAGGTGGATTTTTTACAAATACATTTTTAAACTCTGCATACACGGTTGGTGTTGGTGCAAACTTATTAGCTGAGAATCTAGCATTAATGGGTGTGGGTACTGCAGTAAAAGGTGTAACTACAGCACTTAGAGCTCCGGCAATGCTTGAAAAAGCTATGGGTGCTTTTAAAAGTGCTGATGTTGTAGCAGACTTTACAAAGATAAACCCAATGGATGGTGTTCGTGCTTTAGGAGAAACTATTCCTGAAGCAAGATCTTTTTGGAACACTATAGGCAAAGGTGCTAAGAAAGTTGGTGTTGGTGCTTTAGATATTATCAATCCTTTAGATAATACAATAGATGCTTTAAGAGCTAAAGATTATGCAACTAACTATGCTAAAGTAGCCGGAACATTTGGTGCTTTTGCTGATGATATGTTGATGATGAAAGCTGCTGTATCTGAAGCTAAGCTAGAAGGTGGTATGTCTAAGATCAATATAACTAAAGATCTTATCGAAGACTACAGACAAAGAAATGGTAGAGATCCAGAAGGAGTAGACTTAACAAACATAGAAAAGATAGCTGATGAGAAAGCACATACAGTTGCTTTCTGGAACATGCCGGCCATCATGACTAGTAACAAGTTATTATATGCTACAATGTTAGCACCACTGCGTAAAGTGATGGGTAAGCAAGTAGCTGGTACAGTAGATGATTATATATTAAAAGATAAAACCTATTCTGTTTTAGGAGAAGATTTTATATCAAGAGCAGGAGCTGCTGTTAAATCATTAGGTAAACCAAATACTTATGGTAAGTTTGGTATGAATTATTTGACAGCAAACTTTGCAGAAGGTATTCAAGAAAATATACAAGAAGCTTTATCAGAGGGAGCATCTCAACATGCTTTAGAGTTATTTAGAGATCCTATCAAAGCTAACTATGAAGGTTATATGCCTTACTTCTTAAAAGGTATAAAGAGTCAATTCTCTGCTCAAGGTGCTGAAACATTTGCAGGAGGTTTCTTAATGGGAGCTTTTGCACAACCTATTATGGCAGCACCTTCTATAGGTATAAGCAAAATAATAGAAGCTGCTACAACTGATTCTGTTAGAGCTAAAGAACTAGAAGAAGAAAGAGCTAAACATAAAGCAGAAACTGCAGAAACTCTTACTGAGTTTTATAATAATACTTTAAACTATTTAGCGCCTGACTTACCTAATGCTGTAAGAACAGGAAGACTTTCTGATGATATGTTTAGTGCTGCTAGAGTTGGAGACAAATTAGGAACCATATCTGCACAAGAAGCAATTAAGAATCATCATATTATTACAGCCGCCAGAACTGGTAAGCTTGATGTTATGATTGATAGAGCTAAGGATTATAAAAATCTTACCAAAGAAGAAGCTGTTGAGGCTTTTGGTAAGTATGGTGTAGAAGCTCAGGATGTTGATAAAGCTATGGCTCACATAGATGGTATAGTAGAAAGAGCAAAAGAAATAAAAGATGATTTTGAAGATGTAGCAAATAGATATCCTAATCCTTTTAATCCTAGTAATTTTAGAATAGGTAGTCCTGAGTTTATAGCAGCAGCTGTTGCTAAAACTTCTTGGGATGAAGCTGCCCATAATCTTATATTTGCAAAGGCTACATTCAAGTCACACAGTAAGCGTATAGCTGATATAGCTAATACTTTCTCAAAACTATCAAGCGCTTTAGCTAAGGGAGACGTAAACCTTCTTACTTCAATGCTAAGCTCAACAACAATGACCAATGAGATCAATATGTTGAGAAAAGAGATTGCTACTCTAGATGATAGTTTACCTGAACAATCTAAGATAAAAAAACAAAAGTTAAAACATCTAGAAGGTATACAAGCTTTCTACAAAGCAATAGAGAACTATCAGTATGCTAAAACAGATGCTGAGAAAGCTATGGTAGAAAAAAGAGCTAAAGATGCTTTTGCAAAACATCTTAAAAACATAGCTGATAAAAATGATGTACCTGTATTTGATGAAGAATTAGATGCAGCTTTCTCTTTAATAAGAGATCATATGTTATTAAAAGATCAGCAAACTGGATTGGTTAAGAACATTAATGTGTTAATGACACCTGATAGCTTTTTCCAATTCCAAAAAAGATTATACTCTACATACGCAGAGGGTGTGTACAACATACCGGATACTATAGGTCACAATCTTGACAGACATACTTTTACTAAAGATCTTAATGATATTATAAATGATATAAGAGGTTTAGGTTTTAATATACCACAAGATGTTATTGCATCTTACTCTGATGCTTACTTTGCAGGAGAAGAGTTATTACCTTTGGTTTTCTTATTAGATAGTAATGGTGTTAAGATAACATCTGGTCCAGCTTTTGAAAAAGCTAATGGTATATGGAATACTTTTATAGAGCTTACTTCTAAAAAACGTAAGACTATAGAAGCTATGGAATATGATCAAGATAACTTCTTGACTTACCCTGAAGAGCTTAAGCAGATACTTACAGATGAATACAATGATCTTTCTGATGAAATAAAAGCTGCACAAAATCTAGAAGACTGGGCTACTGGCGATGCTAATATTGGTATAAGAAAATTATTCTTTGAAGGCAGAGCTGCTGAAACACAAGGTATAGAAGAAAGATATAAGTCTATGACTATACCAGAACTTACAACAGCTTTAGAAGAACTTGCAGAACAAGCAAAAACTGATCCTAAGTTAGATGCTAAAGTAACTGTTTTACAAGACTACATAGCCTACCGTGCAGTAGAAGCTGTTGATATGCCTGAGAAACAAAAGCAAGCATTGAGAAATATGAAAGCTCAAGCTGCTAATACTCAGAACAGAGATAAGGATAATGAAAAGTATATTCTTAATGGTAAAAAACTAGATACCAGGGTAACAACAGTAGTACAAGAAATACTTGCTAAAAAATATGGTCTTAGTCCTTTTAATTTTCCTAACACCGGTTATGGTAAAGAAATTCTTAAGGATCAGAAAGACATGCTTGAGCAACTTATTGAAGAGAAACAAGATAAAAATATCATAGTTAATATATGGGCTGACACTGTAAGTAATACAAGAGCTTATAAAGATAGATGGGATGATAGTAAAACTGCTTTATTAAAAGAGACACTCAAAGAAAAGTTTACATATGAGGACTTTGAAAAAGCTGTATCTTCTTTAGCATATCAAGAATCTAAAACTGGTGGAAACACTGTGGATGAGATAGCTAGAAACTTCTTAACAGGAACTCCTATATCTAAGCCAGGTAATATGACTCAAGAGGCTTTCAATAAGCTAAGAGGTATATTAAAAGATTTAATGAATACTATCAGAGAAAGAGGAGAAATCATCTTAGCTAAAGATCTTTTTCTTAAAGGTGAAGTTATCATTGATGGTGTAAAACAAACTATTGGTGGTGAGATGGACATGCTAGTTATAGACAAAGATGGTAATCTTAAAATCTATGACTTTAAAACCGGTAGAAACTATAAGTGGGAGATGTATGGTACAGAAGCTGATGAAAAAGGCACTGATACTAAAGACCCAACCTTATACAAAAAAGGATATGGTTTACAGCTCTCTTTATATAAAAGACTTATAGAAGAACAAACTGGTCTAACAGTTGATTCTAATAAACTTACCATTGTACCTTTCATTATAAATGTGAGCAATAATGGTATGATCAATGACATTGAGCTCAGCAATGAAGATAAGAATATTATACACGAGTATAATCCTGTAGTAGAGGAATACATACCCGTAACTAAAACTGCAGCATACAGTCCTCAACCTTTTGTTCAAGCTATAGAAGTACTTAGTGATAAGAGTAAAACAGATCCAGAATTTGAAACAATAGGTAAGTACAGCATATCAAAACCTAGTATTGATAAAGATGGTAAAGAAATAGTAACTGTAGAAAGTACAACACGCCCAGGTAAGGGCATGACCTATATTGTAAACACAGATGAGAATGGTTCTGTAATATCTCTTACTCCTAAGAACAATCCTAAGCAACATATAGTTAATGAAAAACTACTAGTAGCTGTTGAGATAAAAAGAAATAAGTATGAGTACAACTCACCTACAATAAACAATATAGCAAAAGATGAAGAGAAATATAACAAAGTTAAAGAGCTTCTTCCTGCTGTAACCGTATTAGAAAATACTTTAAACCTTGGTCTTGATAACAGTATAACAAGTGCTTTAAATAATCTATATGCTAACAAGCCTTTAGATAGAGCTTCTTTAATAGCTATACAACTTTGGGCAAATGGTGCTGCAAAAAGATTAGATAGTTTTTTACAAAATGAGTATAAAGATAATGCTGAGTTTACAAAAGCTTGGGAAAACATGTATCTTATAAATGAACTTGTTGAAGAAAGACTAAACACTTTAGCAGAAGAAGAAGTAGAAGAAAAGCCAGTTATTGAAGAGCCTGCTGTAAAAAGACAACCTGGTAAATCAGTAGATCAGCTTTTAAGAGAAAGAGATAAAGAGCTAAAGTTTATACAAGAAAAGAGAAAAGAACTTGGTATTGAGTTTGATCCTTTGGATGATGTTCCTATGTCTGTTGTTATTACTATGGACAGGTTTGATAATAATCTTCCAATAGATCCTGTTGCTTTATCAGAAACATCTGACTGGTTATATAACAAGTATAAAGAGATTGATGATATGCTTTTAGATCCTAAAAGGATGTTAACTCAAGCTCAGATAAAACAATACAAAAAAGCTTTAGAAAAAGATATAACAGCATTAGAAAACTATAAACAAGAACAATATGGAGAAAAAATCATTCAGAATGAGACTGCTAGAAGCACAAGTACCACAACAGGAGAAACAAGAGGAACAGTCTCAAGAGACAAAACAGTTGTTGAGAAAACTAGTTTTGATGAGCCTATCAAAGGAAAAACTAAAAAGCATAGAGAAGCAAAAGTAAAAAAAGCTGTAGAAAAAGCTGCAAAAGAAAATGCTGTAGTTACAACAGAAACAGAAGAAGAGTTGTTTCCTAAAGTTTATACTGTTGAAACTATAAATGCTGAACTAAACTTACAAAGTTTACAAGAAGCTAAGGCTCAAAAACTTGAGGTAGAATACAAAGGAAACAGGTATAAAATTAAGAGAGTTGGAAAAAAATCAGTAACTTTATATGCTCCCAACAGAGATGATGTAAACATAAAAGAAGAAGACTTAGCTAAAGAACTAACAGTAGTTGAGCCGGGAGTAAAGAAAGCAACTGTAGAAGAAACTGAACAAGTAGTAAAGAATGAAGAACTGGTTAATACAACTGAAAGAGTTTTTGAAGAGATACCTACTGACAAGACTGCTATGGACAAAGCTGTAAACAAAAGAAAAGATGATTTTTTAAATAACCTTTGTATATAATAAGATGGTTTGTGATTTAAGTAAAAATAACCTAAAAGAAAAACTAGAAAGTTATGTTAATGCTTTACTAGTAAAGAGCTACACTAATGACCCAACTTTTGATTACAAGAAAATAGTAGACACAATCTACAAAGATGTTCTTGGTAAAAGCAATGATGAGAATCTAGCTTTGGGTATGGCTTATCATGTACCACAGATGATATTTGATCTTGTTACTGATAACAAAAAACAACTAGGTCTTAAAAATCTAATAACTAAAGGTTATGATGTTGGTGTTTTGAGTGCTGAAATAGATAAGTTAGCTACTTCTATAGATAAGCTAGGAGCTGTTGCAATACTTTTAGGTAAACCAATAAAGAGTTTAGATGAGATTGAAACATTTGTAGCTAACCAACCTACTGATCAAGCAACTATGCTATTATCTGTACCAGGTACAAGTCTTACTGTAGATACTCTTGTGTTAGCTTCTAATGCCGGATTCTTTGCTACATCACAAAGTGGAGCTGAGATAGATAAAAAAACAAACTTGCCTTTTGCATCTAAGTCTAATGAAGATGCTGCTTTCTACCAAGGAGTATTATCCGGTATAATGGCTGCTAAGAGACCTGATGATAATGACTTTAGTAAAGTTACTTTTGGTAATCATACAGGTTTTGCAGGAAGACTGATGTTTGAAAGAAGCATTCCTGGTAAGATCCGCCTAGATAGAGAAAGTCAGTTAGCTTATGAGATACTATCATTTGTACTTACTGATAGCAAGACAGGAGAAATATTATATTTTAAACCTGATAATACTATAGGTGATATTGATAATGGTAGACCTATATACCTCTTGCTTAAAACAACAAACCCAAAAAATAAAGATTTTGAAAAGCACAAAGCTGCTATAAAAGCAAGTATGATGTCTATGTTAGATAGAACTAACATGACAGCTGAGCAAATAGAAAATGCAAAAAAAGAAGCTGATAAAGTAATCAGTAACCAACTAGAACAAATAGAAGCAGCTAAAAGAAAAATAAGATTTGGTGAACCTGTTCCTGTAGATATAACAGGAGGCTTTAAAGGGGCAACCCAAAATGTAGATAACATTGTTGGAGAGGAAACTAGAAAAAAACTTACTTTTCCTTTATCTGAGTTTGATGTAAATGACAAAGCAAAACAGTCTATAGTATTTACTGTAGAAAATGTTAGTGGTCAACCAGAGAATCTACCAGCTATACAGTTTCCTAATGTAGATAATCTTATTAGTTTAAAGAATCCAAATAAAATAGGAGAAAAAGCGGAAGATGCTGACATCTTAAATAACATAGTAGATATACTTACACAAGATCTTAAGGTTGGTGATAAAGCTGTACCTGATATAGACAAGGTTGACAATGTTGGTCAATACATACAATTAAAAGCAAAAAACTATACAATAGGTACAACCCTTGTAAATGGTGACCAAAAGTTAGAAATTAACTTAGGTGGTAATGTTTTAGATCTGTCTGATAAAGAAGCAGCTAGAAGAGTATTAAAAGACTTCTTGGGTAAAAATGCTACTATACATTTTCACAAGAAGAGCTATGATAAAAATAGTTATACTGCTTTTAAACTAACACCAGACAATGGTGCTTTTAATGTTAGTAAGTCTGATGAAGATTATTACAAGTTTATAAGTCCTAGGTTGTATCCTAGACTTGTCCGTGATGAAAGAACCAAACTACCTATGGTACTTAATGGTTACTTTAGATTTCAGCCTGTAGTTACAGCAAAAGAAGTTGCTGACAAAGTAGAAGAAGTTACAAAAGAAGTTGTAAAAGAAGAAGTACCTGTAACTAAAAAACAAGCAGAGGAAGACTATGATGAGTTACTACGTTCTAGATTACTAGATAGCATAGTTACTCCTGAAGAAGATGCTGAAGCAAAAGCTTGGTGGGAAGAATCAGCTTTGTCTAAAGCTACTTATAAAGATGAGAATGGTGTTGTAAAACCTCTTTTTACTCTAAACCCATTAAGAAATGCTGTAAACTCTGAAGCATGGGCTAGCTTCCGTGACTCTGTGATTACTTTATATGAGGGTGCAAATTACTCTCATGTGTATCATGAGGCTTGGCATGCTTTTAGCCAGACTTATCTTACTTATAGTGAGAGAACTAAGTTCTATAAAGCAGTATCTAAACTTCCAGGATCTTTTAAAGTAGCTAAAGCAACTGGTCAAGGTAATATTGAACTTGTTGATGTTGAGTTTAGTAAAGCTGAAAGAAAAGAGTTAGAAGAGTTTATAGCTGAAGAGTTTAGAACATATGCTTTGAACAAAGGCAAGTTTAAAACTGAGAATGAAAAGACTAATATCTTTAAGTGGATATTTGACAGAATATGGAAAGCTTTAAAGGCTTTAGTTGGAGGTTCAACTGCTATAAACATTTACTCTAACCCTGGATCAGAAGGTGTATTAGGTGAGATCTTTAACACTTTGTATACAGCAAAGTCTCAAGAACAACTCCTTCCTTATGCATCTAATATTAAAAATGGTGAGTTTGGTTTATTAAACTCTGGTGTTGTTAATAAAGAACATCCTGAAGATGTGCTATCTTTATCTGAAAGCTTACTTGTAAGTAAAACTATAGATGGTATTATATCTAAAGCAACTACTGAAAAAGTACAGTCTGGATCTCTCAGTGCTGCAAGCTTGATATTCAGAAGTCCAAAGGAACTAAAGAAAGTATATGAAAAAGCTTTAACTGAACTTAGTGATAAGAGAGAAGAGTTTTTAAAGCAATTAAAAGCTTTACCTGCAGACAAAGTTGTAGAAAAAGCTGTACTTGATAATAAAATATCTGTTCTTACCAGAGCAACAAAGCCTTACATGTATGGTAACATAACTCAGATTTTAGAAGGTACAAATGTTACAGATTCTATCATTGCTTTCCATAGACAGAACAGTGAGTTCAAAGACATGTTTGTTAAGTTTAAAATAAGCAAAGAAGAAGCTGTTGACTTAGATGAAGAACAACTTGAGAACAACTTAATAGGTAGAAACTTTGATGCTGGAAATAGCAGCACTGAATCTGAGAAGTTAGCTAATGAGCTTACTGTTTATATAATTAAGAGTTTACTTAAACAAAATAAAGATGGAAGCTATGTTCTTAATGAACTAGGTTTTCCTGAGCCTATAGAATTCAAACCTTTTTGGAGAGTTATGATGGACAAGTGTTCTGGTGAAACCAGTATCATGGGTCTTTATAACAAAATAAAAACTGCAGGTAATACTGTATCTCCATTATTCAAACAGTTACTTGACAAGATCTTTAAGTTAAAAACAATATTAGATACTGATAATAAAGAAATAACTTTATCAGAAGAACAAAGTATGGCTGCCTTCATAACAGAAGGTAGTGTTACAGGTGAGATGTGGATGAAACTTGTTCAGTCTTTTAACTTATTCAGAATAGACCTAGTTAATGTAAACATTACACAAACTGATGAAGGTATAGAAGTTAAGGTTGGTAAGTCAAGTGCTGAGTATCAAAACATTATAAGAAACTGGCAATCTGCATACCAACAAAAAGAAGCTGATAGACATACTGCTAAGAACAAAGATAAAGTTAACTATATCAATACTAAGAATGTTGTAGAAGACTACATACAAAAGAAATATAATGATGCCGGTAAACTATTTGTAACGGTAGCTAAAGAAGACTATGTACCATTTCTTAATAGTATAGGTATTAATCTTTCTGATACAGAAGAGATTAGAGAGTTTCTTCAACCTAATGATGTTAGATATTTAGCTGAGACTATTGTAAAAATAGATGACTATATAAATGATATAGAAAAGAACTATAAAGGTTTACAAAAAGAAGAGAAGCTAAAAGAAATCCAAAAGATACTTTCTGCTCCTATAGATCTTTTTAGAACAGGTAAATCATTACCTAACAAAGAACCTATAACAAACAGTGGTGGAACAGTTAACAGTCTTGCTAATCTAGAAGCTAACTTCTCTGAAGAATATGCTAGTGGTATGAGACTTACACCAGATGGTGAAAAGAAATCTGTGTTTTCTTTAAACAGCACGGATACTCAAAAGGTTAGAGCATTACAAAATGCTAAACAAAAAGGTGATCTTTCTAGTGATCATCCTGAGTTTATGCATATGAACTACTTAAACCCAGCTAACAATCCTGAGGTTAATGGTTCTGTGTACATGAAGTCAATGTTTGATCCTTCTGGTAAAAGAATTAGTAATAATATCAACATCTTTGACTTATCTGGTTCACAGTTTAATGTTGATAGAAAAGATGAATCTTCTACTATAGGTATTACATACTCTAAGATGAATGCTACTGATAAGTTTATATCAGACTTTATCTCAACCTTAACTGCAGGATTTATGCAAGGTATTTTACCAGGTGATAAGAGTTCTTACTATTCTTTAAAGATTGACAACATTACTACATACACTAATAAGAAAACAAACTACTTGTTTGTAGATACTTCTGCATTCTTAAAGAATAAAGATGGTGTAAATGTAGCTGGATATGATGGTATGGATAAAACCATAGAGATATTATATCCTAAGTTAGAAGGAGAGATCAGAAGGATAGCTATGATCAAAGCTGCTCCTGAGTACTATAAAAACATAAAAGGTTTTGAAAAAGGAGAAGAGTTTACAATCTTTTCTGAAATGCTAGACTCTAAAGACAATCTTAAAGAAAAGTTAGCATCTGCTGAGTTCTTTAAGAAGTTTGCTGAATCTAATATGAGTCTTATGGACTTTTTAAATATGTCAGATAATCTAGCTTTAAAAAAGAAGATAGATGCTAACATCAAAACATACTTTGAAAAGCTTGTAAAAGAGTACAACAAAAACTTGTTTGAAAAAACCTTTGGTAAAACAGCTGTCTTACCTAATTCTATAAACAAAACATTAAGCACTATTATACTTAAAGAACTTACTGCTGATCAAATACAAGCATTAGGTGATAACTATAACTCTAATATAAAAGATGCAGCAATGATGTCTTATATGGTAAATAACTTTTTACATAAGACAGAAACAACATTGCTTCTACAAGGAGACGGCTTTCAGTTTGATCATTCTAAAGATCAGGCACCTAAGCGTACTCCAGGATCACAATCTGGTGGTAGAGTATTTGCTGTAGATAAACTTACTCAGCATTGGGTAAACACTAAAGTAGGAAGACCTCTTGAGGAAAAACTACTTAAAGAAAATGCTATTAAAAAAGAAAATGGTAGCACTGAAGTAACAAAGTATAATGGTATATACAACACGGCTATAATAAAAGAGAGCCAAGTAGGTTCTGTGTACTTTGAAATGTATAGAGATCTTTTCAAGAAGATGTTTAAAGAAAAAGGTCTTGAAGGTGATGCATTAAATATAGCTCTGTATGGACAAGACACGGATGGTAAAATAGGAACAGGAGCTAGAAAAGCAGATGGTACTTATGATACTTATGGCGGCAAGATGAATCCATATGCTAAGATTAAGGATGGTGATGGACAAGGTTGGATAACATTTGACTCTTACAGAATACTTAAAAGAGTAGAAGGTCAATGGAGTAATGCACAAGAAGATGCATACATGAAAATTGTAAGAGGTCAGGTTTTAGGAGCTGATGAATTATCAGATCTATTCCCTGTATACAAGCTTCAGTATAATGGTAATTTAGCTACTGAAACTGGTAGATATCCGGTACAAGCTTTCCACAAGTTCTCTTTGTTTCCGCTTATTCCAACTGTTATAAAAAACTACCCTGCAGAACAAATGCATCTAGCAATGATGCAACAAAATATTGACTATGCATTATTTGAGTCAGGTTCTAAGAGATCTCATATAAAACCTAGTGCTGATGTTAGTGGAGATGTGATATACAACAATGGTGATACAAGTGATATCCTACCAAAAGATAAAATAAAGTTTACTAAAAATAGTGTATATGTTACATATCTTAAAAATCAGACTGATGTAAACAGCACATTCAAAGAATTTTCTACATTTTCTACCCAGTTAAGAAAGTTATTACCTGGGGGATTATACAAGAATGGTTTACCTATAGACTATAAAGGAACTAAAGCTCAATGGGATAAACTAACTGATGCACAAAAAAGAAAAGAAAGTGAGTTTCATGATCTTGTAACAAACTTTAAAGATAGTTTAGATAGACTTGTATATCATGAGTATAAAAATCTATTAGATGATTTAAACTGGACAGAAGAAGATGTTGAAAAAGCAGTAGCTAGTCCGGAAGCTATGGAAAAAATGATTACTTTCTTAATAAAAGAACTTAAAGAACAAGGCTTTAGTGATCATGAGATATCTATTCTACAAACGGATACTAACTATAACACTATAGACTTTAGTATAAGCCCTCTTGCAGCAAGATTTGAAAAACTTATAATGTCTGTTATAAACAACCGACTTATAAGACTTAAACTTAGAGGTGAGCCTTTAGTTGAGGTATCCTCAGCTTTAATGCAAAACCCTAAGTTTAGAAATGCTACAAGAGAAGAACAAAAAAAGTATAATTACTTTAGTACTAACGGTTTACCTTCTTATATAGTAGATCTAGCCGGCAAGAAAAACAATATAGGTTTTGGATTTAAAAGAGCTCTTAGAGAGATGGATCAAAATCTTTTCCAAACTATTTACTATGTTAAAAATGAAAAAGGTCAATATGTACCAGCTCTAGATAAGAACAAAAACAAAATTAAAATTGCTGTATACAAAACTACTAAAGATGAAAATGGTAAAGAAACTAAGTCTTTAGATATTGAAGCTAGTCTTGACAGACTTAATGAGATGTTATTGGTAAAAGAGTGGAAGCTTGATGATGAAAACTTTAAAAAGCTAAGACTAACAGGTGTTAGGATTCCTGTACAGGGAGACAACTCTATGGAGTTTGGTGAAGTAGTTGAGTTTTTAAGTCCCGATGCTGGTCCTATTATCATTATCCCAGCTGAGCTTGTTGCCAAGTCTGGTACTGACTTTGACGTAGATAAGATGACTACTTACTTACCATACATAACCCGTACTGGTAAGTTATTAAAAGATAACATGTCAGAAGAAGCTTTAGAGAAAAAGATAGAAACTTTAAAAGAAAAGCTTAATAAGTATAAAAAGACTAAAGAAGCTATTGAGTTATTCAAGACTGAGAAGTCTGCTAAGTGGATGGATATAGGTCCTTCTTTTAACAAGTTTAGAAAAGCTATATTCAAAGATGTTAAAACCATGACTAATACTTTAAGTGAAGAACAACTTAAAGCTTTAACAGGTAAAAATAGAGATATCATAAAAACTCTAGAACAACCTGGCATGGATGCTGTATTAAAGAATTTTAAAAGAGCATATAAGATCTATAACAGTGAAATAAAAGGAGCTACTCTTGAAGATATTAAAAATGTTGAAGAAGGTTTAGCTAACATGTATGAACAAAAAAGTGAGCTAGCCGGTGTTTATGATGAACTAAGCGATGCTCAAGAACACAAGAACAACTATATATCAGCTATTCAAAATAGATTAATAGAAGATATTGTAAACATACTTCAGTTACCTGCAAAGGCTGCATCATTACTTTCTCCTAATGATACTAATATAATTAAGCCAATTGCTGATAATATGAAAGAGTATATCCAAGAAGCTGATGATGAAACAGATTATAGTAAGTCTTTAATTACAGGTAAGAAAGTAGCTAAAGGTGTTGTACCAGGTGTTATCTTTAGAGAGGATTATAACAATAAAAAACATCAAGAGTTTACTGTTAGTAAAGACTCCTTAGGTATTGCTGCTGTAGATAATCCTATTAATATTCTACTTAACCAAGCTGGTGCTAAGATGAATAAATCTATGGCCAGTACTGGTTATACTTGGAGTAAAAAACAAGCTAATTATGTTAAATCAAAGGATATGTTTATACCTATAGATTTAAACCTTAAGCATAACAAACTTGATGGTGCCATATCACTATCGCATATAATAGATACTAATGACAAACATGACATAGCTGAGGTTATAAATCAGTTAATGAATGGTTTGGTAGATGCTGGTAATGATCCTTTTGTAGCTTACTTACAGGGTAATACAGATGTAGTACCTAAGGTTTTATTCATGCTAGAAGCAGGTGTCCCTTTTGAGCATATTGCTGCTTTTGTAAATAATCCAATATCAAGAGCTTATGTAGCTGAAAAGAACAAACAGAAATCTGTTTTTTCAAAGCTTATCTATGGTTACCAACACATACCAGGTGATTCTAAAAAAGCTGTAAGAACAGAGATGTTACAAAAGATAGGTCTTAACTTTAACTTTTCACCTAGTACTTTTGCTAACTTAGTTAGTATAGAGATAAATTCTGGTAATGTAATTGATACAGGTAACATACACGGTTTCTATAATGGTCTACAAGAACTATATGAGCCTGAGTACTTTACAGAAGGAAACTTAAATGCTATAGCTAAACAAGATGTTGACTTATCTAATAAAGAACAAGTTGCTGGTTTCTTACAGTACTTATACATAGAAGATCTTATTAAGGACTATGATGACATGAAGAAGGCCTTCAACCCGGATACTAACAAAGTAAGTGATTTATTCTCTAGTCAAGCTAAGATTGAAGAAGTAAATGCTGTTGCTGAGTCAAGATCTCTTGATTATGGTATTTTTGACTTTATAAGATATAAAAGTATTATTTCTCCTTTCTTTATACAGGAGCTTGCTAGAAAGTTGTTTAGTAGATTGTTTAAACTAAGAGATAGTAAAATAGTAAATGATTTTCTTCTTGATCAGACAAAGAACTACACTAAAATGACTGATATCAAAAAGACTACAGGCTATGATACTGAAACTTATGTTATAAAGTTTAAGAACTTTTTAGCACAATATATTTTTGCTAATGAGTTAAGACAATATGATCCTAAAAGCAAAACATACAAGGGTAGACAAATATCACAAGCTTTCTTAGATCAAGCTAATAAAGACTTTGATGAAGAAAATTACTCTATCTATAGTAAAAGTCTTGACTCTTATAAAAGTCGTGGTCTAGCTCCTATAAACCCTGCAGCTTTTCAGTTTAGCAGAGGCTCACAAGATGGTGAAGCATATTTAAAATCTGTAGCTAAAATAAGACAAGACTTTATTGAGTTCACTCTTGAGAGAGAATACTTAAGAAGAACTGTTCCTATGGCTAGCCTTTTAAATACTAAAGAATTTGAGCTTAGAAGAACAAGACTTATTGAGACAGATCAAAGAGTATATCAACAAACAAGTACTGAATCACAAGAAGAGTATGATGAGAGATTAAACAAGATGACTTATGAAGATTATCTTGCTAACCAAGCTCTTAAAAATACTTATAATATCTGGCAGTTATTTAGATCTGGTGATAATACAATAGCTAGAGAGCTTATGGATATTATCCAAAACTATAAAGAAATAGGTGATAATACTAACTACTCTATACTACAACAGTTTGCCCCACAAGGTATTTCCAATAGAAGTGATTTAGCCGGTATAAGTAACTTTCAACTTAAGAACTATTCTAACTTAGATGGGGGTCTTATAAATGACTACTTTAATCAATGGACAAACTTAGCTAATCCTGGTAAGTTTAAGATACTAGGAGAGAATACACAAGCAACAAAAGCTAATGCTTATGTAAGTAACTTTTTTGCAAAGCTTCCTATCTATGCTTTCTTACAATCAGGTATGGACTCAAGCCAATTCTCTTTATCATCTGTTATGCCTTATGATAAATACAAAGAGATAATGGAAAGAGCATCCGGTAACTTCTTAAGTAGATTAGATAAAGAAGATGCTAAGAAGATCTTGGGTGGTATAAATGAACTATTTATTATAGAGAATTCAGTTAACAGAAGTAAGAAACCACTAAGAAACAGAGGTTTATTAGTAAAACAACCTACCCTTAACTTGCCTGTAGCTAATACTAACTTATATGAGCAACCATTCTTAAAAGAAGTTGAGCAAGATATATTTGAGATGGATACCTTTACTATGAATGGTAGAACTGTTACTATAGATGCTAATGATCCTATAGTAAACTTACTAAGAAATGGTAATAAAGATACCATATTCTTAATGAGTCCTTCTGACTTGTTTAAGTTTCAAAATACATACTTAACAGCTGATGAAGTAGATCAGGCTATACTTGACTATCATGTAGCTACAGATAGACTTAAAGCTACAGGTAAAAAGATTGTAGTAAATGTAAACAACTTTGGTGGCAAAAAAGTAGCTAAGGTTGAACCATCTACAGCAAACATCCCGGGTGTTGAAACTACAAAAGTGATTGCTAACCCTAAGATAATATCTGATGGTGATCTAGCAGCTTTCAAAATGGAGGTAGATAAAAACAAAGGCACCTTACCTAAAACATTCTTTACTAATAATAACATGACTAAGTGGTTGCTTAATAGCAAGAACTTATATGACTTAGTAGATAAAGTAACCGGTGAGATATATCTTAGAGATGTAAACCTTGAGACAGGTATATCTGAAGCTCCTCTTCCTGCTATAAAAACAGCACCTGCTCTACCTACTACTACTACTCAGCCAGTTAATAGATTATCAGGACAAATGACAATGTCTTATGGTAAAAATAAGAGATCTGATGTTACAAGTAACACAACCTTTGATGCAATAATTAAAGGTGAAAGAACAGCTACTACAAGATATAGTAATAAAAAAGCTTTTGACTATTGGAAAAGTGCTAAGGTTGGTGATATAATAACTTGGGAATCTGCTGATGGTAGAACAGTTGATGTTGTTGTTACAAAAGCTCTTCATCCATTGAAAGGTTCAGATAAAAATCCTGAGTCTTGGTCTAAGTTAGAAGGTTGGTCTGTAGATTACTTTGAAAATAAAGTAAGACCAGAACTTGATAATGCATGGCAAATAGAGTTTAAACTAGCTGAACCTACACAAAACATTCAACCACAAGTTTCTACAGATAAAACAAGACCGGTGTTTGATTCACTTCCTGGAAAATCTGCTACACCTACTATGACTTATGCTGGTATAGGATCTAGAGAAACTCCAAAAGAAGTTCTTGATCTGATGACTAAAGCTGCTAACTATCTTGATGGTTTAGGCTACACTTTACAAACAGGCTTTACTTTTAAAAATAAAGAAACAAGTTTAGATGAAGAAGGTGCAGATAAAGCTTTCTCAGATGGAAGTAAAAACAAAACTTTGTTTGGTCCTTATGGTATAAGAAAAACTATTAATGGTGTTACATCTGTTGATAAGTATAATGAAAATGTTACTGAAAAGTCCAACAGTATAGTTAAAGAAATACACCCTGCACCAGATAGATTAACACCAGGAGCAGTAAAGCTTATGGCTAGAAATACTAACCAAATCTTTGGTAAAAATCTTGATAGTACAGTAGACTTTGTATTATTCTATGCTCAAGAAACAAAAGATCCTTTAAGACCAAAAGGTGGTACAGGGCAAGCTGTTGAAATGGCAAGAAGAAAAGGTATACCTACTATTAACATGGCAGATGCTAATTGGAGAGAACAATTAAAAGCAGCTATTGCTAATAAGTCTTCTGCTCAACCTATCACTCAACCAGCTGCTGTAGAAAAGACTCCTCAACCAGGTGATGTAGTATCTTATAATGAAAAGCCATATTTATTATGGAATATTAATGCTGCTGGAAAAGCACAACTTACTGATCCTGATGGTACCAAGTTTACAGGAACTCCTAACATAGACAAATTAGGTTATATAAAAACTTTACCTAAAGTAGAGTTTAACAATAAGATGTTTGTTGTAGATAGTAAGAATAAAATATTCTCATTATCTACTGGTAATGAGGTATACAAAAAAGCTGCTGAGAGATCTCAGATTCTTGATAAACTTAAGAGTTCTACTACTCAACCATCTACTGGTGTTGAAGTTAAGGAAGTTATACCTCAATATGGTGTAGTACAAGCTTCAACAAATCCTACTAAAGAGTTTGATAACAAATTAGTAAATGCAATATCAGACAACATTAAGAAAAATGCTTATGTTGAAAATGGTAGTAACACAGCTAATCTTATGTTTAGTTATGGATGGCAATGGAAAGGTAATAATACCAAAAATGTTACAGGAGAAAAATTAAAAGTTCAACCAGCTCAAGTAGATTTTAATGCTACTGGTAAATTACAACCTATTAAACCTTATTATTTTTATGACTCTAAATATAATGATGGCACACCAGTACCAAACATTAAAGAATTAGATTTCTTAAAAAGACATATAGAAAAAACATTAGGTATTGATATGTCTAACTATGACATTGCTTTAAATAATATATATACTAAGGGTACAAAATTATATAGACATACTGATATTGATGAATCTAATACTGCTAAAGGTTATCCAGTTGTAGTATATGTATTAGGTAATGAACATAAAGTAAGAGTTGATGATAACGGAGGTAAAGCAGTAAGAGGAGCCGGTCAAATGGTAAATCCTAAAACACTTACATTACGTAATGGTGATATTTATACATTTGGTATGGATGGTAAAGGTAGATTTGAAGCAGTACATGATGTTATTGAAGCACCAAAAACTGATTCAAGTTTTCCTCCAATTACATTACCTGATGGTACAGTTACTAGTAACTACACTGTAACTTTTACATTCAGAAGAGCCGCTGATTTAGAGCCCGAAATGCCAACTGCACCAGCTAAACTTACTACACAACCAGCTGTTCAACCTACTACTACAGATGTAGAGCCAGATATTGTAAACAAAAAGCAAGAACTACTTAAAAAGATAAATAAGGCTGTTAGACAAACAAACTTAACTGAGCTATTAGCTGAAAAAGGTTATGATGTAAAAGATATTATTAGTAACTTGGAGGCTGTTAAAACACAAGAAGACTTAAATAAAATAAACAAAATACTAGATAAGTTATGCTAAATAGTTGTCCTAATGAATCCTCACAAGAGTGGAAAGACATACTAAAAGAAACCAATGGTAATAGAGAAAGAGCTTTAGAGCTATGGGAGGAAAGAGGTTTTGCTGATAATGAAGATCTTAACAGTGAACCAGAAGCAGAAAAAGAAGAGGTTCCTGATATTGATCCTGAAAAGGACACAGCTTTTGGCAAGCTTATTGGTTCTATCAAAGTTTTTGTTAATAAACAACTTGCTATTCTACAGCAAAAAGTGGTAAGGGATCAAGAAACAAAAGAAAAAAAACTACAAGATCTTATCAAAAATATAGAGGCTGCAGAAGGTGTAGATTCTATATACATATTTATTAAAGATGCATATAACAATGCTAACAGAGCAAAAAAACAATTAGAAGATCTTATAAAAAATAAAGATGCTTATGATAGAAAAGATCTGATGGGTAAGATGTTAGCTATATCTGATTTTATTAATGGTTACTCTATATTAGATGAGTTAAATAATGCTGACTTAAAAGAGTACTTTATGCAAAGAGTAAGTATAAAGATACCAGAAGGTGAACTTACTCCACAACAACTTGTAAGTGCAGCTATTGCAACAAAAAATGATATAAAAGCAAGATACATAAATCAAGGTATACCTTTGATGGCTGACTTTTTATTAGGTTATACTACTGAGTTGGGAGCTACTATTCTTGACCAAATAGATACACTGAACAAGCGTATTAAAAACTTAGCTTTTGAAAATCTAAGTGATAAGAAAAAAGAAGAAAGAGCAAAAGAGTACCAAGATAAAATAGATAAACTACAATCTTTTTCTTTAAATAAAAAAACACTTGTTGAAGCTCTTAGAAGTTTTACCTCTGATACAGGAGTACTTAGTTTCTTAATGGATCCACTTATTAGTTCTGAAGATTCAGTTTTAGCTCTATTTGCTAAAGCGGTTAAGAGTCAACTAGAAAATGCCCGGATGAAGGATGATGATAACTTAAAATATGTAGGCAAAGCTTTTGATAATTATAAAGCATCTAACACTGCTAATAGAGATAACCCTGCAAAGTTTAATGAAGGTATATATGAAACAGTAACTGTTACCTATACAGATAAAAATGGTGAGAAAAAGACTGCAGAAAGAATAGACTTTGTACAAAAGTATGATCAAGAAAAGTTTAAGCAAGCTAGAAAAGCTTTCCGCAAGTCTTTAGGCGAAGCTCCTAAGTTATCTGAAGTCCCTACTAAACAGGAAAAAATAAAGCTTAAAGAATACATATCCAAGGTTGCTGCCTGGAACAGAGAAAATACAGAGCCTAAACCTAAAGAGGAGATAGACAAGATCATAGCAGCAAAAGAAAAACAAAGGAATGCTAATCTTATAACAGAAGAAGAATATAACAAGTGGAAAAAGTCTGTGATGTATACAGACAAGTTTGGTAATACTACTTATAAAAGAGAACTATCACAACCTGCAAAAAAATATATAAGTACTAAGTGGTTAGCTATGTACGATGTTAATGATAAGCCTAAAAATAATAAGGGTGAATATCATAAAGCTCTACTAAAAATATACTTTGAAGCACAAGATAAATTGCCGGCTTCTAAAAGAAGAGGTTTTAGAGTACCTTCTGTACCAAAGTCTGACCTAGAAAGAGCTATAGCAAATGGCCTTATAGATCTAACAAAACAAAATTTCTCAGATGCTATTAATGTTAAAGTTTATGATCCAGAATTTGGTCTAGCTGGTCTAGGAGAAACAGAAGCAAAGTTTTTACCTGTTCACTACACACAAGCTATGAATGCAGAAAATGTTAGTCTTGACTTAGCAAAGTCAGTACTGTTATTTGCAGCAATGGCTAATAGATATGAAGCTTTAAATGAGATACACTCAGAAATATCTATGTTCCAAACTATTATAGGAGATAGAAAAATTGCTGAAACTAATAGTAAAGGTGAGCCTATTCTTGATGCTTTTGCTAATAAGCAAGGTTATGTAGAGTACATTAAACAAAATGGAGAAGCTTATTCTAAAAAACATGTAGATGCTTTTATAGATATGGTTGTCTATGGAGAGATGCAAAAGGCTGAAGAAATATTAGGTGTTTCTCTATCTAAAATAACAAATATTGGTACCGGTATATCAGCCGTTACTACTATTGCCCTAGATGTTCTTAAAGGTGTGGCTAATAACTTACAAGGTAATATACAGTTAATTATAGAAGCTAACTCAGGAGAATTTTTTAATAAGAAAAATCTAGCTTTAGGTAAAGTTGAGTATATGAAAGAGTTACCAGGAATACTTGCTGACTTTGGAAAGTCTTACCCTGAAAGTTTTCTTGGTCAACTTATAAATAGATATGATCCTATGCAAGGAACATATAAAGATCATTATGGTAAAGATGTTACAGGTTCCGTAGCAAGCAAGCTATTTAGAACTAACACATTATTCTTTAACCAGCAGTTTGGTGAACATGAAATACAAGTATCATGTATGCTTGCTCTTATGGATGCAACTACAGTTACAGCTAAGGATGGTACCCAGATGACTTTGCTAAATGCTTATAAAAAGTTTGGAGTAACAGGTGTTGCTGAAAACACAGATTTTACAGAAAAGAAAAGACAAGCTTTACAAAATAGACTTCATGCTTTAAGTAAAAGAATGCATGGTGTTTACAATGATTTTGATAAAGGTACAGCTGGTAGATATTCTTTAGGAAGATTAGCTACAATGTATAGAAAGCATCTTGTTCCTGGATACATGAGAAGGTTTAAGTCTTTATCAATGGATCAAGAACTAGGTACTATTACTGAAGGTTTTTATAGAACTTTCTGGAATACTTTTGTAAGAGATCTTAGAGATTACAAATTTAATGTTGCACAAAATTGGTCTACATATTCAGCATTTGAAAAAGCTCAGATAAAAAGAGTAATAGCTGAAGCTACAATCATTATAACATCTACAGCTCTGATTGCTATACTAATGGCAGCCGGTGATGATGATGAAGATTTAAAGAAAAACTATGCATACAACTTCACACTATATGAATTAATCCGTATGAGAAGTGAGACTTTCGCGTATATTAGTCTTCCAGATGCATACAGGGTTGTTAAGTCACCATCTGCTATGACAGGAACTTTAGAAAGAGCTATCAAGTTTACTGATCAATTCTTCTTTACATGGGATCCTGAAGAACTAGAATTTCAAAAAAAGTCAGGTATATGGAATCAAGGAGACAACAAATCATGGGCTTACTTCTTAAAACTTATGGGTTACTCTGGTTATAATATTAAACCAGAAGAAGCAGTAGAATCATTCAAAGGAACACTAAACAAATAACAATGGCTAAGCAAACAGTAACAGGATCTATTAAGATCAAAGCAAAAATTAAAAGAAAAGGAATTCATGCTAAGAGTAAAACCTCTTCTAATCCTAATAGTAAGAACTATAGGAAACCAAGAGTATCTCAGGGTAATTAAAAAAAAATAGAGATACTCCCGAAGGAATATCTCTATAATTTTTATTTGAAAATGATCTTTGCAATATCCGGCCTAAAATACCGGTTGCTCTTCATAATCTTGCCGTCTTCTCTTAAGATAGGATTGCCATCAGCATCTAACTTACTCATGTTACTAAGGTGAATTTCATTAAACACTTCTTCTATCTTATGTTGAAGACCGTGCTTTAGAATAGTTCCACATAATATATACAGCTGATCCCCTAAAGCATCTGCTATTTCTACCATGTCTTCTTTGTTACAAGCTTCTAAGTATTCTTCATTCTCTTCAGCCATTAATCTATGGCGTAGTTCAGCTTCTCCTGTTGTTAACAACATTGGGCCTGTGCCATTTTTTTGCTTAAAAGCTTCATGGAAGATTTCCACTTTTCTAATTGTTTCCTTCATTGTTCTTGGTTTTAAATTTTAAGTCATGTAGATAACATGCACTAGCTGAGATTAAATCTTTATATAAACCTTCTCTTTTGGCAGCTTCTTTTGTTGTATATAAATATGGATTTTCCTTACGGAGCATCTTAAGCTTAGCTATGTAATAAGAGTAAAGGAATTCTACTTGTTTTTCCTCTTGCTCACTTGATGTATCAAAATTAAACAATATTTCTTCTAAATTTACTTTTTCAGGATTTTCTTTCATGTTTTAAAATATTAAATTTTCAGGAATAATTTCCTCTTTTATATAGTCAAGCATTCCATTTTTAGAGGGGTTTTCTCCATAAAAGCCTGAGCAGGAATCAATTATTATTTCTTCCTCTCCTTCTTTTTTAATTAGTTGAAATCCATAAACATCACCCATAACATATTGATTCATGGTTGATACTTCAAGCTTTAAGTTTGCTGTAGCTTTTTTTATTACTTCTTCTGTAATTACTGATTCTTTGTATTCTTCTTTAAGTTTTTTATCTGTTACATAGATGAATCCTACTTGTCCTGAGTCCCATGGACAAGAAAAACCTTCTGTGTTAATTGTTATACCGCTGTGATCATACATAAAAATAGGTATGCATACACTAGCTTTTAATTCATTTTCAATATGCTCTTGCATTTCTGACCAGTTTCCGAAGTCTTCTGATGCAAAATCTACTTCATCCCCAAAATTATATCTTTTGTGGAATATTGCCATGGTGCCTAGATTATCCCAAGACCTCGGGCTTTCCGCCCAAGTGTCTTGAAATATCTGTAAGATGTGGCCATCTTTGAGCTTGTGCTCTTCATATATATTCTTGTCATTCATTTTATAAATGGTTTAAATTACCTTCACTTTCTGCCTCCTTGATAGCATCTAATAAGTCTAGTTGTTCAATAACTGGTTTATCTATTTTAATAATAACATCTTCTTTTAAAAAAGGATTTTCTATTTCTTGAATAGGATCCTCTCTAGGGATTGTTATATTAACTATATCAGCCAGAGTGGGTTGTATGATTTGTACTATTTCCTGTACATTCTCTGTAACCTCATTAGGTGTGTCTTCTTGAAGGACTAATGGTTGAATTCCGTACTCTTGTGTGAAAAACCAATGTACGAGTCTTTGATGATCAAGCCAGTCTTTAGGATGTGATTTGTGTAAGCTTAGGGTTATATGATTGTATAAGGCCCATAAGCTTTTTGTGTCTGCATTATAATCAAACTTTGGTGAATGCATTTGGTGTTTGATTAATGTCAGCTGTTCTGTATTGAGTAAGTCTTCCTCAAAGTAAAGTCTTCCTACTAATTCAGCTCTTGTTTTATCATCTACTATGATTGTTTTCATAGTTTCTTTATCATAGACTAATTGCTTGTAGTATTGTTTTGCTTTACTTATCTGAGTTTGGATTGTTTCTGTTGTCTCTGAATCTGCTGATCCTGTATGCTTTCTTCCCCAGGCTCCCATGTTGCCATTTACCATTCCATTCATGCATACAAAGACATAACCTCCAATTGCACATTTGAATCTCATTGACTTATCATATGAGTTACTCCAAGCAAACATCATTCCCATATCAGGATCATCTGAGTAATCTAAATGGTATATGCCTTGTGCTATGTTCGCGTTCTGGTTGCATCTGTAGAGCTCTTGCTTTACTTTAAACCCTTGGGTTGTTAGGTTTCTTACGGTTTCTGCTATTACAAATTCATGTGGGATTACTGTATAAGTATCTCCTTCATAAACTGGCAGAGGTGCTGCCATTAATAATTCTTTTGTTGCTGTGATTGCTCTTTTTGCCATTTTTCTTGATTAATTAATGTTTCTATTATTCCATAGAGAGTGGGTAGTATTATAAGCTTTTTACCAAACATCTTCTTTGTCTTTGGTGTACATTTTAAAACTTTCAATTTCTCTATCCATTCTTCTATAGTTAGGTCTCCTTTATTCCGGTTACACTTTCTGCATGCATACACCTTGTTGTCCTTGGATAGTTTCCCACCCTTGGACTTAGGTATAACATGGTCCTTAGTTCTGTTAAGATCCGTGAGGTATTCTCTACAGTAATAACACTGGAATTTTACTGTCTCAAAATGCATTTAAAATAATGTTAGTTGATTATTTTTTGGAATGATGTTATTTATCTCCTTGTAAATCTTGTCCAGATAATAGCTTTCATCAATCTGGTAGTCTGCCCAAGATTTCTCTTCGTAGAGATTGAATATTTCTTGCATCCACTTCCCGGCTTCCAGCTGAATCTCTCTTCCATCAGACTTATTTACTTTATAGATCTTACATCCCTTTGGTGAGATATAATACCTTAGTGTTTTTTGTAGCTTTTCTCTACCTATCACCTGATCCTTTACACATACTTGTTGAAACTCCCAATCACCCTTGATTTTTACACCTGCACAATAGTCATAGATATTTCTATTTTCTTGTAAAAACTGTTCAGGTATCTTGCCTTCTACAAAGAACGCGTATAAAGCTTTAGGTATGATTAAAAAACTTTTGTTTTTATGAAGTGCTAAATTGCTAAATTCAAATAAGCCTTTACATTTTACTTTTTTTTTCTCAGCCATTTAATTTTATCCTTTCTATACTTATACCTCTAAAAAGTACTTTGTTGATTTTTTGTTTATGAAAAGTTGCTAGAACATTTTTAAGACCGCATCTTTTTAGCCTTTTATAATCTAAAAGTCTATTGTTCACTTTATATTGGTATTTAGTTAATACTCTTGACAATACTTTAGCTTGTATCTTTCCTCTATTAGGTGTAGTTTTCCAATTAGCTGAAAGTTTTTGTCCATGCTCTTTTCTTATACCCTCTGACCATTCTTTTTTCAATCTACTTGATATTTTTTTTCTTGTAGACTCATGAACAATCATTTGAGAATCACTATCTGATCTTAAATTATATCCATGATCTTTACTTAAAGCATTTAAAGCATTCATCCAGAAAAGTTCCTTTTTAGCAATTTCTATCTCATCTGTAAGTACTTCTAGTACTGTATATTCAAAGTTTTCAGAACCATACTTAGTCCAAGAATTTTGTAGATGAGGACTATCAGATACTCCTTTATTTAATCTATAGTTATGTTCCCATATTCTAGCATAAATATTCATAGATTTACCTATATAAACCTTATTATTTATTAGATTTTTAATCATATAAATACCAGCTAGATTTTTATGTTTTATATTTGCTTTCATAAAACAAATATAAAGAAATATAGTTATTAATACAAATTTTCTTAATAACTAGTATACCGCTAAGTAATTATTGACATCTTTGATAACCATCTTCTGATATTGGTCATGTTCTAAACTGAGTTGAGTCAGTTTTTCCCATTCTTTACAGATTTCAAGATATTTTTCCTGATCTTTCTCAGGTATCATAAACTCTACACCATCTGTATTCTGCATTAGAGGAACCGATTCTGGTATACCTTCACTTATCATCTCATACAGCATCATAAGGCTTAGCTGCCCGTTGATGGTTATCTGCATGCCAAATTGAGGATCATATAGGAAACTGTTCTCGTCTATACTTAATCCAAAGGTTGAGTTTAGGATAATCTTAAATACATAGTTCTTAGGATCTGATTTAGGTAGCTTTTTTCTTTCTTCAAAGAACCATTCATATATCTCACAAAATTCTTGCTTAGGTAGATGAGCCGGGGCCCACTTGTTTCTAATAGCTAGATTTGGATAGTATGATACAACATCAGATGATAGTATCAACATGCCATTACCGGATTCATAAACTCCAGCTTTTGTACAACCATGTACACCACCTAGACCAAAGTCTGTTTTAACTCCTTTATGAGTCAAACTATACTTAAATCCTCCTTTGGTGTTATTAGCATTCAGTATTAAACTTTGAAAGTTTTCTAATAAACTTTTAAAGGTTAAACTTTTAAAGTTTGTATAGGGTAGTATGATATCTGATATTTTGATTAGATCTCTTTTGGTTCTGAGATTCTTAAGATCATACTTGCTTATACCGGTTCCTTTGCTTAAGAAGTGTAGGAATAACTCTTTGGATATTCTTGGTTCTGAAGCACTAAAAAGGTTGATTTTGTATTCAGCTGTTAGAGTCTTGCGGAGATTGATCTGTTCCTTACTAAGCTGCATAATCTGTTTAGTAGATCTAACATCATTCTTACAGTACTCAATTATTGTATTAAGCTGCTCCTGAGAGGTTATTGACTCTGTATGGTCTATTGGCATATCTAATAAGTTTGGCCAGTCCATAGAGTATTGTATCCACTTTAAACCGGATCTCTTAGCTGGGTTATCCCAGTGATTAAGCTTGAATACATCAATTTGCCTAATACTTAGATCTTTTTCACTAAATTCTGCAAATCTTCTTTCATCTTGACCGTCTATTATCTTTTGTGCTTGCTTGTGGATCCATCCAGCAATATCTACAGCATTTAGTTTTAAAAGATGTGATTTGGCTCTTAGTATGTGCTCTGTAATTTGTGAGTCAAAACCTAACCCGTTAAATGATATGTGCCACTCATCTTGTTTTTTATTTTGTTCTAGAAAATCTATTAGCTCTGCAATCTGATTTTCTAGACGACTTACTACAAATACTCTTGTTTCAGTTCCTGTATAGTGTTCTGCTACTAGAACAGTACAATCTATCAGGGTTTCGTAATCCATTACCCAATTGTCTTTAGCCATGTTAGTTTTGTTCAGTTCAGCTGTCCCCCCTATATGTTTAAGACACAAAAAGGAGAGTATTTCTACTCCCCTTCTGCAGCTATGGTTTTTATTTTTGAGATTAAGGCATGATAATTGAAGACTTTGGTGCTTCAATTACAACATCTTTACTTGATAAGATACTCATGTAATCAACAGTCTTTGCATTGATTGCTATTGCTTCAATGAAAGCCATGATTTCCACTTGCTCTATTATATAATATTTCTGTAGTGTTTCTGTAGTTCTTCTTTCTTGTTTGTAGATCATAGGTTGACCATTTTCATCTTGAATAGGATGCTTTCTTTTTTCCATATCTCCATTATCATCTAACTTTGGAAAATAGGCATGCTCTTGTTTCTTGAATGGAGAGTTAATCTCCAATACTTTTTTGTCTTTCCAGTACACAACATCTATGTATGGACAATCTGCGGTTACAGGAATCATTCTGAAACTCTTTTCTGTTGCTGTATATGGTACAGTTATCAACATCATTGTTTTTAAGTCACTCATTTTATTTTGTTTTGGGGTTACAAATTACTATTTTTTATGCCTAGTTCCAAATTTATTATCTTAGCTACTAAGTTTTCTTTATCAAGATCCATTTCAGAACAAAGTTCTTTTACTTCTCTCAATAATGATTCTTCAACTTTTAGCATTTCTGCATACATAGAATAGTATTTTTCTGGATACAGAAAACTTTCTACATAAGCATAATTTGAATCTCTTTTACCATAAAAATTCTCAATCTTTTTCTTGTATGAATAACTAACTTCAGAATATTTTCCATTTATTAGTTTTTCCCAATCTTTTCTGTATTCTGAGAAATCAAAAACATAAGCTCCTTTATGATCTTCAAGTTGTTTGAAGTCATAAAAATGCCTATTTTTCAATAGTCTATCTTTCTCAAAATTTCTAAATTCTAAATCATCTCTTAAATGATATAGACATATTAGTTTCATATCTTTACATGAATACTGCTCATGCCAAGATATGTAGGTTTCAATAGGGGTTACACTTGCCCCGCGTTTTATTTCCAGAATAGGATACATGAATATCCTACTTTTCTGAAAATAATTTTTGTACAAAGATTTAATAGCCATAGTTATTATAAAATTACTTGGCCTGTCTCAAATTTAAAGGGTAAATCATACTTATTATTCTTATAATGCCACTCTGCTTCTGCTAGCTTAAGATTTAATTCATTTTGCCAGTTCTGCATTGTGGTAGGACTCACTTCAAAACAGTAGACTTGATTATACTTATCTACTACTATAAAATGAAAAACTATTTTCCAATCAGCATCAATACTATCCTTTAGCTTTTCTTTAACAAGCCTTTGATAAATTGCTGCCTGTAGATTATAGTTATAAAACTTTACGGTCTCTTCAAAGTCTGCAACAGTTTTACCAGTAGTTTTAAGATCATTGATATAAATGATTTTAGCATCAAAATCAATTTTCATATTATCTATGGCTCCTCTTAGTCCAAAAGATGAAAATTCCGCAGAGCTATACTGATCTATAGACAGCATTAGTTCATTGTGTATTTTAGTATTATCCATCTCTGATCGGTATGTACCTAAAAGTTCAGTTGCTTTACTGTTACTCTTAATTACATCTACTGCTTCATTACATCTTTGTAGTGTTTCATTATCTATTAAATCCTTATTGCCTTTTACTTTTAAGAATTCAAAATAACTTATAGTTTCTTCTGTAATTATTTTTGCAAATCTTTGAGCATCTGTCTTGAGTGCCTGATGTAAGTTGATCTCTTTGAGTATATCTAAAATATCTTTTCCAAAATCATCTAGAGTACCTATTGTTCCAAAAGAACTAAGGATGTGCTCTTTGTGTTTTTGAAATACTTTATCTATAACTAGTCTTGAGTTGCCTGTGGGTAGAGTGGATGGCAAAAGTATGAAACTTTTATCAAAACTACCATCATCAAGCAATAAATTGTGAATAACTTTTCCATCTATTAAATAACTTTCAAGTTTCTCTTCCCTCTGTTGAAGGACATAATGTTTGTAATAGAGTTTAGGTGAGAATAGTAATTTATTTAAGCCTGAGTAACTTAGTACCAGGGGCTTACTATAAAATTCTTTCTCTAACTCTTGTGGTGTTTTTATTGTTTCTATCATAGATCTGTTAGTACTGATACACCCATTGGATCAGGTGCCGGCATTTGTACTGCAACCGGTTGTTGTACTTGTTGTGCTGCTTCTTCAGCATCTGTCTCTGCTACTTCCTTCTGGATCTCTTCTACAGGAGCTATATCAGTAAATACAAAATATTCTGTACTACCCTCTATATTATCCTTGATAACTTTTTTTGCTTCCTTCATCAGTATAGCTAGGTTAGAACTATTAAGTAATCTTTTATCCTTAAGCTTATCAATCATATCATCTATGCTTATACTACGTCTAACTTGCAAATCAAAGAAATTAAGATAACTCTTGAAGTTAACATGTGATTTAGTATCTGAATTGTAAATCTCATTCTGATGATGATAAAATACCATTAGTAAATACACTGCTGATTTCTCATAATCACAATTAGCCATAGCTTCCATAGCAACTTTATGATCATTATTATCACTACTTTCAAAAAGATTCATGATTCCATCATACATTTCTTTATCTACTACACTACCTTCATTAAGTAGAGCTAATAGCGCATCAGAGTGATAAACATCTTTTCCTACCAAAGCATCCATAGCTTGTTGTTGCTCAACATTAGCTATAAAGAATACTATAGAACGATTTTCACAATTAACTAAGCTATCATCCTCATCATCATCTAAATTATCTTTCTGTACAATATCAAGTCTATAGTTATTAAGACCTCTATCTTTAAAACCATAGTAGTCTTCTAAGTATATCACATCCTCTTGAGAGTTTGTTAGATCGGTTATTAGCTGAATATATCTTTTGTCACCTACTCTTGTAGCTTTTTTTACATAATCAAGAAAATAACTTCTATGCATTAGATGAGCATAATTATCTGTTGAATAATATGCATTGTTTCTGTTAGCAGAATCTGGATCCATGAAAAATACATTAGCTGTTTCCTTAGCTTTTGCTATGGATAATTTATGTTTTTCACAAAAACTCTTTAGTTTAAATCTTGGAATATTACTATCCGGATAGATGAAGATGCGATCTCCAGCTGTTGGCATGTACTTTCTTGGTAATCCTTTTAAAGGACTGTTCTCAAATATTTCTATATGAGCATAATCAATTGTATTTTCTGGTTTATGTAGTTTATCAATCATTATGATTGTTCTACCCTCCGGTTTCTTCATAATTTTTTATTGTTGTTTTTGTTAATGGAAGATGTTCATACTTATTCTTAATTTTAAAATCTACATTATAAAATGTATTATTAAATCTTTTAGACACTGTTTCTATAATATCATCTTCTAGTTTCATATAAATCTCAGAGGTTAACCAACCTTTAGTATTACAGAATTCAGCAAAGTGTAAAGGAGTCATATTACACACAGAAAATAAAGTACTAAGATCTCTGAAAGATCTGCTAGCTTTTGTTCTTAGATTAACCATATTATTTGTTTTCCACCCAAGTTCTCTGGTCATTTTCCATAGCCAATAAATAGATTTTTGAATATCACAGGTGTTAAGAATCAGTTGGGCCATCTTGTGATTACCCTCATCATTACTTTTAAGCATACCTAATAAGGTATTATATGTTTCTTCATCCAATACCGGAGTAGACCCCCCATCTTTCAGGGGAGTTGCTACTACTGGTACATATTTTTCTATTACTTCTTCCATTATTTCATGGCTATCTTAACCACATCGGCATTAAGCATAAGCTTTTGAAACTTTTGCTTATTTGCATTGATGATCTTCTTAATAATGATATATTTCAAATCATTAGTAAATAAATCATCTGTAGCAAATCTGATTAAGCGGTCTGTTACTTTTTGTGTAATTGTGTTATCTTCTGCATAGTTTATAGTAAAATTGATTAACCTTTGGGCTAACACACTTGCTATATCTGCGCGATACTGAGGTCCGGCACCAATACAAGATCTGATTTCTCCAATAATATATGGTTCATTATCATGAAGTAACATATCTTTAGGAGTAACCATTTTATCCAACTTGTTATGAATAAATGTAGTAAACATAGTAGTAAAATCACCACTAGTAGTACCTTCACCTAACTGCTGAATCAAACCTAATTGAGCCATAAAATCAGGAATAGACATTAAACTATTGAAGAACATAGTTACAGTTCTTGCATTAAGTTCTGTATTCTTTTCCATAAGTTCAGGATGTAATAACAAGAAGTTAATACATCTGCCATCAATACCGGTCTTCTCTGCATATCTTGCCCACACAGAAACATCAAACTTATAACTTACATTGATTACACGAGTCTTTTGAGCATTGTCTAATGCTGTTACACTATATACTCCGTTATCAGGATTAGAAGTTAGAAGTATCATTGATCCTTCTGGTAATCTCCAGTTGTTGTAAGTTTGATTCTCTATTAAAGTCATAGTAGCTTGAACAAACTTCTCAGAAGCTCTGCTATAATCATCTAATAAAAGAATGATAGGTCCTGTTGCTGATTGTACCCATTCTGGAGCAGCATGAGTCATGCGTTTCTCATTAGTTGGTTTATAACCTGCTGTGATATACTGAGGCATAATACCTTCTACTACCCATTTCTTTGTTTCGCCATCTTTGGCAATCATTTCATGTTCTTTACACGGATAACCTACTAAATCAGAAACATCTTCTAACTCAGCTAAATTTTTCCTTACTAAAGCCATACCCATTTCATTGGCAAGCTGTAATATAGTTGAAGTCTTTCCTCCACCTGCTTCACCTTCTACATTAACAGTCTGAGCTGGTAGCTTCTTACTGATTAATAATTGATTATTCTTGTGGATATAGGTTAAAAATTCTTTTAACTCTTCTGCATTTAATGCTATTTGTGCTGACATAATTTAATTTAATTTGATTACTAGACCTTGTAGATCATTATTAATACTTGATTGAGATGACATTACCCATAATACAGGGCCTCGGCATTTGTCTGGAGCCGGTGCTTCACCATCTGTAAGAAAGATTAAGCAATTATACTTTCTGAAATTTGCATCATAATAGTCTGTAACAGGTGTAAAGCTAGTTCCACCTCTACCATGAATTTCAAGATCCTTCTTAGGATCAAATCTCTCCATGTGATGGATAGCGCTGTCACACTGTATAACCATGATCTCAGTTCCGGTTCTATGAATATGATTCATCTCACCTAAGAACTCTTTAAGCTCATTGGTACTTACTGAACCTGAGGTATCAATTGCTACTAAGATCTTTCTACGCGTCTTGTGTTTTAAGCCTGGGTTCTCCTGAAATCTGAAGTTAGGCTTGGACCGGGACATCTTTGTGAAGGTTTTGGTACTACCTCCTACAAACCGTCTTAGGTAACCTCTCCAGTTGAACTTAGGTTCTTCAACAATAGCAATCCTTTTAATGATCTCTGCCATCTCTCCAGGAACTGTTCCACGGCTCTTTGTAACTTGATCTGCTACTTCCGATAGGATATGCCCTGTCTGAGTCCTAATTAGCTTCTTAGTGGCTTCATCAAGATCATCAAACTCACCCCAAGTACTGTGATCTGGAAGTTGTACTTCTATCTCACCACCACCTTTGGCTCTGATTTTTACCATTTGTCCTCCACCAGGTTGATCACCTTCTCCAGGCATAGGAATACCAACAGCACCTGCAGCAAGCATAGCATTAAGATTTGGACAATTTCCTGCTTGCTTACCCTGCATTAATTTGTCATAATAATACTGAGTACCCTTCTTTGCTTCAAGCTTTAGTTCTGGATATGATTCCGGAAGTTGTGGACCTGGAGGTAGGAAATCCTTATCTATATACTGATTGATCTCAATGTCCATTGCTATATTAGCAATTTCTTTATCTGTAAGATGATCATAATCTGTAATATGGAAAAAGGCAATATGTAGAAGCTCATGCTTCAATAAACCTATGTGTTGGTTAGTGTTTAGCTTATTCCAAAAGTTTTCATTTATGTAAAGCTGATAGTTAATACCCTGTCTACTTACACCTGCTGTTGGTACAGCTTGATTATTCCATTGCTTGTTAAGCATAATTAGGAATAGTCCATAGAAGGGCTCCTTTAACATCAGATCTTTACTGGCTTTGGCCAATTCATCTGTTTTGTTATTCATAATCTTTAAGTTTTACTTTGATTTCAATACTTTCAACAAAATCCATTCCTGCAATGGTACTCTTTAAAAACTCAACATATCTTGCAGTAAAGAATTTTTTGTTCTCATCTTTATATGCAGTTTCATTACCTAAAGCCCTATAAATATCAGAAATTTTTATGTGATATCCAACAGGAATGCCTAGATTTTCTTGATATTTTAAGTGAGTATTGCATTGCTGAATCCAATTAAGAATATCACATTTTGTATTTTTTCTGAGAAAAGCAATTGCAGCAAAGTTTCTTTGTTTATCTAATGTTTTAATACAACTAAGAGCTACTTGAACATCTTCAGGTGATGAATTCAACATTTCTTTTAAATTCTTATAGCTTGCTTCATCAATTACTAGTCTTGTATCGGTAGTGTCTTTAGCATCCATAGTGGTGTTTTTTTCTCTGTTATGTTATCCAGCCATTCTTTGGCTGATGGGATGTGATTATTACAATCTTCTTTTACGTGTTGTTCTCCTACATATCTTACATAGACCTTTTTACCGTCCTTATTGAAAAAATGTTTACCAAATACTCTTTCACACTCAAATATTCCTTCTGAGTGATGGCGGAATACTCTATGTATAGAATGTCCTACCCAAGCTTTAGTAGCATCAAACCATTCATGTATTGGTAAATAGTCTTCTTCTACGCCACCCCACTTCTTAACTGAGGATTTAGCATGTTCTGATGGATGTGCCATATTAATCTCCAAGAGTACCTTCTACATCAGTATGTACTGATTCTGTTACATTAACATAATGATCACCTTTATATTTATAATCTTCTGTAGAAATAAATATAACGCCACCACCACCATCATTGTTATACCAGTCATCTGCATTATCTGCTATACTGTATATTTTATCTTGTAATAATTCAAATAGATCATTTTCTATATCAGCTAGTACAGCATCTTCTTCAAGTTGTGGAAGGTCATCCTTATTTTCTTCAATAACACCGCCTCTTTCTACTAGATACATTTCATCTATAGCACCACTATCACCACTACCGCTATATCTTGCATATATATGAGAGTATCCTTGACTAGCAAGATTAAATAGTACATGTGTAAAACCGCTATCTAAAGGGATTGTACAGCTTATTTCTTTTTTTTCTTCACTCATTTTTCTTCTGTTTATAAAATGAACCAAGGATGTTACCATTAAGATACATATCATGCTCTAATACTTCATACTTAAACTGATGCTTTACCTCTTGGTAAGTCAATTCAGTTTTGCTATAGCATATTTTGAGCATAGTTCTCTTCATTTTTACTCCTTCTTTCTGTGCTTTTTTAAGCACTTCATTACTACTGTAATAATTGTTGTATGCAGTTTTAGCTACATGCTCATAAGCTTTCTTTCTTTTGTCTACAGGTAATTTCTTTTTACTAAGCTTCTTTTTTATAAGAGCTTGAAAGTTCTTCTTACCTATATAAGCTACTGATTTACCATCAATAACTGCTTCGATCATGTAGATGAAACCTACTGCTCCTGGCGGGATGTCTTCATCCTGGAACTGTTTACCATTGTATATCCAACTCATGAGTTATCTCTTTCTTGAGCATTCAATGCCTGAGTTATAATCTCATCTTTGAGTTCATCTGTTAATGTTTGAATTGGTAGGCTGAATAGCCACTTCTGAAATTCGTCCATATTACTCTGTTATTACTGCTTGTTTCATTAATTTCTCTTTTAGCATAGGAGTCAAGGTTTCCCTTACCTTGGTTAGAGTTGTATCCCTTACTGAATCTGATAGATCTTTGGACATCTCTAGGACAACATAAGGTAAGTCATACTTCTCCTTATACTTTTTCATGGATTCTAATCCTGCTGGATCATTATCAAATAGAGTGCAGATTCCTTGATACTTATGCTTAAGTGCTGTTATTACATGCTCTTGTATCATTGTGTTTTCACTATCCGGTGCAATGGCTTCTGCATTCTTGTAACCAAGTTTTGTGAAAGCCATAATATCTTTTAATGAACTACAAATGATTAAATATGGCACCTTCATTGTAAGCTGATCCATACCTTGGATGTAATCTTGTACTTTGATGAACTTATAGTCTTTCACTAAAGGGTGATAGATTTTATAGAGTGTACCATCTTTCCGGAAGTAACCATACATGTTAGTACTTTTAATCACTTGTTCTGTGATAGAACCATCTTCTTCTTTTTGTAATTTATAGTCTGATAAAGGAGATACTTTATAAAATTCTAATAGTTTTGATCCTATATTGAATTTACTCCAATATTTATCATCAAAATTACTCCAAGATCTTATAGTGAAATCTACTACTTTATACTTAGACTTTTTCTTGAATTGTCTAATGCCATCATCTTTATTGTTAAGAATAAAAGCATTATAATCTTCAATAATCTTATGAGCAGTCTCACCTCTTGTAGTAAGCTTTGGCTCAGTAAGCTCCATAATTAAGTTAATTGCATCTCCTGATTTTCCTGTTGAAAAATCTTTATACTTATAAGTATTATTTGATGCATAATATATGCACATTGAGGGTGTTTTATCATTTTTATTGAACACGGACTTTATCTTTATATCTTGTCCTGTTAACTTTTCTTGCAATTGTAAATAGTGTTCAAATATCCATTCTCTTGGAACCTCTGTTATTTCTGTAATTAGTGATTTAGTTCTCAGCATGCTTCTCTGTTAAATATTAATAATCTGGTGATTCTGTATTTTTGACATAACTGATTATATAAAAGGGGAGACTTAATTGCCTCCCCTTATTAATTAAAGTTCAAAATCAGAACCTGCTTTAGAGTCTCCAAACCCTTCTACTTTTTCTTCTTTCTTTTTGCGGATATGATCTGCTTCATTGTATTTAATTAGCTTTGATACTTGTACATCATCTTTCTCAATAGGTGTTCCATCTTTAGAATACTTAGGTAAAAATAATTCATGAGCTTTGTATCCTCCGCGATTGGTGTACTCCTTACCAGCAATACAGAATCTAAAGAATTGATCTTTAAAAGGCTTTTCTTTATTAAAAGCTGTATAGATAGATTCAATTGTAGGATGTTTATCATCCTGAGCATCAAACCATTTTACACAATCAAAACTTGTGCATAATTGTTTAAGGAATTTCATCATTTCTGAATCTCTGCTAACAGCAATACCACTTTTAGTTTCACCATCTGCAAAAGCCCATTCTGTAGCTTTTACTACACCTACTTTACCTTTATGGCGACCTAGAGATTCATTGTTTTTATCAATGAAAAATCCTTGGAAGTCATCACCTAAGTCTTCACCTTCTAGATGAAACATTACATTCAATGCTCCCTCTTTAAACTTGAATTCCTCAAGAGTTACATTATTAATTTTACATAGATTTGTTCCTGGTTCTAATGTCTTTGACATTCCACCATCTCCACCAGTTTTGATGTTTTTTGTACTTAAGTTACTCATATTGTTTTTTTTATTTGGATTATTTTACTTCTGTATGGGTTACATCTATTATTTCTTTGATAGTACCATCTTCATTACGCTTCACAGCTATCTCCGGGATATTGAAACTATCAGTTAACTCTTCTGTCATGTACAAACCTAATAATAGATCTGAGCCAACACGATTAGCACCTTTTGCTAAACATCTTGCATACAACATCTCTTTAGGCATCCGCTTCCAGTTATCCTTAGTATTTAAACCTTGGCCGGTTGCATCTATCCATGTAAAAGAACAAGTTTCTTCTATACCATCTCTGATAAATACAATAGTAGTTCTTCTATCCATAGGATTTTCTGCTATATCTTTTCTCATCTCAGTTACAGAACCATCTTTGTAAACATATACACCATCTTCTTTAGTATAGAATTTTACACCACCTTTTCTTAGTAAAGCATTAGTTGCTTTTGCACTTAAGCTTAATTTACCTTGAATAGGAATAATGTAATGGAATGCCTGCATTGTAGGAAATCCTAATTCTTTACCCATCTGCGCGATAGTGAATGCTTGCTCTACAGTTTTTATGTGAGCCGGAAGTTGTTTTGATTCAATGAGGGTTGCTAGAAAGTTTTTTAACTCTCCATCCCCTGCTACTGTAATTTCTTGTCCCATTACTTATTTTTTATAATTATGTTTAACCATTCTTTATTGCTAACTGGTTTGTTAAGCATGATTGCTGCTAAATCACGAATAGTCATCTCATTAAAGGGAGGATCTGTTTCCGGATTAGGTAAGCTAAAATCTAAAGCTGGCTTTAATTTAACTTCTTTTTCTGTGGTAATCATAGCCTCAGGACTAGTTTTTTTGATTACTTTGAGTTCTTCTACAGGCACTAAATATCTTATGTGTCCTGTACCTTCTGTAGGCTCTGTTTTTTCATATTCCTCTTCAAAGTGCGGGTTGAACTTCCATAAATATAGAGTTCTTTCCGGATCTTCTGGAACATTGTTTCTGTCTGTAAATTCTAGGTATACATCTTGTCCTCTGCTTATCTCACTATAGAAAAAGCTTATATACAATTCTGTTTTACCTGAAGGCCTATAGGCCAATTTAGGGATTAGTGAATAATCACTTACTCCCAATTTTTCCATTGCTGCCTTATGAAATTCTTTGATTTTCTTAAGGTTTTCTTTCTTGTCTTCTGGACTACTTACTGTTGGTATACTCATTATGTTCTCATTCTTCTTTCTTGCTTACCTGGTGCTTCCATTTCTCCTATTTGCATCTTATGAAACATAGTTCTGAAGAAAGCAGTTCCTGTTTCTCCATTTCTGCATTTTAAAAAATGCATAGCTAAGATTGTTGGATCTTGTTGTATTATAAATCTCTCTACACCATAATAGTTAAGCTTCTGCTTACCTGGTAGATTAAGACCTATTAAAGTATCTGCATGTTGTAATAAAGCATCTGATCCATAAATATCAGATGGCAATATAAAGTTACCATACTTACCATCTTCATTCCTATCTGGAGCATCAATATTTCTATTGAGCTGGCTAAGAATAATAAATGCTATTGGATACTTTCTTTTTAATGCTGTTAATGTTTTACCTAGAGCTTTCAACATGCTCATATCATCCCCGTAAGGGCTGTTATCTAGTAGTAAAGAGTGATCTAAGGTAACAATTGTGTTCTTGTAAGTTCTTTTGCCTTCTTTGTTTAAAGAAGAATGTAATAACATATATTCTTCAATAGCTTCTTTAAACTCCATTACATTACAAGATTCTTCTATTATGTCTATAGGATATTGAAGCTTTGCTTTTGCATAAGCTTTACATTTCTCAAAATCTTCATCTGATAATTTACCATCTGCACTACATAAATACTTATAACTCTTTTCTATGTATTGAGAATACTCTCTGATAGCTGAGTTTTTACCCAACATCTCAAATTGAAATTCTAAAACTCTAAAGTTACTCAGTGGATTAAGCTTGAAAGCAGCAACTATGATAAGATCTTTAATTAAAGTTTTACCAGTTGCTGGTCTAGCTCCTATTACTGTTGTGCTATGCCATTCAATACCATCAGTAGTTGCTTCATTAAATTTTTTCCAGGGAGTTTTAAGACTTGTAATTTTGCCTGATTGTCTACCTTGTAGATAAGACAAGGATTCTATAAAGGCCTCTCTTTGAGTCTTCCACTTTGTTGGTTTGGTCATGTGACTGATTTATTTTACTGGGGTAACAAATATAACTTTTTACAAGTGTAAAAACAACTGTTTTTCACAAGTAACTGATTTATAAGTGTTAAAAATTAAAAGACTTTATCAACATATTTTACATCATCATGATCTTCTCCATTCTTTACTAATTCACAGTATCCTGCTAGATCTGATATCCATGATTTGTCTGAATCTTGCTTCCTGATGAAGTACCTTGATGTACGCGTATACTTAAATCCTTTCTTCTCTTCTTCTTCTATATAATATGCTGCAGCCTGATGAATAATTTCCCAGCCATAATCATACTCTTTAAAGAATTCTCTGAAAGCCACTATAATTTCTTTAAGTGGTGATCTTGCCGGTTTATTACTTGGCAATTTCATCCGCGGAAAGATGTTATTATACTTTTCAGCATTAGCTTCAAAGTCTTGACCCATTAATCCATTATTAGACTTTTTTATCTGTACTCCAAAGTATGAATCTATCTTACTAATCAAGCTTAAGGCTTTAGGTTCTAGCTCATAAGTAGTTTCCTTAATCCAGTGATCAACTAATAAAGCTCTCAACTCTTGATGAGTATTCATTAGAGGAGCTGTGATACCTTGATTCATAGAATAAAGTAGATAGAACTGATTAGGTGTTAGTTTAGCTTCAGCAATATGATTAAATACTACTTGTATACCTATTTTACTTTTTACCATATGATTTCTTCATTAAATTGTTTTTTTACCAGCTCTGATGTCTTGTTGAAAATGTCATTGCAATCCCATTTTTCTAGATCTTGATATGCTGCAGATGCTGGGTGACTTGCAAATAACTTAGAACTATCTTCAGGAACATATGTTGACCATTCTTCAGCTTTCCTTCCTAAATATATGTAAATTACATTTGGATGATTAATGCTAAGATAATCAAATAAAAATTCTAGAAAAGGTTTCCACATAGCATAGTGTACTCCTGTTTTGGTTATCTGTGTTGTAAAAGCACAGTTAATCATTAAAATTCCTTGATTAGACCATCTTTTAAGATCTGGATCCCAATCATACCCGTCTGTATATACTGTCTCATCTATAGCCTTAAAAATGTATTTAAGAGATGGTTGAGGATTATTAGTATTACTGCAAGAAAACGGTATTCCATCTGCTACAGGATATCTACTTACTTCTCTAACCATACCATCTTTACCTTCTCTTACAGTTACCGGTCCTTGAGGATAAGGATCTTGTCCAATTATGACTACTTTTAATTCATTTAAAGGGCATTCTTCAAAAGCTCTAAAGACTTGTTTTAATACAGGTGTAAATCTTTTACCTTGTTTAGCTTCTGCTAATAGTGTATTTATTATCTTATCAAAATCATTGCTGAGAATAAAACTTTTAAGCTTATCTCCCCAGCCGGATGGTTTAAGATTTTCATACAATTTTTTCTTTACTTCTTCTATGTTTATTGTTTCTAATATGCTCATAATTTTTGTATATTTGCCTATGGCTAAAATTAAATATGATACAATTCCACCTGATGTTATTATAGATATTCAGGTTTCAGGAACCTTCTACAGAGGAATAGTTGATTTATTAACTATGTTAAGTAATACAGTTCCTTTGGAAGAATTTAAAGCAATTCTTGAAAAGCTTAAAGGCAACAATCCAGCTGAGTCAATGATTGAGTTTAATGTTAATATTCTAATGTCTCTTATATATGAGATTGAGAAGAAAGCTAAAGCTCAAAACAAGACTAAAGAGGAAGAGGTAGAAATACCTGATGAACCAGTTACTACCGGCAGTTAACATTTACCATATCTCCTAATTTTATTAAGGCTTCAATTACAAAACCTAGGTCTTCTTTAGAAGCTTTAGCAAAGCTTTTACACTTAGTTATTACCTTACCATCTACTTCTTTTTCAAAGCAGAATCCAGATCTCATTTTAATAATATCTTTTATGTCTTCAAACTCATTACCTGTTTCTTTTGCTATTTCCCTAATACACTTGTGTATCTTAGCTAGCTGAGCTAGAGTTCCATCATCTTTGTTTGCATCAAAGAATACCTCTACTGTTTGATCTTCAACTAAGTTTTCTACAAACAGCTTATATAATTTTTCATCACTGTCTTTAGTATATACTAATTTTCCATGTTTTTTAATAAACATTGAGGAAAACATACTATCTTTTTGCTTGGTCATCTTTCTTAAATTTTTTCCAAGCAGACTTAGCAGTTTTTGTTAATTCTTTTTCTTGAGAAGTTTTCTTAAAACGCTCTTGATTTAGAGCATGTTCTTGTTGTTTAGTTACTGGTTTTTCTTCCATGATTATTGGTTTAAGGTATCCTTTAAGTCTACATTTTTCATGTAGTATTGATAAAGAAAATTGTTATTAATAGATGATATTTCTGTATTTGCTTTTATTACTTGAGCATATAAATGAGTATTAACAGCAGCTATGCTATCATAAGCATTGATTTTATACACATCAACTTCTGAAGGACTGGCAAATAATGACCAACCTCCTCTAATAGCTAATACAGCTACTAGTACTTTAAAAAATTCCATTTTTATAATTTGATTTGTTTATTTTTGCACCATTCTATAGCTTGTTTTGCTATTAAATTATGTAAATTCTCAATATCTACAGAATCAAGAGCTTTTCCCATAGCATAAAGCATAGGAATATTGTCTTGAGTAGATGTCAATTCTATATTTGCTTTTTTCCATGCCGGCATCAACCAATCCCAAGATTTATGAAATAACAAATCTTCAGGACCATATATAGATATTTCTTCTTCTTTAATTGTATTTTTAAGAAGGTTTCTTAGAAAGCTTGGGCCTCCCATATAGTTTAATATAGCACTATTTTTCTGTAGTAATGTGTAATCCATAATTAATCATTTTTTTAAAGTTTTTTAATGTAGCTTTTCTTATAAATAAAAAACTCCAGCATTTCTCTCTTTTAAAAGGTCTGTAATCATTAAGTGTTTTTATTCTAAGAACTAGAACATCCTCATCATAGAGAATATTTACAGGTATTTTACCCGGTAAAGTCATTTCCCACCAGCAGCCTGACTTATCATCTAACCATTTTTTCTTCAGACCTAGTTTTTTTAATTTCTTCTCTGTTAAATTCTTCATACTTTTCTTCTTCTATTGCTTCTTTAAGTAAAGCGTTTAATTCAATCTCAGCTAACACTTTACTATTAAGTATAACACCAAATCTATTAGCTGAATACGCGGAATAAGGAGCACATCCATCAAGATTTACCTCATCAAGATAAAATCCTAATCTACCTCCTTGAATAATCATTTTTACTACTTTATTCACTGTATATAGATTACCTTTCTTTATCCACTTGCTATTGGGTATATCCGAAGGCTTATCTGCATCATTAATACAGATTACTTTAAATGGTATCTCCATCTTCTTTAGGTTGTTCTAAAATATGATCTTCTGGATTATAATTAGGATGCCATTGATGATCTGTTGATTCTTCAGGCACAAAATGTCCTTTTTCTAAAGCTGCTATTCTAAGTTTCTTGTGATAAGTTTCCTCATCTTCATCATGAATACTTACATTACCTTGTCTTAAAGGTATAAAGTCTTCATCACATACTCTTAAATCTACAGTTAGGAAAGTTTTTTCTGTTGTACCATCCTTAGATTTTATAATTTCAGAGCCTGTAGTTATAAACTTAATTCTTTGCTCTCCTACTTTAAGTGCTGTTACTGCCATGTTGTTGGTTTTTAATTTCTTTTAATTGTGATTTTGTAGATTTTCTTGTTTGCCACAGGCATAAGATCTATTTCTTGAACTTTTATAAGCTTGTGCTCATAGGGAGGTGGTGTTAATGTTTTAAATACTGTTTCTGAAGCACCCATATGATGATCCCAAACTTTTACCCATTTGATTTCTTTACCATCTTTGATAGTTGTTTTAAGATCATAAGGTTTAGTATTTAACATGTGTGTATATTCTTCTTGCTTAGTCATAATGTAAATATAATAGTTTTAGCTTGCTTGAACAACTTTTTCACAATGCTCACATACCCAGAGTTTTATACCAAATCTTTTTCCTGATTTAGGTACAATCATAAAGTTATGAAAGCATCCGGTTTGATCTGGATTAGGATTTTTCCCTACTAACTTCTGAAGCAAATCTAATTGAGCATGCCATCTACCTTCTTCTCTTTCTCTAAGTTTTTCATAACAGATATCACATACATCATCTGAATGCCATGGAGCCATTCTATTCTGTAGATTAAAACACTTAGAACATGTCCAGTAATCTTCAGCTTTTGTTGCCATATTTATTTGTTTTTACAGATTTCTATTAGTTTGTCTAGATAAGATTAAAGACTTATCTCTTTTCTCCTTTAGATCAGCAATATAGATTTGATATACTCTATGGCCTATCTCAGGATAATGAAGAAGAGCCATTTTTTCTAATACTTGATCTGTAAGTTCTAAATCATCCAGATCTTTTTCTAGTTGAGCTTTGACATCTATCATAGCTCCTTCTAGTCCTGTAGCAGGTTGGTATCCCCACTTTTCTAAAAATTTTTCTTTTTCCATGTTATTTTATATTAGTTAGTGGATAAACTTGTAATGCTTGGTAATAGTCACTATCCATATTTGCATCTTCACTTGCTTCTTTAAGTGCTGCTGTTACATGAAGTTTAGCAAATTCTAGTAACATCTGATCTAGAAGATTATCTTCATATTTTTTTTGAGGTTTACCATCCCCAAGACCTTTACCTTTTATATTAACACATCCATTGGGGATATATTTGAGACGAGTCTCTTCTGCTGTTGGTATGTTATTTTCCATTGTCTACAGGTTTAGGTGTACATACATGACCATCACTCCATTTAATTCCTGGAGGAGGTGTTAATTCTGGTGAGCTGTACTTGGTACCACACTCACTACATATAAAGTTATTCATGTTAATAGTTTATTAATAATCTTTTTATTATACCTACAGCACCTGCTTTGTAAAATACAAACTCTAATGCTTTTAAATCTGCATGGGTCATACAATTTATGTTGATCTCTACATTTTCACCTGCTGTGTGAGGGATTACTCTTATTAGCTTTACTCTATAGTCGTCTTCAACACCATAATTTCTACTTAAGAACAATACAAAAGAAGAATCACTATAATCTTTAGGGTCTTTTCTGGTGTATCTACCTTCTTCTTCATTACCCTCCCAACCATTTTCTAGTAAGCTTTCATGTGTAATTTTCATATTATTCATTGTCTTGTTTGTTTAGTGAGTTGATAATATCATCTTCAGTGTTAGAGTACTTTAATCTATGTTCACCATCTTCAAGACATGAAACGTGAGATAATTGTCTAGCCATATCAATAGCTTCCCTTATATCTTCCTCTGTGTATTTCTTATCAGCATTGTCTTCTTGGCATTTAGTGTAGCCATCTTGAAAAGCAATATAACTTGTGTGTGCTTCTTCTGTACTATATCCATCAGCATACCTTTCAGCCAACTGTTCTATTTCTTCTTTGCTTTTCATACTTTCTAGTTGTTTGTGTTACCATCTATACTTTTATCTATAGCAGCCATTAGTCTGTTAAAGTTTTCCTTCATTTTAGTAGCGTCTTTAAAATCTTCAGCTAGATTAGCACCACCATTTACATAAGCTAATAACATATGTTCATCTATATACCGCTTGTCTTTATAGTCTTCTTGGCATTTTTCATAACCAGCAACAAAGCCAAATCTACCCTCCATGCCCATCATTTCTTTTTCAGCTAACTGTTCTATTTCTTCTTTAGTTTTCATATTAGTCTTGTGTTAAAGTTTTTCATCTAATAACTTGAGTATATTTAACCAATTGTGTTTGGTCTTAAAATACACTTCCATAGTTGTAGCTCCACCTTTATCATTCATTAGGTATATATCTAAACCATACAAATCTGTATCATCTTTATAAGCATAATAACCTTTAAAATCTAGTTGGTTAAATGTAAAAGCAACATAACCATCTATGTATACTTTAATCCTGCCATTGTATATGACTAAATCATATTTGTGAGTTTTCTTTTTCATGTTAGTTTTCTATTTTAGCTGTGAGACCTTGCTCTAGCAAGGCTTCACATATTGGTTTTAGTTTTTCAAATGAGCCATGCTTAACATCACACCTACCATTATGGTGCACTATCATAGTACATTGTTCTGCTTGCTCCATAGAGTGACCACAATACTTTCTCAAACATTCTAGAACATGAGGGAAGGTATTGTAATCATCATTATAGAGGATTATTGCTTTAGTAGGGTTTACCAATTCATCTATGGCATGTTCTACTTCCTTGTCTACTTCTGGATCAAGTACTTCTAAATCTCTCATTTCTTCTTCTTTACTTTTTTAATAAATTTCTTAAGTGCATCCCAAAACCCTGTTGCTAGATATACATCGTATAAGTAAATACTCCGGGGAGCTACAATAAATCCTTTAATGGATTGATTCATACTTACCATATGACCATCTCTATATATCCAGCATAACCAGTAATTCTTACTTTTTAGTAAGACATAGCCCTGAAGAGGATATTTCTTAGGGTTTTCATAGCAATAATCACCTCTAAAATCATAAAATGTTCTCATAATCCTACTTTAGTTTTTTTAATTAAAGGAAGTCTTAAATCAATCTTTTTAATAATAGTACTAAAAGCTTTTACAAAGTCATCTTGTTTTGCTAGTTTGTGATAACTGAAGTGATGAAGAGGTACATCAATATGGGATATATTATCTCTGAATACACGTACTCCTTTTGTTTTAGAGTGTAAAGGATCTTTCTTGTTTACCTTTATTTCATGTATGTATACTACTTCAGTATTATCACCATATTGAGTCTTTATAAATTTGATTTTAAGAAGTCTCTGAGCTTCCTTATCAGCACTTCTTTTTTGCAACTCTTGTTGTAAATTATTAGATTCTTTACCTAGCTTATATCTTTGGTTATCTAAACTTTTGATTTTAGCTTTTATTTGTTTTTCTGTTGGTTTATTCATTTGTCCATTCAATTTTAGTTTGATCATAGTCTTCTAGTGCTTGTTTTACCCATGCTTCATCTACAGTACTTTTGTAACAAAGTATATGAATTGTACATTTATCATTAGGATTTAAGCGCATAAGCCTTCCTATTCTTTGTGATGCTTTTCTTTCATTACCGTATGCATGCATTATGATACCAGAGCGCAAGTTAGGAATATTTACACCTTCATTCAGCTGCAATACACAAGCAAGATCTAAGATATTACCTTTCTTGAATTTCTCCAAGTTTTCTTCTGAATCTGGATTCTTACTATGATAGCTTGCTATTCCAAAGCTATCGGCTTGTTCTTGAGTATTAGCAAATAGAATTGTCTTATCATGCATATCCTCTAGAAGTTTCTTTGCATACTTCTCCTTTGTAGGGTAGCTCATAATTTGCTTCATCCGCATGATACTCATGATCTGTCTTTCCTTAGGACTCTTAGCATTCATTACTCTGTTAGTCCAATAATCATAAGAGGCTTGCTCTGAGGTCATCCATGTTTTAGGTGCTTTACCTGCTTTTAATATTTTTGCTTTGTTTAGTTCAAGCTCATGTACAATGATTTGATAATCATTTAATATCCCATCTTCTACAGCATCATCTGTAATATATTCATATACTACTGGAATATGTATACTAAATAATTTTCCCCTTGCTGAGTATAAATATTTTGGTGGGGTACCTGTTAATCCTATTTTGATTCCTTTATACGCGTTTAACCATCCTGCATGTGATTCTAGTAAGCTATGCGCTTCATCTAAATACACAGCATCATAGTGTAATTGTTGCTTTGGTAAGGACAAATAAGTTGTAAATGTGATTCTATCTAGCAGATACTCTAGGTCAAACTTCTTAGCATCATCAATCCAACTCTGAAATATAGATTTCTTTGGAGCAACAACTAAGAAGAATGATGTATCTGTGTAATGTAAATCCATATGTCTTAAGCCTACCAGAGTCTTTCCGGTACCTACAGACATTGCTGCAGTACCACCTCTTACTTTGCTTAGCGCGGTAAGAGCTTCTTCTCCAATTGTGTCTTTTGTTTTCATGATTTCTTAAGTTTAATTGTTATGTATTTGTATTTGTCCCATAATGCTACTTCGGCCATAGCTAGATTCTCCTCATCTGAAGAATCTAGCATAGCCTTAATAGTTTTATACTCTTCTGGAGTAATATCATCACACATTCTGAGAACTTCTAGTGCTTGATCACACTTGTCATATCCATAAGGTCTGAATGGTATTCCTTCCTCCATAAGCTATTGTCCTGCTTTAAAAGATACTCTATTTTTAGTCATTATACCCTTGTTTACCAAGTTTTCAAAAGCAGCTACGTATGCAGCAGCTGTTGCTTGTTGTGGTAAAGATATAACATGCTGTTGTAATTTTTCAAGATGTTTAGCAGAAGCTATTTTATAAACTCTCACTACAGCTTTAATAAAATAAGAACTCTTATAATAAGGAACCATATTACATGATTCTATAAAAGTTACTATCTCATCAGCTTTAGGATTGACTTTAAACTTTTTACCAGCTTTAATGTTCTTGATATCTACAACATCCACAGTAGAGTCAAATAAAACTAATAAACTATTAGTAATACCTAAATGATGCTTTTTTTCAAACTCTTGCAGATCTATGTAGCATTTTACACCACTTCCGGCCCAAGAATGAATGTAATCATTCATTTTCCAACCTACTTGTTTAGCATTAAGTTCAATAATAGTCTTTTGAGGATCTGTGTTAGTAATCATATAGTAGATAGGGAGCTTTAATCTCTTACAAGCTTCTAATCTATGCTGACCATCTATAACATTCATTTCTTTATCTACTATTACAGACTTACCATGAATGTATCCAATATTTTGGATAGATTCCATAATCTTTTTAACAAGACTTTCATTGATAGTTCTGTTGAATTTGTAGACTCCAAACTTGCTATAGTCTTTTGTTTTGTAAATTGTTGATTGACTCATTTGTTATTGTTTTTAATTGTTATTTGTATAAATTTTCTAGTATTTCTCTCATAGCTGTTTCATCATGAACAAGCTTTACTTCAGATTTATTTTGAGCTAACTTTTGCATAAATATTTTATGATTATAATCTACACTAGGTGATCTTCTAAATCTAATAAATGCTCTCATAAATTTAGAGTTGTTAGTACCTAAGAATGATATTACATCTATTAGTTCAGCAGTTACTTTATCAGCATCTTTAGATGTTGCTTTAAATGTACCATCTTTAATACCATGATGAGTACTTTCTCCTAAAATTAAAGCAGAAATAGAGTAACTTAAGCCTGTTGCTAGTTTATGTGCTCTTAACTTTTCATATTCTTTGCTGCATAATACAGCATATGCATTAACATAGTCATCAAGTATCCATTTTAAACTACAGTTATTAACTTTAGCCATCATATTTACAATAAATGGAATATCTTCTGTTTCAATAAGTTGACATTGAACAGTCTTCCAATCTACTTTGTGAAGAGCTGCAATCATATGCTGTCCATCAATGATGTAATAATTTACTCTATGACTACCAATCTTACCTTTTGCAACTAATGGAGTTCTTAATATACCATTAGCATACATTGAATTAAGTAAATTAGTTACTTGTGTCATGTTTATTTTTCTATTAAAAGGTAAACATTTAAGTTCAGTTACTTTTAATCTTTCTATTGGGTATTCTATAATATTATTTTGCATGTCTCTGTGTTTTTAATTGTTAATTATTTTTTATATTATTTTTTATATAAGTTTAATGATTTCATAAGAGCATCTACATATTTCATATTTAACTTCTTTTTATTAGAAGGTAAGATTATAAGATCATTTATGTTCATTGTATGCACTGTGTATTTTTTAGTATTTTTCATTTTTAAATTTTTAAGTTATTCTTTTTATACTGTAACCTTTTTCCATAGCAAACTCTCTATGGTTTTCAATATACTCATGACAGTTGTGGCATAAGGCTAACCACAATGTTTCATCTAATAAGTCTTCTCCAATTCTGCCTTTTTTGTGATGACATTCAGTAGAATATTTAGTACATATTCCACTAATATGTGCTTCACATAAAGGTTTTTCTTGTAAGAATATTATTCTTTTGCCTGAGTATAGTCTCTCCTCTTTAGATCTTTTCTGGGAGCGGGGCGGAATAGGCTTTGACTTAGCAGTTGGTTTAATACTAAGCTTGGCAACTCCAGTATTAGTTGAACATTGCTTACATAGCTTTACTCCGCCTTTACTCTTCCAGATGTATGATAGCTTATTGCATCCCGCACATATCTTCTGTTTAGCTATCATAGTTTCTCTTCTTTTTTCTCAGGTTCCAGAATACTCTTCTTACCGATCAGCAAAGCATTTGGTAGTGTCTTATTAAACACTGTTATACCACTACGTGCTTGTTGTAGTATATTTTCCTGCTTTACCAGTGACTTTAAGAGCTCTTCTTCTAAGGGATTCTCCGGGGTTAGGATTAGTGTCAGGCTCCCATTTACTAGAAATTCTACTTGCATCTTCTTCTTGGTTTAATTCATTAAAATTCTTTGGTAATATCTTTGTTTCTATTAACTTACTAATGATCTGTTCTTTGCTGATTTTTAGCAATTTAAAGCTCATATTGTTAACATATTCAGGGTCACCCTCTGTGCCATAATACTTTACTAAACATTTGGTTATTTCCATATCAGGAAAAATGTCTGTAAAGAGTTTATTAGCTAGAGTATTGACAATTTCTTGTTTCCATAAATTCATTATCTTTTGACTTTTCTTATGGATTTTTGTTATTCTTTTCTTTTTTTCTAGAGGCATGAGCATTACTTCATCCAATAAATAAATACTCAAGCCATATAAAGCTCTATTGTATAAAAAATTTTGGTGTTTGCTATAATAATCTTCTTTAGTTTTTTGCATGCACTGTTTAGGATTTAAGGGTTAATTTAAAAAAGAAAAAAGAAGGAAGATTTCACTTCCTTCTTTTAGTTTAGTTTACATACACTATAGATCAGCTACATTGCCATCAACTTCAGCATATACACTTGTTGCATAAGCTGCGCGGATATCTTCTACGTTGTTGTGTGCTACAGATATATCTTCTGCAGATGTGTTTAAAGTATAGAAAGTTTTACGGTAAATAGGTTGTGCATCTTGACAACATACTATTCCTGTTTTACCTGCTATCTTGTAATCACGCTCTGGTTGTGCTACATTAAAGGGCTCAAGGCTTTCTTTAAATACAATTCTACCAGGAAGATCTACACCTTTTGTCCATCCAAAAGACTTTAAGTCTTCTACTGTACCGTGCACTAATGCACTGATTACTCTTTTGCGGGCAAATCCATTGTCATCAATTACTATTCTTGATTGCTCAACACGGATGTGAGCCCACTCAGGATTGTTTTTAGACACAATTACTACATTGCCTGCTTCGTCTGCTGTTACTTTTACTTTGCTGTTCATGATTTTTGTTTTTTTAGGTTTTACATTGATTTGATTTTGAGTAGGGGTTGTTTTAAATGCAAAAAACCAGGTACTCTCCTGGTTTTAACATTACTGATTACTATGGCCATTAGTAATCAAGTATCTTTTGATTCTCTTGAATCAGTATTTATTTAAGTATAACTATTAATACTATACAAACTGCTAATATTCCTATTCCTATATAGCAAGCATTTAAGCTTCTTTCTAGTGAATGAAGTCTAGTATCTGTAATTTCTTTATAAATTTCATATTTGTCTAGATATACAAACTTTTTCTTTTTCTTCTCATCAGGATAAATTTTCTTTAATTCATCAATGATGTTTTCTTTTTCTTCCATAATTTTTAGTTTATACAAATATACAGATTTTTTAAAAAGCCTTATCTTGTTCTTCTTTTAATTTTTCTAGAGCATCTAAGATATCTACAAAATCTTCTGCTTTTTCAAGAATGTATTCTTCTCTGATCTCTGATGTTTCTTGTTTAGCTACAGTCTCTCCGTCTTTTATCACATCATAAGCAAGTTTATATTGACTAGTTTTATAGACATTGCATTCTATAATTTGAGCCAATATGTATTCATTTTTGACACTCGGTAGGGCAGCTGTTGCTATTTTATTCATTTTCCAGCTAGGTAACATATCTAACCGGGCATATACCCAATCTTTCTCTTTATAGATAAGAGAAGGAAATACACCCATTAATGCTTTAAATAGCTGAGGTAATCCTTTTTCAGTAAGAGCTAAGTGTCCAACTATTAAGTTGGTTACAGCGCGGTCTTCACCGGATGATCCTTGCACCATATGTTTTGAAAGCAGGCTTGCTATGTCATAAACAGTTACTTCTATGATAACTTTCTTTTCTTGATTAACACTCATTTTTATCAGTTTATGTTTCTTCTGTCTTGTGATTCTGGAGCTTCTTTAAGCTTCTCCAATACTATTTCTAGTCCTGCTATGATAGCATCTACAGGGACTTGGCCCCCATTAAATTCAATTTGTACATTGTTTGTTGTGTCATCTGTGATTTTCACTTTGATGACTGCTTCTGCTACTGTTGCCATTATCCTAGTTTTGATTTAATAATTTCTTCTACTACTACCAAATTTTCTCTGTCCAATGACAATGTCATTCTTGTTGCATTAAGAAGCTCATGCTTCTCTAATTCCCCTGCTGAAAACAGGATCTGTAATTGTTGTAGAGCTAACTGAGTTCTCTCATACACATCTAGTTGTTTTGTTCTGGGTACATTTCCCCAAGGGGCGGGTTGTGCCATCTGTTGTTCTCTTTGTTGTTGTAAATGTAATGCAAAAGCATCAAGATCTGCTGCTGGTTGTTGACCAAACTTTTTAAACAGGCTCATGACTTGCTTTCTTTACACCAAACTCTACTCCAGATTGGCTGTTATAAATAAATCTATATCCCTCATCTTCAGGTCTAGCCCATGGTGGTACAATTTGTTTTACTAAATTACCAAAAGCCTCAGGCTCTATTATTATTAAGAGCCTTAAGTTTTCTGGTATGTAAGGCATGTTATTTGCTATATCCCAACCAAACATCTCTAGTTGTTCTTGTGTTTCAATTACCACCATCTTCTATTTTTATTTTAATTATTTCTTCAGCTATTGTGATATTCTCAATATCTACAGAATTGCTTATAGTAAGTATTGAATTGTATTCTTGATCTGTTATTTTATTACAAATAATTAATACAAATAAGTCATAATGAATATAGGCTAGTCTATCACCTACTGCACGATATTCATCCATATTCCAATCCAAAACATTAATATTTGTACATTTTGGATGTGTGCTGAATATATGACCAATTATTGTATCAAATTTTGTAAAATCTTTTAAAGATTTATATAATGCTAGTATGATAGAAGGTCTATAATGTTTTAAAGCTTCAGGTAATTTACTTCCTGTATACCTTTCCAGAGCTTCATACTCATCTTTAGTATCTATAAAATGTCTATAACTAATCCATGCATCAGGTATATAATCTATGTTATATAAAGTTTTTGTTATTAATGTAGATAACTCACTACCAGATACTCCTCCAAGTTGTATTCTTGGAGATATTTTGTTTGTTAATTCTCTTCTAAAACAATAGATATGCTTAGTCCAAGCTAAGACTGGCTCATTCTTTTTAATTGGATAAAATCTCTGCTTTTTATTAGCATAAGCATAACCTGTCCTAAATAAACCTATTGAGATCTTATCTTTTTCAGCATTATACAAGAAAGTAGTATAATCAGCTACAAGTTTGCCTTGATTGTTTAATGCATTAGCTTCTGCATATACATCATCACCTTTATAACCTTTTCCTCTAAAAAGAGCTTTAGCTTCTTCTAAACTTTTGTTGTCTTTATCACCAAAGCAATGAACTTCAAGACCATCTTTATTAGTAATTTTATATGATGAATACAATAAAGGATTCATAGCAATAAGCTCTACTAATTTATCAAATTTTTCTTTTTTTATACTCATAATAGGATTTATTAATAATTAATAGTGATAGAAGTGGGCTCGAACCACTGATCTTGGACAAAGTGATAACTCAAAAATACTGTAAACTTTAACCTTTGAACTGTTTTTACCTGTTAAACTATCTATCATATAAAAGGGATTACAGGATGTAATACCTATAATCCCTTATGCTTAATAAAGTAATTAAATGTTTGTTTGTACTGGATCTTTAGCTGCATTACAGATTCTTGTTAACTTGTACTTAGCTTTTTCTCTTTTAATCCATCCATCATAAGGTTGAGTCCAGTCTAGATCTGCTTGAAAATACCCATTGGCACTAGCATCTATCATTAAGAACTTCACATTACCTTTTTTGTTTTGGAATCTTACTACATACTTGTCACCTACATTGCATTCTACAAAGTAGTACTTGCGACCTTTTACATGTTCTATAGCAACTAAAGCACCATCTTTCTTCATTTTAAATATGGTATACTTAATATTCTTATCTGCTATAAATGATCCTTGTACTATAAAGTGATAAGGATCTTTTGCTGTTAATGTAGTCACGCTTAGCATGATCAACATAATTGTTACAATTTTCTTCATTGTTGTTTCTGTTTTTGAGTTGATTAATAATTAATTACTTAGCTAATTCAAATACTGTGATTGCTATCACAATACCTAGGAAGCCTACTCCTGCTATGGTATATCTTATGATATCCATAGTGTCTGGTTGATTTGTTGTTTTCATTTGAGTTGTTTTTTGGGTTAATAATATAAAAGTCACTCAGTAAGAAAGTTGAATAGACCAAGATAAAAGTAAAACTAAAGGCAAAGACCTCCCTCTGCGTTCAAAGGCTAAGATAAAATCTAAGTCTTAATTGTATCCTCACAGAGTTATGACCTGGGCCCGTGGGCCATTCAGGTAACTCTGTTTGTATGAGGTGCTGCCAGTTTTCCCCATAGGGTAACCTGTCAAGCTTTGGTACTTTTTATACTAAAAGCCCTACAAAAAAGGTGATTTTAAGTTGCAGAAGAAGCGGTTTGTGCACCCTAAGGTGCGTTTAGTTTATATCTATTAAAAGTAGATTTTTATCATAAGTTTTAGTAACCTTCTTACCAAGTATAAAGCATAAAGAATCAGGCTTATGCCCTATCTTTTCTGCACCCTTTGAATTTCTGATAGCTGTATGAGGAGTGGCATGATCGTACTCACATGAAGAAAGCTTGCCTCTGCTCTCACACTATATTTAATTTTATTGTAGTGTAGCCCGGATACCATAACCGGGCTACGTAGTACTAAGACTCAGGATCTAACTTCTTTAAGAAGTTGTCAATGGTATCCTGAAATCTAGGGTCAATAGAGATTCTCAAAGCAGCCGTGCTTTGTATCTCTGCTTGACGTGCAGCCTCAAACTCCTCACGCTCCACCTTCACAAGCTCTAAATATGTAAGATACACATTCGTGTAATCAAGTCTCAATTTCTCATTGAGCTTGTTTACTTCAGCTTGTCCAAGAGCATTCTCCTTAGAGATGCGGGCATTCTCTTCAGTTACTAAGTTTTTAACCTTAGCTTTGAAGTAATTTACCCTTTGCTCATGAGTACGGTGTAAGCTGGCCAGCTTCTCATGATGAGCTAATAGCTCTTCAGGAGTATGGTGAACTTCTACCTTTACAGGTGTGCGTTCTCCATCTCTCACAGTTATCCAGTCTAATGACTTAACCTTAGGCAACTCATTGCGTAAAGTGTCAAGAACTGAATCCTTATGAATAAACTGACCTATGTGAGAAGCGTAAGCTTCCTGCTCAAGGAACTCTGCGTACTCAGCTTGGCTAAGCTGATCCCATCCCCACTGCTCCTGTACTAGGAGTGTAGGTTTGAATGCATTCATAGTTGGATTCTCTGGAGCATCCGTTGAAGGCACAAACTGCCTACTTTTGATCTCTCCTAATAACCCGTCCTTGGCTTTGATGTTAGTCATCAAGAAAGCCTGAGCTGCGTGCAGTTTTGCCTTCTCTTGAAGAAGAGCTGCTAACTCTTTTGGTACCGGTTTACCTGCTACATGAACATAAGTTTCACCACTTATCTTCAATGTACGGTGAGCATTGTTAATACCTGACAATGCTTGTGATATCATATTTGCTCTTTGAAAGCATAGGTTTGATATACTGCTAGCTTGTGATAAGCTTAAACCTGTTGTTGCGAGATTATGTCTCATAAATGTGGGTATGGTTGCTTGCTACCAAAAAGTTTTAAGTTTGAATTGATTGTTGAGTTGATTATACCCTTTAGGTAGAGAAGCTCTAAGCCTCTCCACCACGGTTGAATGTACCGGTGAGTTCTTACGAATGAAGTATACTCACAAAACCTTATGCATTGCATATAAGCCTAAGCTTATTTCATCCCCTATAGGAATCATCAGTGCAATTTAAAACTTTAGTAGTTTAAATGTTTAAAGTTTAACTATTCTACAGTCCCCGTTTGTATATCTGTAGATTTATTGGGTAATAGTTAATGTTATAATGCGCTTGCCTACAGGAGGTACCTGTAGACTAGATTGTTGAGGCACGCGTTCTTTCCACCAGGGCCTAGGAGTCTTACCTCCTCTTGAAGTCAATCTTAAAATGGCCGGCTGATTCTACCGTGATTCCACCTGGATTCTTTTATTATACTCAGTTCAAGGAATAAACCTTTAATCCACTGAGTATTGCTTTATAGTGTAGCAATAAACACTTGACACCGCTGTCAAAGTCATAATAGTCCATAGTGTTTAGCCCTCAAGCCCCTGGGTTTCCCCTACGACTTCTTCTCAGCATGCACTATGGTCTATTATTAAATAAGTATGCAAAAAGGATAAAAAGGCGAGACTTCTTATATTACTGCCCAACTGAGGGGACTTACAACTATTTGCAAGATTTTAAATAAGTATTGGTAGGTAAACTGTTTATGGTCACTTATTGTTTATCTTCAGTAGGTAATGTTTTAAATGTGTTATAATAGTCCATAGTGTTTAGCCTCACCTACGATTCTGGTTAGTAGTTTCCCACAGCAGGTAGGGAGTCATTGGCATGCACTATGGTCTATTATTAAATGAGTTCGTCCCTCTATAGGTCATATAGAATAGGACTTGTATATTCCATAGGTGACTAACCCTACTTCTATATACCATTCGCTTCTTAAATGAGGCCCAGTCTAAGCACATCTGGGAAAGCTTTTAATCTTTTATTCTTTCGAGTTTATAGCCACTTTTGTATCTATTCTTTTTATCTAGTCTAAGATATATAATTTCTTCTCCGCTTCTAAGATATCTTGTAATAGTATCTGCAGAGAACATCTTACGTAATTCTTTATCCTTGGAGTTTTTGAAGAGTAATACCTCACCTGTTTTACAATTAGTAGCTTTGATCTGACCAAGATTGGTTCCGCTCTTTAGAGATCGGAACTCTTTCTCAGGAATAATACATTCAGCCTCTGTACATCCCTTCTCTATTCTCTTTACAACAGCATGGTGTTGTACATCATAATTCTTAGAGACATATCTAGCAAACTCTTCTACATTAGTAAATCCTTTCCCATCTAGGGTATACTTTATCCTTTCTTTCTCTTGTCTATTGGCTATGATTTCATTTCTTAATCTCTGCAAGGTTTTAGGTCCAAATCTTGTTATACCTTGAAGCTTGCCGTATTCCCTTACATAAAAGTCTCCAATGGTGTCACGTTGATTCTTTGCATAAGAATCGTGTAATGTACTATTACAATCTTTACAGGTATTAGAAATACCTAGATACTCAGATTTATGCTTAGGAAAATGTGAATGTAAAGGTTTTGTCTCTTTACATACAGTGCATCTTCTAAAACCTTTCTTAGCTATCTTAAAGGCAAATCTCTGCTTACCTATTTCAATAACTCCTCTATTTTTAAGTCTACAATCTCTACATTTACAATCTCTTCTCTTGTATTTTTTGTCTTTAAGATAAAACTCTATAATATCTTGCTCTTTAAAACATTGGTTACATATCTTAGTCTCTTTAGTATATTTCTTCTTTTTAGACTTAATCCTTAGTTTCTTCTGATCAAGAGACATCATAGAAGGCTTTAGATCTTTATTCTTGGGCCATTGTTCTTGTGTATATATCATAAGTTTTTAGTATTAAGTTAATAAATGAGTCTACCTCTGAGCACATGGTAGCCAAGCTCTATTTATCTCAAACACTTTCTTATGTGTCCTTATGTGTCACATACTGACTTGACCAGCTATAGAAAGTGCATTGAGAATACCTGTAATTTGTTAAACACATTCTATAAAATCAGGCCATTCTTCTTCTAACTCATATATAGTAACAGCTTCTAGAGGAAAATCTTCTAATCCTAAGCCTTTATCTATATGGTCAAAAAATGCCGGTTTCATTTGTTTCTTGCAGTCATCAAGATCTATTCCTGTGAATAGCACTTCTTTAGTGCTCTTGATTCTGATTACATGAGTTGTACTCATAGTGAAGAAGCAACAGATTGTTTATATAAATGTGTATTTAACTCTACTTGAAAATTATGTTGAATAGCTTCAAGTACATTTGTAGGTGTTTCATATAGAGTATAAAAGTTTTTAGGACTGATTTCTGGATGCTTTAATAACTTACCAAGTCTAGCAATATCACTAATGATACATACTTTCTCTTTGTTTTCATCCGTCATGTCCGGAGCACAAGCTAAAATCTCTTCTAACCTGCTTGGTCCTACTGATGTAGGTACATAGTTCATAATTTTTGTCATCTGAGTTGTTGTTTGAGTTGGATTCACACTTTATAAAGGTAGTAAATATCACCTAATTAAAGGATAGATAGAGGAGATTTCTCTCCACTATCATCCGTGCCTACAAGATCTTATAATAGACATAAGCCAGCAACTTACTGGATATTCATCAGGTTAAGGAAATGATGACAATACCACTCGAGTGTTTTACTATCAGGCGACTACCGTTAGATAGCTGTAGGTCTCTTCAAAGACCTAACACATTCTTTACCAAATGCATAGAGCTATGATATATGTACTATCAAGGACTAAGCATTGTAATGTAACTATTGTTTTTTGAAAGACTGTTTCATCTTTCCAGGCTATTATATGCCCTATTACACATAATGTTATCATTGTGTTGAGGTTTTAGGTTGTTAATAATTAGTTAGATTCATAATAGTCATTTGCTACTATACCTGCTACCCACCAACCTATAAATAAGTTGTACAATGTGAACCAGAATGTACTACCTATACACTCACCATATGAGTAATGGTTGCCATCACCTTTAATAAACATACAGCCCATAGCTGATAGTATAAGATATAGCACAAGGTAAGTTGCTATAAATACTGCAATTGATTTTGTTGTTTTCATCTGAGTTGGATTTTAGATTGTTAATTAAATTACTAAAGGTTGTTGTCTATCCTTTATTTCTAGTTGTAGAGCTTTGAGTCTGTCTATAGACCAATCATTTGCTTCAAGTAATTGTTCAAGAGTCATATCTATCTCTTCTAAACAGATCTTGTCTATCTCTTTTAGAATATTAGTTATACCCTTAATCATATTCTCTTCTTTAGCCAATAACAGTTCTAACTGTATATTTGACTGTGTACTTAAGTCTAGTTTTGTCATTTGAGTTGGGGTTTTAAGTTGATTAATAAATAAGTTTTAGATTTCCCGAGCAGGGATAGTGCATAACTATGTGCTCAGGTGAAGGTGATGATTAGTTCATACATTCTTCATGGTCTCTTCCTAGGTAGACCTTTGTATATAATAGACCAGAGTGTTTAGCCATGGAGCGGTCCCACCTTCAGGAATAATAGGATTGGGATTTCCCTCCTTAATGGTACACTTTGTACTTTTAGCCTATTTGCTTATTGGCTTGACCCCTTTGACATGCACTCTGGTCTACTATTTAATGTATTAGATACTCTAACAAGTTGCTGGAATCAAACCAGAGCAGCCTTTACCATAACCCACTCTTCTATAGTATAGAAGCTATGAGTTAAAAATTAGAGTATACTTTATGCGTCCTATCTAACCCTCTATTAGGTTGCGGACAATAATATGTAGCCAAGGTTATTAGATGATATATACTATAGTATCCTACAGCCAACAATGAACAAGATCATTGCGTGGAGTATATAACAGTACTCTAATAACCCTTATAGGCCAAGTTCTTAATAATTTCAAAGTGGCGGATTCTTTCTACTAACCATATATAGTAGTAATAGATATATAGAATATTATAGGGTTAGTATAGGCATAGTAGTATAGATCTTGTAGCCATATTATGACCCGCCAAAATTTATAGGGATTTTAGGTGTTATGGGTTAATAAAGAATTGTGTATGAGGTAGTTAGCTCAAAACAAACACCCTTTCTTGTGTAATATTTACACCCACACACAACTAATAAAGTATTATCTCCATGTCATCACAGTGTGCTTGTTCTATATATAGGGAGATGATACACCATGCTACCACCATAATGCTAACTAATTGATTATCAGTACAAAGTTTCACAGCTCTCACATCTTTGTCTCAATTCTCTATATATAGAGAGAGACAAGAACTCACAGTTCACACACATAATCGACCTGTTGCTATTCTACCCCCTTTGTTTAAACAATGTTTGATACTTGTACTATATATAAAGTATACACACAACCTGTACATATTACCAACTACTCTGTGTATACTATATATATATATGTATGTATACTATATATATCTGTACCTCTGTGAAAAAAAAACTATACAGGTATTACCCTGTATAGTTTATGTGAGAACTTAGAAAGCCTTGTTCAAGTTAGCTTGGCTACTTGCTACGGCTGCATTGCTTGGGCGAGTAGAAGCTATAAGGTTATCATTGTTACCGCCTGCCTTATGAAGCATTTTGAAGGTCTCGCCTGTCTCTTCATCAGTGATATCAGAGATTACATAGTCAGGACTAATTGCTTTAGTCTGTCTAATCTCTGCTTCAATCTTTGAAGATACTGCACCAATAGGTGTACCTGCTTCATCAGTAAGGAACAATGAACCTGTCTTTGGGTTGTTAATTACTGATACAAAGATACCTTTGTTACCTAATTGTGCTACTGTTTGGGTGTTGCTGAAAGTTGCCATGTGAATTGAGATATAGGTTTTACTGAGAAAACAGCAATAACTGTTTTTACCCAACTATATCACACTCAATAAAGAGTTACACAAAAAAAACAGTTACATAAAAAAAACATAAGAGTAATGCTTGTACAGTATATTAAAGTGCGGTTGCTCCACCGGTGAGTATCCCACTACCACTCATTTTAACATATTTACACTAGTAAAAAAAAGAAGAGCCCTAAGGCCCTAATCTTTTACAGGTTCTGCTATCTTCTTAAGGATATAGTGAAACTCTTGGTGGAAGTCTCGGCTATCTCCTTTATCTACAGCACTATACCAATTGGTTTTGTCTATGATAAACAAAGACTTAACATGTAGATACAACCAATCTCTGTAATCCTCATCAGAGGTTAAATGCTTACAAACAGCACTGCCTCCGAATGTTAGACATAATTGTACATTACCTCTAACACCTAAGTCAAGGTATAGAACACGGTCATGGTCTCCGCCATAACAAGTATATTCTTTAGTTATTATTGCTTTAGTCATAGTTGTTTAGTTTTAATTGGTTATCATCATAGTAAAGAGTTAATATAAAACATAAGAGTATAGTATATGAGAAAAAAAGAAAGGGGCTATATGCCCCAATCTCCATAATAATAGTCTTCTTCATTTTCTATCTCTCTTATCTCTTCCTCTAAGAAG